TGATGGTGTAACGAATCACCTATGTAACAAACATTATCAAGGCAATTCAAAGGCTATAGGGGCGGTATTTTACATCAAAAATGGAAATTTGTAGTAAATTTGAGGGCGTAGCACATTATCTTCCACACCCTTAAAATTTTCCAGTCGATTACCAAAAATTTCACTAATTTCTACCAAAAATCCCCCGTTTTCAATCGTAAATGCAATCGCAAAACCCTTGACATTCCTGCATTTTTTACACTTCCCACTCTCTCAATTTTACCCATTTTCTTCTCAAAATCCACCAAAAACCCTTGTTACACAAGGCTTTTCACGATACACACCCATCGATTCACCTATCTCAACCTGCTCAATTATCCAAAAATCCTTGTCACATCAACATTTTTATACATTTCACCCACCCTCTCACGATAACCAATTTTTCATCTCACGATAAACAAAAAAGAGTAGGTCGTTACCTACTCTTTTATAATTAATTCAAACTGTTCTTAACATATCCTTCAAAAATGTATTTCTCTGCAAATTTGCAATTTTTCTCATTGCATAATTTAATGTCTCTGCTTGTGTCAAAATAACCAACATCTTCTTCGCTCGTGTACACGCGGTGTACAAGAGATTGGCTGAAAGCTGGAACTTATGAGACTTATCCGCAATTACAATAACCACATCTACCCCACTACCTTGAGATTTGTGTTTAGTAATTGACCATGAATGTTGCAACTGATCTAACTGACTAAAAGGTATCGGCACAACATCAAATTCAAAATCCACTATAACTTCTTTATTAAAATCATCAATCTTTACAATTGTTCCAGTATCACCATTCACAATATCGGTTTCCATTTCATCAATATTAAAAATTCTATATGTATTTTTTGTATTAATCACATAATCCCCTTCTCTAAAAATCACATCTTTATCTTTACCAATTGTAATTTCTTTTTTCTTATTGTCACTTGAATTCACTTGCTCTTGAATATGTTTATTGATTGCTTCCGTTCCTAATTTACCTTTCTTGGTTGGAGATAATACCATGATTTGTTCTGGTGAATATTCTTTTAACAATTCTTTGTAAAAATATTTATACCCACCTTCCATTTTCTCTTGTGGCACAGATGCTAAAATGCAGTCATTGCCTATTTTCTTGATACCAAAGAAGTCATTTTCAACAAACTTTTTCTTTAAACGTATATTTGTAGCAACATCTAAAATACCGCCATTTTTTTGTCGGAATACAATATCTAATTTGGTCATCGGTAATACTTGACTTTCCATGCAGTCATGTAGAAAACAACCTGCTCCAACGCTTGGGATTTGGAAGCTATCGCCTACAAATAAAATACGGACATTTTCGTTTTCTAAACGTGATAATAATTTAGCGGCTAATTTAATATCTAACATACTCGCTTCATCAACAATAACGAAATCTTCTGTGATTGGAATGATTTCTTCATCATCCCCTCTTATTCCAATAGCTCTGTGAATGGTGTATGCTTCTCTATTTGTATATCCAGCAATCACTTTTGCTGCTTTGCCTGTAGGGGCTAAAATTTTATAAGTTAAACCTAATTGATCGCAAAGTTTGATTAAAAATCTCATAATGCTACTTTTGCCCACCCCGGCAAACCCAATAAGAAAATTAACATTATATTTCTTCACATTGTAAAAGAATGATTTCTGTTGGTGTGTAAATTTGAATCCAGATTCTTTCTCTTGTTTCTCAATAAACTTCTCAACATCAAAATGTAATTCAGTTGAATTTGACAATAGCTCTTTTAATCGTTTCGCTACATATAACTCTGCTTCATATGTTTTCTTTAATGCAACCTTATCTCCATAAATTCCAATATTGTTGGATTCTTTTACATGTTCTATAATGTTTTCTTGTTCTACTTCAATCAGTTCTGATACTTTTTTAACTAAATTAACCACAGTAATATATGTATGCCCTAACTTCTCCTCTTCTTCAACTATGTATTCAATTGCAGCAGTAATCCTATCTGGATGGTCTTTTGGGAAATTCATTTTCATCGCAATTGTATCTGCTTTTTTAAAACCAATTCCACTAACAACTAACAAATTATATGGTGATTCTTTTACTTTATCAATTAATAATCTAGGAGATTTATAATGTCTGACCAATTTTTTAATTAACTTAGCACTAATCCCATATGGATATAAAAATTCAATTGCTTCTCTAAATTCAATGTTATCCTCAATTTTTTCTTTAATTTTAGTCAAAGTTTTCAAACCTATTCCTCGTACTTTTGAAACATCAAATTCATCATTCTGAATTAATTTAATAACATCTTGGTTTGGATATGCTTCATAAATGGCTTTAACCTGATTTTCGTTTAGAATGGATTTAAGATATTCTTTCTGTTTTTCAATGTCGCTTGGGATTTCCTCGTATATGTATTGAACTTCATAATATATACCGTATTTTTTATCTTCTTTTTCTTGAACTGTAGCTATATATTCATTACCGATGATCAATTCTGGCATTGTGCCTTTAATTGAAAAATTGCCCCAATCATTCAATTTAACTTTATCTTTTTCTGCTGTTTCACATGAGTAAATACCGTAATTAGATACATTGTCGTAAAACAATTTTCTGATTGGCTTTAATTCAATCTTAATCAAACACAACACTCCTTTATTATAATTTACTTAAAAATCTATTTTACAAAATAAAAAAAATCCATATAACTATCCTATCCAATATAAAACCATTACCCAATAAACTTCACTCAACTTTTTCAATATTTATATTGGAAAAAATAACAAAAAATCCACCTCCCAACCGAACTTTATAGTATTATTATAATTTATTTAAATTAAATGTCAAGCATAAAAAGACCACTCGTTTTGAGTGGTTTATATTAATTAAGCTAATACTTTTAACATATGCATAACTTCATCATAGCTAATTTCATTCCAATAATTGTTTAGATAAAATACTTCCGTGTCAAAATCATATCCTAAAATATACCCATTTGAAAAAATTACGAAATATTTTGTGTTACAATCCCATTCTTGCTCCCAATTAATGAGAATATATGCCTGTAATTCGTATTTATCCATAATTAATTACCCCCTTTCCATTTATTTATTTTTTATTACTAATGGTTTTATAATTCCTTTTATTTTAATCCATTTTTTTTAGCAATATTTCATTAATATAGGTTTTTAGTCCATAAATATTTTTAAAAAATTTATAATAAAGGGTTGATTTAAACAAATTATAATAGTATAATGACATTAGTCAAACAAATTATAATAAAAGGAGGTTAAGAAAGGAGGTGTAATATAATGACTTATAATAAATCTGAGGAGGTGATCGGTTTTCTAGAGCTAAAAATCCTAGAAGACCGAGCAAGCGATGAAGAACTTGAGTTTTATGAGAATTATTTGTGGTTTGGTAAATTGGATAAAAAATCTGGTACATATAGAAAATTACTAAATGAATTAAAACGAGAATGGGAGGGTAAATAATGGGATATTCAAGAGATGAACAGGAGACGGTATTAGTATATAGTGATGGTGAATGGAGTGTTTATTCCACTGTACCAAAACATATCCGCAAGTTTTTGGAGATTGCTGAAATGGAAATATTAGAGTATGAGGGTGATAGACCAATAGCAATCAAAGGTAAGCTATCAGAACGTAATATTTCCATCAAAAAAGAACGTAATTTAAGCGAAGAGCAAAGAAGAAAAATTGTGGAAAGGTTATTACAAGGTAGAAAAAGTTAGGTTTATTTTTTAATTGTGTAGAATGAAAAAATACATAAATGTTTGGGTTGGAGTTTTTAATTATACATAATAAAAATAATTATAATAATATTTGTTTGATTAATTGTATTAAGTTAAGGTGAGAACCAAAAGTTTTGTATTGTATATAATAAAAAATTAGACGAAAAATTGATGTTGGAGGGATATGTATTGTGATTCTTTATGACATTAATGATATTGAACTGAAAATAGATAAATTTGATGAAAAGAAAGGAGTTGTGAGAAGAGTTTATTTAGAAGAACCATTAAAAGTTGGTCAATGGGCTTATGTTGGTGATACTAATAATAAAATAAAAAGAATTGGTAAAAATGAATATATGTTTATTAGAAAAGATAGTATTGATACGCATATTGAAGAATATGACCCATCAGGTCTTACAGTGCAAAAAGTTTATACCAATATTAATAAAAAATTAGATTATGATTTGCGATATGGTGATGACCGTGTTAGATTAGTTAAACAATTAATTGAAGATAATCAATGGATTTATAATTTAAAATCGAGCAACAGAATAATTGCAAAAGAAATTAAAAAGAAAAATAGTTTTCTGGCAGAAAACCAAAGATTCGATAATATTTTAGACAAAGTAGCTACATATATTGTCTTCGCAAAATTTAAAAATGAACAAGATGAATTGGAATACAAACAAAAAATTGAAGAAAAGAATGAGTTGGAGCAAAAAGGTGTCAGAAAAAGAACAATTAGAGAAGATGAAAAACTAAGAGAATTAATTGATCAAATTACAACATGTCATCATAAGCTAGTAAAGAAAATTATCAAGTTTCCTGATCGTATTGAGCTGACTGGTAATGTAGCAAAACGAGAAGAAAAAGGTGACTTTATTACAACAGAAGAAATGAAAGAGCGTACCAAAAAAGCAAAATTTTCACATAGAAAAGATGATATTCCTGATACATATTGGGATAAGATGTATCCAAGTGAAAGAAAAAATCTAATCCCTTTTTATGATGCAGATATACATAATGAATCGTTAAACAAATCTGTTTTAGCTAAAAAATTTAGAAAAGAAACTTTGAAGCAAATGAAAAATGATTTAGATCAATTAGCTAAGTATTTGGGATTAGATATTGCAGATAAAGAAAAGAAAAGATTACATATAAAAAATCTAAGACAACACTTAAATGATTTATTTAAAGATAGTGCAATTGATGGCAACAAACGGTACAGCATCATAAGAAAAATGTACACGGATTTAAAATCTGATTATGAGGAAGCTAAAAGGATTTTAACAGATGAGCTAAGAGTCAATGCTGATAAATGTTCTACGGTTTATGCTATTGATTCAGATACTTGGTATGAAAACGAAAATGGTGAAATTATTGATGTTAGTAAAAATCGAGTGTTGATGAGTGATGTAAATACATACAAGGGGTTAATTCTTACATATAAGGATTTAAAAGATAAATATAATGATAAGCAGGATTCGGATATTTGGGCTTTATTGCTGGACTTTGAAAAAGTTTTAAAGAATACAAAGTTCACTAATGAAGAACAATTTGTGTTGAGTGTTGTATTAGATGGGTATAGTCAAAAACAGATTCGGGATATGTATAAGAAATTAGATATGGGCAAGATGAATGAACGCAGAATATCAAATATGATTAATAATACAATTCCAAATAAATTATTAAATACATATTTAGAAATGATTGATGAATGGTTATATACATATAAGATTAAAGGTAAATATAAAAAATGTAACGTATGCAATGAAATTAAGTTAATTAGTAATGATAGATATTTTAGAAAACAGTCAGATTGTAAAGATGGATTTAGACCAGAATGCAGAAAATGCGAAAAATCTGCGAAAAATCGTAAAAATTTTTCCTGAAAAAAGCTATATTATGAAAAATATAAATAATTATATAAAATCACCGTTTTATAGGGCTAACTAATTCTCGGTATTTATGAACAGCCGACAATTAGATTAGCTTTAATAGGAATGATCGGTTGCGACATTCCTAAAATATAAAAATACACAAGGAGTAAAAGGAGGACATTAACATGAACAAAAAGGAATTGGTTAAAGCTGTTGTGGAGGTTACTGGATTACCTAAGAAAGATGTGACTGCTGTAATTAATACAACATTTGATAAGATTACGGAAACTCTTAAAAATGGTGATAAAGTTAAATTGTTCGGATTCGGTAATTTTGAAGTTCGTGAGCGTGCAGCTCGTAAAGGTCGGAATCCTCAAACTGGAGAAGAAATTGAAATTCCAGCAACTAAATCCCCTGCTTTCAAACCTGCAAAAGCGTTAAAAGATGCGGTTAAATAAAATATAAAATTATAAATCCGAGTAGGAACTCTCCCCCTACTCGGAAATCTAAATAAAGGTGGGTTTGGGTGTGGGGAAAATTTTAGTTGATACAAATGTTTTAATGAATAATCCAGACGTTCTCAATAATGGAAATTATGTAATTTCGGGATTTGTAATTCGCGAATTAGAAAAACTGAAACAAAGTGAAAATAATGAGCGTTCGTATAAAGCTAGATTAGCAATTAGAAAGATTGAAGAAAATGCTGATAAATTAGAGTTTGTTTTAGAAGAGCCAAAAAATGAATTTGATGATTATGATGACGATTATATAGATAACCGCATTTTAACGTTGTGTAAACAACAAGGATTTTCTTTGATGACTGGTGACTTGCTTTTGAAAATGAAAGCAAGAGCTGTTGGAATTGAGGTTGTTGATGTTGAAGAAGATGAAGATAATTATAAAGGATATGTTGAAGTTTATGTAACACCAGAAGAAATTAATTATATAAATCAAAATTTAGACCATAACCAATGGGATTTGTTACATAATCAATATTTGATTCTTAAAGATGATATTACTGATGAGCCAATCGATGCTTTTAGATGGGATGGCAATTGTTTAATTCGTGTAAATCAAAAAGGATTTACTACAATGCAATTTGGAAAATTTAAACCTTTAGATTTTTATCAACAATGTGCTTTAGATAGTTTAATACATAATCAAATGACAATGATTAAAGGACGAGCTGGTAGTGGAAAGACTTTAATTGCCTTGAGTTATGCATGGTATCAAATTGAAAAAGGAAAATATAATAAATTGGTGATTTTCTTTAACCCCGTGAACGCAGGAAAAACAAGTAGTAAGCTAGGATTTTATAAAGGGAGTAAAGATGAAAAGCTTACTGATGGACAATTAGGTGCTATTTTAGGTACTAAGTTTGGTGATAAAAGTATTATTGAATCTTATGTTGCAAGTGGAAAGTTAGTTCTTTACCCTTTTGCTGATATTCGTGGTGTAGATATACAAGATTCTATAACACTTATATTGGAAGCACAAAATTTAGATAAAGAATTGATGAAAATAGCAATCCAGCGCGTTTCTAAAACAAGTAAATTGATTATTGATGGAGATTATAATCAAGTTGATGCTTCTATTTTTGAAGGACAACGGAATGGTATGAGGCGTGTTTCTCAAGTATTTAGAGGTAAAGAAATGTACGGTGAAGTTGAGTTGCCTATCGTATATAGATCAAGGATTGCTGAGATTGCAGAGCAATTATAATCAAATAAGATTCGCTGCGGAGTGGTGGCGAATCGAAATATAAATCGTAAGGATAAGAATTGTAAGTCTAAGCCGTAAGGGCAAATGAAATTTAAATTTGGTGTTTCGCCACCAATAAGTGCGACCGATAAAACTTGTCGTTAATCCACATGCGACTAACAAATGGTGGACATGACAAACTTGTCGCTGACCCGTAAGCGACTGATAAATGACGGGTTTGAAAATTTATTTAGAGTAAAAGGAGGATATTTAGAATGGCTAAAAAAGTACATTCTGTTTCTTTAAAAGGTATTCTGGATATGAATAATGTTGAAGTTCATGAAATTACTAAAGACGGTGAATTTGTTTATGATTTAAAGAAAATTTTACATGAATTTCATGATAAACAGGTTAGTTTAGTGATTAAAGAGGAAAATGAACTGCCTACAAAAGATATGGAAGAATAGTGAGGTGATTCGATGACTGAAATGAATCACCTCAAACGTCAGGAAAATGAAAATTTGCTCGAATGGAAAATTCGCTTATGTTCTCATAAAGATGAATACGGGTTAACGTGGGATCAAATAGCGACAATTATTAATAAAGAAACTGGCGATAAGTTCAGTGAATCAACTTATCGTAAATGGTTTACTAACTTTAAACAAGGAATGGAATACGCTGAAAGTAAAAATTTAAATGAATATACATTGAATGAATTAAGAATTAAAGAATTAGAGATTGAAAAAGAACGCAAGAAACTTCAAGCTGAAAAGGTTGAAATTAATAAATGGCTTCGTGAACAAGGTCGTACAGAGAATTTTTATGAGAAGTTAATGTTGGCTATTGAAAATAAGAAAGATGTAAAAGTACCTAATTATAAAATTGAATATGAACAGAATGAAATTGATCCTGTTGTAGCTATTGCGGACATCCATTATGGTAAAGAAATTAAGATTTTTGGTCTAGAAGATGAAATTATAAATGAGTACAATGTAGAAATTTTTGAAAGACGTATGTGGGATTTGTTAAATAAGATTGTCACAAAACTAGAACGTGATAACTTAAAACATCTAAATTTATTCAATCTTTCTGACAGCATTGATGGTATTTTGCGAATGACTCAGTTACAGTCTTTGCAATTAGGTATTACTGACTCAATTATTGGTTTTGCTGAATTTATGACCGTTTGGTTAAATGAATTATCTAAATATACATATGTTGACTATTATTCTTGTCAAGGAAATCATAACGAGATTCGCCCTCTTGGCTCGAAAAATGGAGAATTTCCACATGAAAATACTGAACGAATTATTACATGGTATTTAAAAGGAATGCTACGAGACAATCCAAATATTAAAATTCATGATAATAAGAAATTGGTTTATGTTGATGTGTTAGGAACTAAAATTTTAGCTACTCATGGTCAAGATGAGCGTAGCCTAGAGCAATCAGTAAAAGATTATATGGTTGTTTACAATAAACCTATACATATTCTATTGACAGGTCATTTACATAATACACATAATAAGACGGTTGCAAAACAAGGTTTTCAAAATATTGCGTTTAGACAATGCCCTAGCATTTGTGGCATTGACGATTTTAGTTTAAAGCTAAAGAAAACTGCAAATGCTGGCGCAGATATGTTTTTAATTGAACGTGGATATGGGATTGAAACAATTTATGATATTAAATTAAAATAAAATATAATGGTATGATTGTATTTAATACAATCCTCTACCACTTCCCTTTTTAAATCTTGTGGAGGTGGTTTTGATGAGATGGAATGGTTTTAATTTTAACGATGAAAATCAATGCAATTGTCCTGAATGTCGTGGTGTAACAGATATTAATCATATGGAAATTGATGTTTATATCGATGATCCAAATGATATTATTAATGATTATTTTGAGATTGTGAAAAATGCTCAAAGCGAAGAAGAATTATATGATATTTTGGTTGAATTTTATAATGCTGCTGTTGACAATACATACAAACAAGTGTTGTTGGATGAGATTAATGAGAAAGTTTCTATGTTGAATAATGTTCAATATGGTGATGATGAAGAGTAATAAAATCACAATTTTATAGAATTCTTGTTTCATGTGTCAGATGAAGGACATTAACTTATAACTCCTTTCCTCCCCCTTTTTTATATAGAACCTTTTTTAAGCATCTGTCACTTGACTCTCCCTCTTGTGACGGGTGCTTTGTAAAGGGTTTTATAAAAATAAAATATAATGAGGTGTTTAAGTTGAATAATGATAATTTGAAACCTGATATATTTTATTGTTACAGCTATCCTTTAAAAGAGTTTTTGGTTAAGAATGGTGAAAGATATTTTTCTGTTTCAATTCATTTTAAAACGAAAAAGCGTTACTGGATGTTTAAATCGTCTAAAAGATTAAATCAATTACTTAGTGAATGGAGAGCAAGGAAACCTTAATTCCTTGCTCTTTTTATATTTAGAAAATATATTTTGGAGGTTGATGTGTATGAATAAAGTTATTGAATGGACAGAAGAGGAAATTGAATTGCTTAAAGAAAAATATCCTATTTCAACTAAACAAGAATTATTAAAATTATTTCCTCATCGTTCTTGGAAAAGTATAAGTGGTAAAGCAGAAAGAATGAATTTAAAAAAGACTGGAAAATTAAAACGAAATTATTGGAGTGATGAAGAAATAAAAATTTTAAAAGATAATTATTCAAATAAGTCAAAAGAAGAATTGCTTAAATTAATACCTAATAAAAATTGGCGACAAATACAAGACAAAGCAAGTGAAATAGGTGTTAGAAAGTATAGAAAATATAATGAACCAAGACAAGAATGGAATGAAGAAAAGATATCTAAATTAGTTTCAGATAGAGGCTATATTTATCATGGAACATACTTTGATGAATTTAATAAAAGAAAAATAATAGTAGAATGTCCAAAAGGTATTATAGATCATGTTTATTTTAATAATTTTAAAAACGGTTCAGAAGCAGGTTCATTGTGTCCAACTAGAAAGAAAAAATATGAAGAAGTATTAGAGTTTTTTAAAAAAGAAAATTATATTTTGTTAACCAAAGAAGATGAATATATAAATTCTAAAACACGATTAAAAGTAATATGCCCTAATGGACATGAATATGAAACAAATGCAACAAATTTTTATAATGGTAATAGATGTAGAAAGTGTCATTTTGAAAAATTAGCAGCAAATAATTTATTGGATTTTGATTTTATAAAACAAGAATTTAGAAAAGAAGGTTTTATTGTCATTGATAAAAATTATAAAGGTATAAATGAAAAACTAAAGTGTTTATGCGAAAAACATATAAAGAAAAGTGTAATACATATTTCATATAATCAGTTGAAACATAATAAAAATCTTTGTCCTCATTGTATAAAAGAGCAAAAAATTAAAAGATTAATAAATAAGTATGATTATATACATAAAAAATTTATAGATAAAGGGTTTAAATTGCTTACAAGTAAAAAAGAATTTATAGAAACAAAATTAAACAAAAATGAATGTGTTTTACGTTTTATATGTAACAGACACTATTTTTATGGAGAACAAACTATAAAAGATAATAATTTTTGCAATAAATCAACTTGTAGATATTGTTCTAAAAATTTAACAAAAGGCGAGGAACATCCTAATTGGAATGGTGGAATTAGTTCTTTAACAGAATTTTTAAGACATAAAATTACAAATTGGAAAATTGATTCTTTTAAGAAATATAATTATAAATGTTATTTAACAAATAGTGAACGTGATCTTGTAATACATCATGTTTATCCATTTAGTGAAATTGTTAAGGAATCTTTAGAAGAATTAAATTTAGATATTAGAAAATCTGTCAATGAGTATACTGAAGAAGAGTTGAATTTAATTATAGAAAAAGTTAATAAAAACCATTATAAATATGGTCTAGGTGTATGTTTACGTTCAGATATCCATAAATTATTTCATATGGAATATTCATTTTTCAATTTTACTCCAGCAGATTTTAATGAGTTTGTTTTTAGATTTAAAAATGGTGAATTTGATGATCTTATTGATGAAGTGGTATGATACCACTTCTTTTTATTTTTCAAGTTAAAGGAGGTGTAATCATTGTCTCGTCAAAATAAGGATAAAAAAATGTGTTTAAAATGTTTGAAAGAAAAAAATCCTGAACGTGACTTTTATAAAAGTTATTCTAAATGGCATGGAGATGGGCGGCTTCCCTACTGTAAATCGTGTCTTAAAGAAAATTTGATTGAGGATGACATTAATTCTGTTCGTGAGATTTTAAGAATTCTAGATAAACCGTATTTCCCAGAAGCATGGGAAAGAGCAAAAGAAGATCAAATGGATACATTGGGAGCGTATTTAAAAGATATTGCTTTAAATTATAAACATTATAATTATGATGATAGTGTTTTTATAGATAATAAACAAAAAATAAATCAAAATGAAAATGAATCGTCTAATTTGTTGGATGATTTTGTTGTTACCAAAGAAATTATTGAAAAATGGGGTTCGTCTGGATATACAAAAGAAGATTATATGAAGCTAGAAAAGTTCTATGAAGATATGAAACGAAGCTATGAAGTTGAAACTGCTTCACATATTGATTATCTGAAAAAGATTTGTAAAATTTCATTAAAAATGGAAAAAGCAATTGATGAAGGTAATATTGATCATTTTAAAAAATTATCAGATGCTTATGACAAATTAATGCACTCAGCAAAATTTACTGCTGTCCAAAGAAGTGCTGCTGACAGAACTGGCGGATTAAATACATTTAGTGAATTTTTTGATTTGATTGAACGTGAAGGTTTTATTCCTAGATTTCATACAGATGAACCAAATGATATTGTTGACCTTACAATTAATAACTTAAAAGAGTACACAAGAAATTTAGTATTAGGTGATCCTAATATAAGTAAAATGCTTGACGAGGCAATGAAACGCCAAGATGAAAAAGAAAATAACGAAGCCGATGAAGAAGATTTAGGTGATTATGATGCCTAAGAATTTTCAATTAGATAGAGCAAAATATAAAAATGGAATTATTAATATTTATAATCCAGAAGGTAATAGTTATGAAAAACAAAACAATGAAAAATTATCTCGGTTTGAGAGAGTAAAAGAAGATTTTAAAAAATACGCAAGTTTATTTCGTTCTTATCCTGACCTGTTTATAGATATGATTACTCCCCCTGAATCAAATTTTAAACTTTTCTTTTATCAAAGATTATTTTTGAGAGTGTGTATGAGATATAGATATGTTTATGCTACTTTTACTCGTGCTTTTTCTAAAAGTTTTTTATCAATACTCACACTTTATTTAAAAAGCATATTCTATCCGGGGATTAAACAATTTGTAGCCTCTGGCGGTAAAGAGCAAGCAGCTAATATTGCCAAAGAGAAAATCGAAGAAATATGGGAGCTATTCCCTATTTTAAAAAGAGAAGTTAGAGATTATCAATTTCAGAAAGATTATGTAAAGTTAGTATTCCACAATGGAAGCAAACTGGATATCGTAGCCGTAAAAGACTCAACGCGCGGAGGTCGCAGACATGCTGGACTAATCGAAGAAGTCATTCTTGTTGATGGTCAAAAGCTTTCTGAGGTTGTAATTCCACTAATGAACGTTGACCGAAGAGCGAGAAATGGTGAAGTTGACCCTAATGAACCTCACAAGCAACAAATTTATGTTACAACAGCAGGATTTAAGAATACTTTTGCTTATCAAAAAATGATACAACTTCTTATTTGGATGGTAACTAAAGATAATGCTTTCGTTATGGGTGGAGATTATAGAATACCTATAATGCACAAGTTGCTGGATGAAAACTTTGTTGAAGAATTAAAAGAAGATGGTACATTTAATGAATTATCATTCGCAAGAGAATATCAATCCATTTGGAGTGGATCAAGCGAAGATGCATTTTTTGATGTAAACATGATTGACAGAAATAGGGTTTTAACCACTCCTGAATTTGAACCTGACAAAAAAGACAAAGATAGTTTTTACATTATTTCTGCTGACGTGGCTCGTGTTGAAGGTAAACAAAATGCAAACACAGTCGCACATGTAATTAAAGCAACTCCTAGAAGTAATGGTACATATTTAGTAAAAGTGGTTAACACAGTTGTTTTACATGGTGAACATTTCCAAGAGCAATCCATAAAATTAAAGAAATTGGTATTTAAATTTGATGCAAGAATGTTGGTGGTTGACGCTCAGGGTGCTGGAGTCGGTTTGGTGGATTTTTTAGTAAAAGAAAATATAGATGATGAAACTGGAGATATTGTCCCTCCTTTTTCGGTTGTAAATGACCCAGATTATGATAAATATAAAACACCTACTTCCCTTCCGTTGCTTTATGCAATTAAAGCTACAAATGCTAATGCTAGTCAAATTCATGTTAACTGTTTATCGCAAATTAGTTCAGGTAAAGTTAAATTTTTAGTTGATGAAATGACTGCAAAACAAAATTTATTAAAAACTAAAAAAGGTCAAACAATGTCTCCTACTGAAATTGCAGATTATTTAACACCTTTTATTAATACTAGCTTAATGAAAGAAGAAATGATGAACTTACGACAAAAACAATCAGGACAAAATATCCAACTTGAACGAATCAACTCCAAACTGCAAAAAGACAGGTTCAGCGCACTTGAATATGGACTATGGTATTTAAAGTTACTTGAAGACGAAAATATCAATAAAAACTCTAATTCCCTTGACGACTACTTCTTCTTCATGCAAGCTGGTTTCTAAACAAATTATAAAAGAAAGGAGGTCAGGAAAATGACCGATAAAAACAAAGATTCATCTTATGATTCATGGTTAGAAGTTGCTGCGATGACTGATTTTATTACACAATATGGCTCTGGAGCTTCCTTGTCTGACATCAAATTAGCTGACTTATACCGTTATTTACAAAATCCATATGCTAATATTCAACAAATACAACGTGCATCCAAATATTTAACTAACAAGCACGGTATTATAAGAGATGTGTTGAGAACTATTAAGTCCCTCCCTACCCTCAATTATCACTTAGTGTGGTCAAATTATGATGACGTGAAGAAAATAAAAAAATATGAGCAAAAGATTCATGATTTTCTTGATGAGATAGATGTTAAACGTGTAGTTCGTGATGGATTATATGAGGTTGCTGAGATGGGGACTGTGGTTACATGTTTGCGATCTAATAAATATGTTCAGTTTCTTGATTTAGACGATTTACGAATCAATAAACAAAGGAACGGTAGATGGATTATTGAGTTTGATTTAGCAAGTATTAATCAATATCAGAGTGTACAAGATAAATTAACCGTTATTGAATCATTACCAGATGAAATAACTCTTGAAAAATATAATCAATATAGAAATAAAGGTGAAGATTATCGCTATGTTGAGTTAAGTAATTGTGATGTAATTAATATTGACGCTCGTAGAAACTTCCCATATGGATTACCTTATACATTAGGTGCGTGGGCTTCTTTATTACAGAAAGAAATTATTAATCGTGTTGAGCGATCAATGGCTGACAGATTAATTAAACAAATATTAATTCTTTATGCTGGAACAATGGATAAAGAAGGTAACAAGCCTGTGCCTAAAGAATTAATTAGAGCTTATTTTAAGGAAGTTACTAATTTAATGCTAAAAAAAGAACAAAATGGGAATATGTATAACAACAATGAAACATCTGGTACTGGTGTTATTACTCTCCCCCACTTCATGCAATTAAAAGCATTAGAAATTGATACTCAAATGTTTAAAAAAGAATTGTATGAAAAACTTGATAATGAAATTTTTGCTAACTTAGGCGTATCTTCTGGTCTTATTTACGGTGGAGGTAATTCAAACTACACTCTTGCACAAATTAACAGTGAAAAAATGTTTAGATACATATTTACAATAATTGAGCAGTTTGAAAGTATTATTAACCGATATATTAAAAGATTATTGCCAAAAGATTTAAATTGTCGCTTGTATTTTGATCGTACAACTATCCTTAATAGAGACAAATATATTGATAAATTGAAAGATTTATATATGCAAACAGGTATGTCTGCCCCGTGGTTAGAAGCATTACTTGGTATTCCTTATCATTATGCACTCGGTCAAACTGAATATGAAAAGAAAGTTCTTAAAACACATGAAATTATTTACCCTGCTCAAAATGCTTACACTACATCTGGTGATGCTCAACGTGGTAGACCTGAAGTTGATGAAGGCAATGAAAATACAATGAAAAGTAAGACAAACGGATCAAATAATATGCCTAAACCTTCTCAAAACTGAGGTGAAAAAGATGAAAGGTTATAAACCTGATATTGATAACAAAGAATTAGCTTCAAAATCAACATATCTTGAATTGGGTGACATACAACATGATGAAAATTGTGAATGTGATGTTTGTAAAGAAAATAAATAAAATATAATCATTTGAAAGGAGGTGAAAAATATTGATAGAACAATTATCAATAAAACCAAAAATTCTAGAACTGCAAGATTCTAATGATATTTATATGACTTTAAATATCTGTATCCTTTCTAATGATGTGAATTATAATAAAGCGCAATTTACTGATGACTTCATTGACGGTGTAATTGCTAACAAAGAAATTTATATCGGAATCCCTTTTGTTGTAAACAGAAGTAAATTAGAAAATGGAGATTATAATAATCTTAATCATGAATTACATAATGGAGAATTAAAAACCGATCAGATCGGTAGTTTTGTTGATTTTTGGAAAGAAGAAATTGACGGAGCTAATTGTTTAATGGGGTCTATTCGTGTATTTAAACGTTTCCCTAATACTTGTAATGCTATCATGGAACTTTACGAAAACGGTGAATTAGAAACTTCATGTGAAGTTTTAGTTAGAGAATATCAAGAAATTACAGATGATGGCATTAGAAAAATTCACTATAACGATGGTAAGAATGTATTAATTGGTAGTTGTTTAGTTAGTGATCCTGCTGAAAAACGTGCCAAAGCTACTTTGTTGATTGCAGAAGCCCACAAAAAAGATTTGGAGATGGGTGGTGAAAAAATGGATAAAAAAGAATTGTTTAACAAAGGTCGCAAAATCAAATATCACATTGAAAAAAGTGAAATGAGTATTGATGATATTCGTGATCAAATTTATAACTTATTAAATCCTATAGACCCAGAAACAGAAGAAAGAAAATATAGATATTGGATTCGAGAAATGTTCCAAACATATGTAATTGTGGAAGATTGGAATGATAGCGATAAACTCTATAAAGTAAATTATACTGTTGAAAATGAGCAAGTTTCTATTGCTCCTGAGTCTGAATGGATTCAAGTAGAAATCACATATCAATCAGTTGGCGTAAATTTAAATTCGTTAGTTTCTGATAAAGAAACAGAAATTAACGAATTAAATAATGAAATATCTAAATTAAAGGAGGAATTAGAGAAAATGTCAGAACAAAATAAGGATTATGAAGCTGAAATTGCTGAATTACAAGCAAAAATTGATAATCTAAATGCTCTTGTAGTTGCTGAACAAGAAGCAAAAACTGCTTTAGAAGAAAAAATTAAAGAATTAAATGCTCAAATTGAAGAGCTTAAACCTTACAAAGAAAACTTTGAAAAAGCTGAAAAAGAAAAACAAATGGCTGAATTAAGTGCCAAATATTCTAAATTGCTTTCTGAAGAAATATTTAAATCTGAACGAGTTCAAAAAGCAATTGAAGAATTGAATGTTGCTGAATTGAACTCTGTAGTAGTTGAAGAAGTGGCTAAACAAAAGGTTGAAGTTGCTTCTAAAAAATCTGACGATGTAACTCTTCTTGCTTCTAAACAAGAAGATTTATTACCTAAAAACAAACACGAGTATTGGGCTTCTCCAAGAGCTTAATACTTATTTAAATAATTTATAAAAATAAAAAATATTAAGGAGGAATTTTAATATGGCAGGTTTTGTTGCTTTAGGACATGAGAAATATTTAGGAACTTACAAATGTGCAGAAGCTAATGGTATTGAAAATGGTACTTTCGTAGTTTTGGATCATGTAAATCAAACTGCTACCCTTGCTGACGCTACAACAGGAGATGGAGACGTATATTTCGTACAAAATTTAATTGAAACAATTGATGAACAAGGTATTGATGATGTTGATTTCAAAGTTGCTGAAGGTAAATATCTACGTTTACACAAACCACTTCCGGGAACAGTTTATGTAACTACTAAATTCAATGGCACTTTAAATCAAGGTGATGTTGTTGCTGTTGGTGCTAATGGTGCTGTTGAAGCAATTGGCGCACGTACACCACAAGTTAAATTTGTTGTTAAAGAAAAAACAACTGCATATGGTACAGATGCAGTAAAAATTATGGTTCTCTAATTAAATAAATTATAAAAATATAGGAGGTAATAATATATGCAAATCACAAAAGAATCTCGCATTGTAGAAGTATTTTCTAAAGATTTATTGAAAGCAGAAGTTGACCGTAATGAATTAAAAGATGCAAATGAATACATTCGTGAACTTGCTTCTAACCCGAATCCTAACAACTGCTATGAAATTGCTCAAATTTTAAAATATGTTATTGATGAAGGTTTAACTCAACGTGTTCAATATATCGAAGAAATTGCTGATGTTAAACGTACAGGAATTGGTGAAAAAGCCCAATTTAAAATTGAAGTTGAAGATTTAAAAGCTATGTTCCAAGCAAAAGGTTCTACTACTGAACGTTCTAAAATTAGCCATAAATATTTCACTCTTGATACTGATGAAGTATCTATTCGCCCAGTCGTAGACCTTTACGAAATTCAAACTGGTAAAGTTGATTTCACAAAAATTTCTCAACGTGCCGTAGATAAGTTAGAACTTGAAATTGTTAAACGTGTACAAAATGTAATCTATGCAGCCTTTTCTGCTATGTCTACTCCTAACTATGCTGTTGGTTCAGGTATTGTTAAAAGCGCATTTGATCCAATTTTATATGCTATGATGCGTGTTGGTGGTTCTGCTTCTATTGTTGGCGATATTGAAGCATTAAGCAAATTTACTGCTCTAACAGGATTTAACAATACGGTTGCCGATACATTAGCTGTTGAACATAACCAAAACGGTATGATTGGTACATATCTTGGAGCTAAATTAATGAAATTAAATAACCCGTTTGTTGCTAATTCTTTAACTGAAACAGTTTTGCGTAAAGATCTAATTTATGTAATTCCAACTGGCGATGCAGAATTACGTCCTATTAAAGTTCAATTTGAAGGTGAGCTTCAAGCTATTGGTACACCTGTAAATATTGACAGCAAACAAATGGAAATGCGTTTTGATCAATATGTAGGCGTTGGTATTACTGCAACACGTAAACTTATGGGAGTTTATGAAGATCAAACTCTTTAATTTTTAATTGGGGAGAAATTACTTCTCCCCTACTCTATTTACAAATATTGAATAAAAGGAGTGTTTTAATTGAAATACAAAGTATTTAACAATAACCGTTTTAATGTTGGTATTCGCTTTGAAAATGAAGCAAATCGTGAAATTCTTATTAAGCCAAATTCATTTGTATTGATGTCTGAAGATGACATTTTATATGTGGATACAGTAAGTAAATTGTTTAGTAAAGGTATTCTTTATGTAGAAGATGAGGAATTAATGATTAAAATGGGTTATATGGAAAAGAATCCTAATACAATTTCAGAGGATGAAATTAGAAAAATCCTAAAAATGCCTAATAATAAAATGAAAGAAGCATTAAGCAAACTTGATGCTAAACATGCCATTGATAAGGTTATTGCTGTTGCGAAAGAATCTGACCTTCCGCAGTCTAAGTTAAAAATCATTAAAGAATTGTTTAACGTAGAGATTTTTGAAGAAATTGATCAAGAGATTGTGTAAAGTAGGTGGTTCTTATGACCACGTATGATAAAATTTATAGCCGTTTCTTGAGTAAAATAACTGACTATGAACTTAATGAAACGGCTAATAATGACCCTCAATTATTTGATGAAATTTTATTAAAATATCTTCAAGGTGCAATTCCTAAGTTCCATTATTGTGAGAAAGATTTATCTCAGCGTGACGATAATGCCAAACAATTTTTTGTTGAATTAACCGAGTTAGAACAAGAGATTTTAGCAACAAAAATGGTTCTTGAATGGCTTAGACCAATGATTCTTCGCGAAGAAAATATTCGCCAATCTTTAGGCTCAAAAGATTACAAAATATTCTCCTCTGCAAACCACCTGCAACGTTTGTTAGATTTAAAAGCAGTTTTTGATAAAGAAGATAGTGATTTAGAAAAAATGTACTACTTTATGACGTAGGTGTTCAATATGGATTATTTAGAGTTTTATAAGCGTAAAGTGGTAAATACAGGTGGTTCAGAGACCCAAAGTATGATAGATGTTTCTAAACGATTTATCGGCAAGTATTTTAAAGAATATCCTGATTGTCGTACAGTGCAAATCACAGACTTTTCTAACACAGTTCACGATGTAATGGTTCGTGTTACTGAAGGTAAACAATATAAAGAAAAACGTTTAATTTTATATCCTGATTTTCATTTTGATATAGGTTGTTTAGTTGATTTTAATAATGAAAAATGGATTATTACAGATAAATTTGAAAATCAACTTTCTGATGTTATAAAAATTGAATTATGTAATGGGGAAATGATTTTTCAAACTCCCCCTACTCGTATTTTAATTGGTATTTCCCCTTGGGGTGAAGAGCAGTATCAAGTAATTGATGGCTCAACCATTATAATTCCATGTATCGTTCAATCTGTCCGAGAATTATATGATGGAGACAGTGAACAAATCAATATAGTTGACACAAGAATTGCGTTAAAAATTCAAAATCAAAACAATGAATATATTGCTGTTGGTAAAGAATTTGAAATATTTAATACAAAATATAGAATATACGGTATTGATCGTTCTCAAACCATCAAAGATAAAGGAGTGCTAATTGTATTGGCTGAGAAGTTGTAAAGTGAGTGATTAAAATGGAGAAACAAATTGCATATGAATATTTGAATTATTTAAAGAATGATATTTATAAAATTCTTCCCCTGATTGAAGAAGGAAATGAATTTGTAGATATTCACACAAAGAAAATTATAAATAAATTAAATGGATTATTATTGTATTATGAGCCATTAAAACAAAATGTGAAATTTCTTTCGTTGCTAATCACCATGCACAGTGTTTATGATGACATCTTTTTTGAGGATATTGTGCATGAAGATGTGCGTAGAAAAGTGTTAGAATGTTTAAATCTTATTGATAAAATCATAGAAGGAGTTGAGCAAGGATGAGAATGAGGGAAAATTTGATTGAATTGTATAAGGTTTTCTATAACAATCAATCCTTACTCAAACTCCTCAACTACCCTTCTACAAGTTATTATGATGATCCACTTGCTAAACCGAATATTACAGATCAGAATATCAAAAATGATTTAATAAAACGCAGTATTGTGGTTGATGATCTAACTGTCGAAAGAAATAAAGGTAGAGTGTTGATTTATCCTGACGTAAGAAATAATGTTCGTTCAAGCTATGTTCATTCAAATCAAGTGGTTAATGTTGATGTTTTAGTCCCCATTAAAATGGATGAAGTCGATTTTAGATTAGCTTGGATTTGTGATCATGTAAATTCACTTTTACATGACAAAAGAATTACAGGTATGGGGAAAACATTATTTAGAGGTGGACATCCAGTTAAAGTTGGTAAAGATGGATATGTTGGATATAGATTATCTTATGAATTTGGGAGTTTTCAATAATGATTAGTGAAATGGATTTGCTTAAAGGCAAGCCAATTAATTTAGGGGTTTGTAAAGTTCATCCTCTCACCCTAAACGAAATTGTTGATATGACTGAAGAAAAATATAATCAAGCATTGTCTTTGATTACGTTTAATAAATCAAGATTAGATATAAAAGATGAAGAATTAAACCAATTAACAGATTATCAGATATTGCTTGCATATTGTTACCATAATCCTGAAATTCGTGAAATATTTTTTGAAAGTGCAGAAATATTCCTCAAAGAGCCAATTCATATACATGAATTAGGCTTTTTTTATTTGGGAGATTTAAAAGAAGAGAGAATTATTGATGAAAATATATTTAAACAAATTCAAGAAGTAGTTAAAAAACAAAACTTTCTTTCAACTGAACAAACAGAATTTAAACCAGCAAACGAAAAAGCAGCAGAGTTAATTGAAAAGATCAAAAAAGTTAAAGAAAAATTAGCTAAGCAAAATAGAGATAATGAGTTAAATCTCAGTGATATTGTCTCCATTGTCGCTTGTTATAGTGATGGAATTAATTTGTTTAACGTTTGGGACTTGACAGTTTATCAATTATATATTGCTTATTTAAGATTAATTATGTGGGATGACTATCATACTAAGTATATTTTGTTGCCCCATGTGACAGATTCTAACTCATTAGATCTGAAGCATTGGGCAACTAAAATAAATTTAAATAAAAAATAACAATAGGAGGTATTTTAAATGGGTTTACAGTTTGGAATTAAGGAAGTATATAACTTAAATATCGTAGATTTCGCAACAAACAAACCATTTATTTACATTGATTATGCAGAAGCTACAACAAATGAAAATACTGCTGAGCGCACTTCATTACGTGGCGGTCAAGGCTATTACAAATTAATGGACTTTGATCATTCTAAAGACTCTACTCTTCAATTAACTGTTCCACTGGTAGATATTAAATTGTTAGCTATGCTCGCAGGTGACGATTTAGTTGAAGGTGCTACTGATATTTTTAAACGTGAAGAATTAACAGTAGTTGATAATGCAGGTACAATGGAGATTACTTTATCTGAAACACCAATTGATGGAACAATAGTTGTTAATAAATTAGAAGGTCTTCGTGATTATGGTCAAGAAGTTACTGTTTCCAATGTGACAGGTACTACAGTAGAATTAACTGGTGTTTCTGATGGTGAGAAAGTAGTAGCATTTTATCAATATTCATCTCCTGCAACAGCTAAAAAATTCTCTATTAAAGCCAATAAATTCCCTAAAGCAGTAAAAATCTTTGGTGATGGTTTATGGAGAGATCAAGAAACTGAAACCGATAAAGCTGTTAAAATGACAATACATAAAGCAAAACCTCAAGCTAACTTCACTTTAACAACAAGTGGTGCCGATGCAACTACATTAGAAATTACATTTGACTTGTATCCAATTAAAGATGCTGATGGTGATATGACTTATATTGATTATGTAGTTCTTTAATAAATAAAATATAAAAATAAATAAAATGTCAATTTTATTCTAAGTGGACTGGAGTGATGTGTTGTGTTAATTAAGCAAAATCAAGTAAATTTACATAAAAAATATAGTGATATTAAAAATGATGAAACTTCTTATGTATCGAAAGCTGAAGAAGCTCTAAGTCGATTATTGAAAAACGGATATGCTTTAATGACAGCATATCACATCAATGAAATTGTTAAATTGATCAGGACTTTAAGAGAATTAGATAAAGAATACACAATGAAAACCATTGAAAATAAAACAAATTTAGGACATTTAGGGATGTTCTATGAGTTTACTTTGAATGGGTTTATTGATGATAGAAATTTAGCTGAGATACATAAAAATGAACTAGTTATTAATGTTGATGTAGCTAAAACTTATGCAAACTCTGGTGATTTAACTGAAGCAATAATGAAAGAAATTGAAAAGCATGTTAAAAATTTACGAGGGTAAGGCGAGAACCTTACCCTCCCCTTCCCTATTCTTTTTCGGACTAAAAGGAGGTTAAATGAATGGCTGAACGATTAACAATTTCCATGATTGAAGAAGAAATAAAAGTATATGATGAATATATTGAAATTCCATTCACTACTCAAGACAAAGAAGTCAAAGTTCGCCTCTATCCTTTCTTCTCTCCTGTTACTGTTCGTGATATTGTTGCTGATTTATCCGAGTTTTTAAATAATGTACAAAAAGAAAATGTGGATTACGATGATAAAGAATTTGATGATGTTGTTGCATATTTTATTTTGCGGCATTGCACTGATATAAAATTTACAAAAAGTAAAAAAGCAAAAACACTATATAAAGAATTTAAAACTGTAATTAAAAGTAAAAACCTCCAATCAATATTAAATCTTATCCCTGAAGAATCAATTCAAGAAGTCTATGACAGAATTTTTAAAGAAGCTGAACTTAAAGCAAAATTTATTGATCGAATAAAACAAATTCAAGAACAAATTAAGGAATTACCTTTAGAAAATCGCGATATTTTGTTTGGAGAAGAAAATAACGCTGATAAAGAAAGCGTGGAATAGATGATGCCTAGTTTTAAGAATCTGAAAGAGCTTGAAAAATACATAAACGAACAAGCTAAAAAAGCTTTGCAAAATGGTAAACATGTGAAAAACACAGTGATTGAAACTGGTAAGAAACATGTTGATAAAGATGTGTATTCGGTGTATGATCCGAAAGTTTATGAACGTACTGGTTTGTTAAGAGAATCTTGGGATGTTGAGAATACAGATGATGGAATTGCTGTATTTAACACAAGAACAGATGGTGAAAAGTATATTCCTGAAACTATAGAATATGGGATTAATTATGATTATTCGGGATATGGTTATGCTTATGAACAACCTCGCCCTTTCATCAATAATGCGCGTGAAGAATTGCGAAATTCTAATGCCCTAAAAGAAGCAATGAAAAAGGATTTGAAAGATGTTGGATTTGATGTTGAGTAAAATATAAAGGTGGTGATTTAGTGAGCAAGAATATTGAAAAGAATATGCTTCGTGAACGCGCTCCAAAATTACCCGAAGTAACTGATGAAATGTGGGAGCAAGTTGACGAAGAACATAGACAATTGGTTCAAGAGTTTTTAGAAGTAAATTCATTTCGTGATAAATCACGAAAGCAATATACAAGTGCATTAAGACAATTCTTTTGGTGGGTACATACATCTTTAAATGGAAAGAAATTATATAAAATCACAAAACGTGATTTTTTACGTTACATAAGTTTTCTCAAAAACAGGGGAATGTCATCAAGTGGAATTGCGTTAAAGAAAGCTGCAGTTTCAAGCTTAAATAATTATATTGAAAACGTTGTTGCTGAAGATGATGAACGATATGAAAAGTTTCGTAATTTTACAAGAGGGCTACCTGCTATTCCTAAAACACAAACTTATGAAAAAGTAAAAATTACATATGAAGAATATCAAGAAATGATGAAAGTTCTTGAAGATGATGAAAATTATTTAGGAATGGCTTGGCTGGCAACAGCTTTTAATGTTGGAGCAAGGCGTGCGGAAATTATTCAATTCAGAACAGAAATTTTAGACTACCCTATTCCAGAAGGTCAGAATTATGTTTTAAGTCATACGGTTTATGGAAAAGGTCGAGGAGAAGGAAAACCACTTCAATACATGATTAACAAAGAAGCACTTCATTATATGAAGTTATGGGTTGAAAAACGCGGATACGATCATGAATACATTTTTACCACAAAATATAATGGAGAAATTAAGCAAATGTCTGAAACTTGGGCTGATTATTTCTGTTCAGATGTTCTTTCTGACATTTTGGGGAGACGAATTAATCCACACCTGTTTAAAGCGTCATGTATTACATACTTACTTGAAGTTAAGAAAGTACCAATTGAATTAGTAAGTAAATTCGTTGCCCAACATGAAGATATTTCTACTACGGTTAAGCACTATGATTTGCGGACATTTGATGAAGAAAAGAATAATATTTTCAGTTAAATATAAAGGAGTGTTTCATAATGAGTGAAAAAAATAATGTAAATAATGAAAAAGAAACAATGAATAGCTTTGAAGAATTTACAAATTTTCTTGCAGATATCGTTTTTAGATTAAACAAACTTGAAGAAGAAGTCGCCGAATTAAAAAAAGGAAAAATTGATGTAGATAAAATAAAGACTATAATAAATGATAAATTAGATATTATGAGAGCTTTAAAATAAAACTCCCCTTTTATTCAAACTGACTTGAACTGGACATTTGCTCCGGCAAGTGTCCAATTGAAGTTGGTTTGAATTATACATATTAAAATAAATTATAATAAAACTTTAGTATTATATATTGACTTTTATACGATTTGGTAATAAAATGAAATTAAAAATAGATTAAAAGGAGATGATAAAATGAGATTACTTCAATTAGTAGAACCAGAAAACAGAAAAAGCATTGAAGAAAGAAAACAAAAACTAAAAGAATCGTTGAAAGTAGCGGAGCAAATAAAGAGATATAGTAAAAATAAACAATAAAAAATTTTTGGAGATGCAATTATGGAAATTGATTTTTCTTTAATGCCACCTATTCTATATCATGGCTCAATAAGCGTCTACAAAACATCACTATTAAAAGGTATTGATTTAGAAAAATGTGATGAAAGAGCAGATTTTGGTAAAGGTTTTTATTTAACCACAAGAAAAGAACAAGCTGAAAAATGGGCAATTAAAAATGCTATATCTTATAATAAGAAAGCACTTTTACAAAATAAAGAACCAAATGCTGTTGGTATGGTATTTGTTTATTCTGTAGATTATACTATCTTATCAAAGCTAAATGGAATCGTTTTGGAAAATAGAGATAAAGATTGGTCACTATTCATTTATCATAATCGAATTGGTTCTAATAAAGGAATCAATAACATTGATGCAAAATATGATTTTGTATACGGTTCATTAGCAGATGGAAAAATAAATACATTGGCAGAACAGTTAAAAATGGGATTAATTACATTTGAAGAATTTGATGCAGGAATTAGACCGTTTTCCAGTTTGGGTGATCAACTTTCCCTGCATACTGAGGAAGCCTTAAAAAGTGTGAAATTAAAAAATATGTATACTGTTATTAATACTTATCAAAGGAGGAATCAACATGCAATTAAGTAATGATGCTTTAACGTCAATTCAATATTGTGCTAATTACATGGTTAATATGTATAACTTGTCTTTTGAAAAAGCAAAAGAGTTGATAATGAAATCTCACTACCCTTCCCTTCTCATGGAGGATTATGAGTTTTGTGAACATGTAAGTTTTAATAAGTGGGCAAAAGAGATATATGAATTGAATAAGGAAATGGGAAATGTATAGTAGATAGAAAAAGGCACTCAAATAAAAGTGAGTGTCTTTTTGTGTCTATTATTAAATAAATTATAAAAATAAAATAGGATGGGGATTTTGTTATCTTCCCTACCCTGTTTTGATTTATGTATGTAAAGCCTCAATGGATTGAGGCGGTATTATTCATATAATCCTTTTTTCTTAAAGTCTTCGATCAGTAATTCGATGGCTCTGTCTAGAAGACGTGAAATTGGAAAACCAGTTGCTTCAGAAATCTTTCTTAGTTCATCATGAAGATGAGGTTTAACTGTCGATGTTATCTGTGAACGATTTCTAAGAATTTTATCAGCCATATGATCCTCCCTTTTCTGTACAATACCTTAAACTTCTTTAAGTTTAATTACACTCCTATAACATATGATACCACAATGCCGTCACTTTGCAACCATTTTTATAAAAAATCGAAAATTTTAATTAAACTACTTTACAAATGGATTAAACTTAAGGTATTATAAGTACAGAAGTTACAACAAGTGAACGGCATCAAAACAAATAAATTTAAGGGAGGATCTAAAATGAAAAACGAAGTTTATGGTAATCTTAACTTGGCTATCTCGATGCCAGTCAGATCAGAGAATGAAAGTATGGCAGTTTTGGAGGCTAACTATCATGCTAGTGATTTGACAATTGACGAAGTACAAGTTACATTAATCAATTACAAAACTAGACGTGTACATAAAGTTACAGTGCATAATTGGGATATTGAATGGGAAAGATTTTTTGGTGAGAATGAATAAGTTTATTCTCTAGGCAGGTGAACTGTGGACTGATCACCCACAGGCGTGCAGCCTCAACTCCCCTGCCTCACCTGCCTAGTTTCTTTTTGATACATAATGGGAGTTGAAATAATGTGGATGGGAGTTGGAAAAATGAAGAAAAAATATACGGATGAATTTTTATTAAACGAACTAAAAAGATGGCATGAAAAATATGGTGAAATTCCTACATATGCAAAATTTGAAGCAGATAAAGATTTTCCAAGTGCTACTGTTTATAAGAAAAGATTTGGAACATGGAATAAAGCGTTAAAAAGTGCTGGTTTTGAGGTGAAAAATAAAGTTAATTATACAAAAGACGAATTAAAAAATGAAGCAATTGAATTTTATAAATTACATAAACGTGCGCCTTATTATTATGAATTGAGTTTTGGAAGAGATGTTGTTCGTAAATTTTGGGGCACTTGGAACAATTTTATAAAAGATTGCAATATCCCTACTAACAGAGATTTTGTTCCGTTAAAAACAAAAGAAGAAGGAATAAAGTTTCTTCAAGATTTACATAAAAAATTAAATAAAATTCCTACTGGCTATGATGTCGAACGTGAAGGAGTCGGTAGACAATTTTTTAGTAATAAATTTGGTTCATTTAATAATGCTTTAATTGAAGCAGGTATAATTGATAAACTCTATACTAAAGAAGAAAAGATTAAAAATAGTTTAGAATTAATTAAAAAATTATATGAAAAGAATAATAATCCCCCAACAGTAGCCGAATATGAAGAAGCTAGAAAAAATGATGATATTAGAAAATATTATGATAGAAAGAATCTTGAAAAACATTTAAATAAAACATTTTCTAATATTTGTTTAGATATTATAGGAGATGCAGTTAAAGTTTATAAAACAAAAAAGCAATTATATGAAGAATTGTTAGAATTAAAAAATAAATTAGGAAGAACTCCTCTAGCAAAAGAATTAACTGAATACGGGCTTTCTTCTCCTACTGTATACGCAAATAAATTTGGCATGTGGTACAATGATATGATTTTAAGTTTTGGGTGGGAATTATCTTCGCCAGAATTAAAGTTTAAATCAAAAGAAGAAATGTTAGATGATTATTTAAGATTATACGAAGAGTTAGGAAGAATTCCTCTTTTAAAAGACTTAGATGAGTGCGAATACACTTGTTCTTCAACAACATATAAAAAATATTTTGGTTCTTTAGAAGAAATTTGGAATGAATTGAATATTGATGTAAAAAATATAAAATTAAATGAAACAATGGGAGAAGGATTTGTTTGTATTGATAAAAATGGAAATATATGCAATTCTATGCACGAAATGATTATTTCTAATATTCTTATTGATAATGGAGTTGTTTTTGAAAAAGAATATTTATATAAGAATTTAGTAAAGACTAAACGAAGATGGAGATTTGATTGGTATTTGATTGATAAGAATGTTGGAATTGAATATTTTGGGCTTTATAAAAAATCTAATAAAAAACAAGGGAAAATATCAAAATATACAAAGAAAGCTAATGAGAAAATTGATTTCTGTAGGAAGAATAATATAAAACTAATAGCTTTATTTCCTGATGATACAAAATTTAATTACAAAGGAGTTAAAGAAAAATTAAAATCCATATTATAAATAAAAGGTGATTTCTATACCTAACAACCATTCCCATGCTCCACAAGAAACTAAATTAAAAGAATCAATTATTGAGGCGATCAAAGAAGTAGAACTAATACGTGAAGGTAAACTTCCTAAAAAATAGTATGGGAAATGTTAAAAGAGGTTAAGGAGATGAAAATGTAAGCTATGGCTATCCATAAAAGAGAAAAGCTTGTTGTAAAAGGTAAAGATGCAGAAAGATTTGTAAAAAAGGCTTTAGAGAATCAAAATATCTTAAATAAGAAGAAAGAAATTTTTAAGGAATTTATCGGTAGCGTTACATCTAGATTAATTCTAAATCAAATAAGAGATGAACGAAAGTATGGAGTTGATGAAAATGGATGATATTAAACAAAAATTAAATGAATTACGTCAACGTGCTTTAGAGAGGCAAAAGAAATATCCTTACAAAGAACCAAGTGAAAGGTATTTAGAATTATTAAGAGAAAATGCTGATTTATTGTATGAAGAGCAAATGCGAGCAATGGAGATGAATGAGAAATAAATTCGATTCATCTCCCTTTCCTACTACAAATTCTGATAAATTTTAGCAGGAATTTCCCTCCTTTTGTTGAAGTATGGAAAGTAATTAGACAATTGGAGGGAGAAAATATGAAAGTTAAAATACAAAAATCAGAATTAGATAATATATTGCAACATACAATTGATACAGTTACTAATTTAAAAAATGATTGGGGCAATCAAGATGATGAGGATATGATAAAGAAAGCAGTTAATTATTTAGAATGGATAACTCTTAAAACTGAATTAGTAAAAAATGAAAATACTTTTACTATTCCTGAAGAAAAGAAGCCGTTTATTAAAAGATCATATGTTCATTGGATTCATTTTGGTTTTAATATAGGTAATGAATTTGGTGGACATCATCCAGCAGTAATTTTAAAAGTTACGGGAGATAGTGTATTTGTTTTACCTTTATCAAGTGGTAAAATTCCTAAAAAGAAAAAAGATAAAGATTATTGTGTTGAAATTCCTTATGTTCAAGGATTATCACCTATTCCACGATGGGCTAACGTTTATAGAATAACTTGTGTCAGTGTAATGAGGATTGATTTTACATCAAAAATAGGCAGGCTTCAAGGTAAGTACATGAACAGAATTAATGAAGCAATTGAAAAATCTGGTCTTTATAGATTTTTTCATAAAAAGTATTGACAATTTATTTTAACTATATATAATTAATTACAGATAGTATGTGAGAGGGATTTATTCCCTAGTGCATAGTATGTGAGAAGGAGATGTAATATTACATCTCCTTAGTGATTGTTAAAAATTAGGTTAATATCCAGTTTGTTATCCCAGTTGCTATCCCAATACCATCCAATGATCCAGTTATCCGCTGGATCATTATTAACTTAATTAGATGTGTCTTTCATTGGTTAGATGCTGGTGAAGATAAGTTGATTAGATGTTTATGAAGAGATCTCACAATAATTTATGATATCTCCTCTTTCCTATTTTGTGAAAATTTCAGGAGGATAAAAATGAATAACCAAAAAGCTAATAATAAACAATTATTATTTATAGATGACATCAAATCAATCATCAGAAAGAGTATGAAGAAAAAGAACATCTCCCCTACTGAAGCAAGAAAATCTTTAGGGGTTAAGAAATATGAAAAAAGTTTAAAATAGTTCGGAAATATGGTATAATTTTCATAAAAACTGCATATACTACACCTCTAAGGAGGTGATAGTATATGCGTGAGAAGGAGGGAAAGGAAATGGAGGCTGCTGTAAAGAAAAATTCATATAGAGGATTGTCATTAAAATCTAAGAAAAATATAATTAAACCTAAAGTTGAAAATGGGAAAGTGCTATTAGATAGAAAAAATCCTTTACACAGATATATTTTTAATGATGGGGAGAATTAATTAATTTATGAATAGTTATGATTTTGGAGAGATTTACTGGATTGAAAAGGCTTTTGATGACGATCCAGAACAGTCTAAATGCAGACCTGCGGTAATTGTTGGAAAAGAAAATGAAAATTTAATTTTAGTTTCTACAACATCTCAAAGTCCAGAAGATCCTCCAAAACCATATGATCAATTTAAATTCCCTATTTTAAATTGGCGTAAAGCAGGTTTGACAGAACCTTCATGGTGCTTGTGTTTAGTTTTAATTGAATTGCCCAAAGAAGCTTTACAAGAATATATTGGAAAAATGGATGAAGGAGATTATGAAAGATTATTAGGTTTTTTAGAAACTGTGCACGGTTGATCTTAGTTAATAATGAATATTTTGATAATCAAGTCGTCCTAATGACGACTTTTTATTTTACTCTCCTCCCCCTACCCTTCTTTTGGTGGATGTGGTATAATGATGTAAAAATTGGTAAAAGAGGTGGGGTTATGACGGTTTTTCTTGTGATTGCGGGTATAGTTGTATTCCTTATAGCTTTTGCAGCAATATTTGGTGATAATAAATCATTAGAAAAATCATACAAAAACAAATTAGCCATCCAGAATATACAATCATCAAATGAATTTACACCCACAAAAAGTTATATTTCAAAAAATAATAAATCAGGCATCGAAATTAATGAAAATGATAAGCTGATTAGAATTTTCTACCTAGATCAAAATGAAGAAATCAAAAGTAAAATTTATCATTTTTCTGATTTAATTGAGTCAGAAGTTAAAATTGATAACCAATCAGTATTGAAAACATCTCGTTCTAGTCAGTTAGTCGGAGCAGCAGTCGGAACAGTTGTTGCAGGTGGTATAGGTGCAATTATCGGCGGTTTATCTGGGAGTAAAACTCAAAATGAATATATTAAGAATATTGATTTATGTGTAAAGGTAAATGATTTTAATACTCCTTTATTTAAAATAAGTTTTTTATCAAATATAAGTGAATTTGGAATTGAAAATAAACAAGGACTTAAAAAAGATCATAAAGATGTTCAAGAAGCTTTACGAGATGTTGAATACTGGCATAGTATTTTAAATTTAATAATTAAAAATAATGCTTAAAGAGTGTTTAAATTAAACACTCTTTTATTTTTGTTTTGAAAGGGGTGTTTAAATGAATAATGAGTTGAAGATATTAATTAGCACTAGTCTAAATATTGGTAAATCAATTGGTGAAATTAATACTCAAATAAAAGTATTACAAAAGAAAGTAAATAGTTTAAAGTTAAATGTTGAAATAAATGATAAAGTATTAAGTACATTAAATAATTTCACCAAACAAATAAACCGAATTAAAGATAGTGCGTTGAACACAGGAAAAGTTATTGAAGAAGCACTAATGCCAGATGGCACTAAAATTAAACGTACATTTTTTGATGGATTAAATGGAAGTTTTCAAGAAACAATTAAAAAAGCACAAGAATTAAAAACTAATTTAGAATCAACAACTCAATCTGCCACAAAACAAACTACCGAACTTGCAAAAGGCTATGATGTATTGGCTAGTAAAGTTGAAAAATTTAATGCTCAGCAACAAAAACTCGCTGAAACATTAAAATATCAAAATGAAATAGGCACTAGAACACGAACAATTAATTTAGATGCTAATGGAAATCTTAAAGGATATACAGATACACAAAATTTGAAAAAAGAGGCTGAGTTAACTCAACAATTAATTAATGGCAAGAAACAATTAAGAGAAGAATTGTTGAAATTGAGTCAAACAGGTAATGTAACTGCAAAACAGTTAGCTGAAGTTGCAAGAAGTGTTAATTTAGCAAATGACTTAAAATCACTTGATTTAGCTAAGCAAAAATATGAAGAATTAGTTGATAAAGCAAAACTTGCTGAACAGATGGCAAGAGGTCGCGAACAAGTAAACTTAAAAGCAACACGAGAAGAAATGAAATTAGCTGAAGTGCAAGCAAAAGCAGCTAATAAAGCTCTTGAAGATGCACAAAAACAAAAAGAGAAGCAAGCAGAAGTCAATAAAGAAATTGAATATCAATTAAAATTATATCAACGTTTAATGCAAGCGCAAGCTAATAATTTAATAGATCGATATGGAGATAGAATTGACAAGCAAGCACTTTCTAGAGAATTAGAAAGAGTAATGATTGCATCTCCTGATAACTTTAATAATATGAAAGAATTTAGGAGATGGCAACAAGAAGTTAATACAGGTTTCAAAGAAATTGCACTTAATGCAAGAAATTCAGCAAATCATGTAGGTAATTTTGTAAATCAACTGTCGGTGGCAATGCAAAGAATTCCTATCTGGATGGCAGGAATGACAGCCTTCTACACTCCGTTAAGATTACTTCAAGATGCTATTTCTCAAATCATCACTATTGACACTCAACTAACTTCATTAGCCCGTGTTACTGATGAACAAACAGATTTAAATCAAGTATTAGAAGAAAGTATAAAATTAGCTGATCAACTAGGTAATAAAGTAGTTGAGATCAATGAGGGGCTAATTGAATTCGCCCGACAGGGGTTTTCTGGAAATGATTTATTAAAAATAACAGAATTCGCTACTTTAATGGCAAATGTATCTGACTTAACAGTTCAAGAAGCTGCGTCTTCTCTTACAGCAGCAATTAAAGGGTTTTCGATGGAAGCCGAGCAGGCTATACATGTAGTTGATGCTTTAAACGAAGTGGATTTGAATAATAAGTCCCCTATGTCAGTAATGACATAGTGAAAACTCGGTGAACCCTATTGCTCAGGGGTGTACCTCATATGAGGTGCTAACGGTAGAAGCCTAAGTCCGAAAGGATATGGTGATACCGTGCCAAGCCCACATATCATGTCGAGAGACACATATGTTGGGAAGGTGTAACGACTATCCCGTATGGGAGTAGGGTGGAAGATGAGCTACCACTCGAAGCGCCGAGCATCCTAAATTGTTTAGGATGAAGAGATAGTCTAGTCCCTGCCTAAATATCTCGAAAGAGAGGGTAAAATCGAACAACTTTGCTGTGTCAACTCAGGACTTAGCTCAAGTTATAATGAAAGCCACTGGAGCTGCGAATACCTTTGGTGTGAGCCTTGAGTCAATGCTCGGACACGCAACAGCCATTATTGAGGTGACCCGTGAGTCGGGAAATGTTGTGGGAAATAGTTTAAAAACTATATACAGCCGCATAACTACAATGGATGATAGTATTGCTATGCTTGAGAGTGTTGGTGTTGCTGTTCGAGATATGAACGGGCAATTACGACCTGTTGAACAAATTTTAGATTCTTTAGCGCAACGTTGGTCATCACTCAGCTCCGAGCAACAACAAGCTCTCGGTGTTCAATTGGCAGGTCGTTACCAATTATCCCGTTTTTTGGTATTAATGCAGCAATATAGCCAAGCCCTCAAAGCCCAAGAAACTGCTATCAATAGCAATGGAAGTGCATATCGTGAGAATCAGCGCTATTTAGATAGCTACGAAGCACGTTTAAATAGACTTTCCAATGCTTGGACGGAAACAACATTAGCTATGCAAAAAGCATTTTTGGGAACAGGAATTGTAGCTTTTGCGGAATTAATGACAGCAGTAACAAAATCAGCAACTTCATTTATTGACACATTTGGTTTACTGCCACCTGTGTTGGGTGCTGTAACAGCTGGTTTTCTTTTGTTTAACAACCAATTAAGAACAGCCACAATGACTAATGGTGTATTAATGATTAATACATTAAAAGGTATGGTGACAGGATTTAAAACATTAGATGGAGCAATAGCTGCGACAACATTAAGAATGAGAATGATGGATGCGGTATCAAAAACAGCAACTGCTACTATCACTGGATTAAGAACAGCGTTAGTATCAGCAGGAACATTCTTAGCAGGTGCAGTTTTACCTACCGCCGCATTCATGGCTTTAGGATGGGCAATCGGAAAAGTTACTGAAAAAATTGTTGAATACAACGAACACCAACGCCAAATTAAACAAGAAACCGAACAACTCATCAATACATACAAAACAAACGAAGACAAAATTCAAAGCCTTGCTGACAAATATGAAAAACTCTCTAACGAAGTCAACAAAGGCTTACGCCCTGATAATGATAAAGAATATTTACAAGTACAACAAGAACTTTACAACTTAATTCCAACGGTGGCAGAATATGTAGATAAGAAAGGGCAAGCCCACCTTCGTAGCGCAGAAGCAGTCCGTCAAGAAATTACGAGCCTCAAAGAACTTGCCAATCTTGAAAACGTTAAATTCATGGATAATTTCTCCAACAATATTGATAAAGTAAAATCTAAAATTGATGATCTACAAAAACAAATCAACAACATCAAAAATCCTCCGATGACCGCAATTGATTGGAAAGCCGGTATCCCAAAAGAACTCACTACAGAAGATAAAATTGATATTGCCATTAAACAACGTGAAATTAATGCACAAATTGAACAAGCGATTGGATTGTATAAACAATATGCTCAAGCATACGCTGAATATCTTGGGGTCGAAAAACAATTAACTGATAAAGATAAAGAATATATTAACACTTTAATCGAAAAGAATAAAGCACAATTACTCACTAAAGATGGTCAAAAAGAAGTTACACGAGCAATTCAAGAATATATTAGTAAAGCTAGTGAAGTCCGTAAAGTTGCGGGAGATTTATTTAGTAGTAATCAAATTAAAAAATTTAATCAAGATCAAATAGATGCTCTCAAATCAGTTGCCAATGCAATTAAAAATGGTAACACTAATTGGGATACATTAAAGAAAAAATTAACTGATGCAGGTTTTTCATCAAAAGAAGCAAGTAAAGCAATTAAATATTTGAATGGTTCGTTAAATGAAAATAAAAACGCAGTTAAATCAAGCACTATCTCTTTAGACGAATTGCAGGATAAACTTAAAGAAGCCAAAGGTGATTTTGACGCACTTGCCAAAATAATTATTCAACTCGCCAAACAAGGCAATTACAACGAAGCAATAACTATTGCCATGTCAGATGCTTACCAAGCCGTAGCAGACAAAGTTGCTCCATTGAACCAACTTCTTGAAAAACTCGCCGAAGGTAAACAGATTTCTGCAGCAGAAGCAATGGAATTGATTCAGAAAAACTATGAATTAGCCGATGCAATTTCTATTGAGAATGGGCAAGTAAAAGTTAATATAGAAGCAGTACAAGCTATGAGAGCAGCAAATATATCTGCATATACTGATAAATTAAAAATAGTTCGTGAAGAATTGTTAGCAACTAAAAGAGCAACCCTTGAAAAATTAGGAATGTATAAAAGTGAAGTTTTAGCTATTCAAACTGTAGCTGACGCAGAGAAAAAAAGAGCAGAAATTTCTTCTCAAATGTCTCAAGCATTTGGTTCAGGTAACTATCAAGTAGGAATGGCGTTGGCAAATCAGGTTGCTGCATTAGGTGATTTATCTGAAGAATTAAGAAAAATAGATGAATTAATGAATGTATCTTCTAGTGGACTATATCAAGTCGGCACATCGTTTGAAGATTTATCTGATTCTCAAGAAAAAGCAAATAAATCCACCGAAAAATCCATTTATGTTGCTGACAAATATAAGCAAAAATTAGATCAAATTAATCTTGCATTAGAAAGACAACAAGCTATTCAAGCTAAATTCCCTGAGTACTCTAAAGAATACCAAAATGCGTTACGTCAAGAAATTAACCTTCTCAACCAAAAGAAAAAACTTCTTGAAGAACAAGCAAAAGATTTAGAAAAACAAATTAAATCAGGAAAAATTCAACAAACAGGTATTGTAGAAATTCCTCTATCTTCTGGTGGTACTGTATCTGTATCATCTGGTTATTCGGGAAAATATTCAAATATCATTAACGAAGCCGCAAGTCGTTATGGCGTTGACCCTAATTTAATTGCAGCAGTCATTCGTGCAGAATCTAATTTTAATCCTTATGCAAGATCACATGCTGGTGCAATGGGATTAATGCAATTGATGCCGGGAACAGCTAGAAGTTTAGGTGTGACTAATGCATATGACCCATATCAAAATATCATGGGTGGTACAAAATATCTCGCTCAACAATTAAAACGATTTGGCGGAAGTATTGAAAAAGCACTTGCCGCATATAATGCAGGCCCCGGTAATGTAATAAAATATGGCGGTATTCCACCATTTAAAGAAACGCAAAATTATGTAAGAAGAGTAACTCAATATTATTACTCATATGTAAAATCAAGTAGTGGTTCAACTACAAATATATCTGATATTTCACGTCAACAAGCTGAAGCACAACAAGCTATTGATGAAGCAAAATCTCAATTATCACAACTTTATAGCGATATTGCAAATTTGGATACTGAAATTGCTCAAAAACAAATTGATTTAATTAATGCACAAATAGCTTCATTTGAACATTATAAGTCAAATTACGATAAAGTTATCGAAGCTTCAGAAACTCGTTTATATCGTTATAATCAAGCTTCTGAATTATATAGAAAAGAAATAGAAAAACAACAGAAAGCATTAGCTGGTAAAGCAAAGGAAAATCAAAAAGAAATTGCATTCTTACAAAATCTAATTAAACAAGGTGGATTAAGTGCGGCGGCAATAGATCAGATAAAACAAAAGTTACATGAATTAGGCATAGAGCAAGAGCAAATGAATCAAAAAATGATGGAATTAAATAAAGCAATGGTTGATTCTGTATTAGCTGGATATGAAGATAAAATTGCACAGTATGATGAGTTTTTAGATAATTCGGAGATTAGATTAAGAAGATTACTTCAAAGTTCAGAAGCTTATCGTAAAGAATTACAGAGACAGAAAGAAGCATTAGCAGGTAAATACAAAGAACAAGGGCGCGAGATAAAATATCTCCAATATGCAATTAAAACCTATAAATTAGCTCCCGAAGTTCTTGAAGAGTATAAAAATAAACTTAATGAATTAAAAGATGCAGCCAATGAAGTTGTTGATAAACAAAAAGAATTAAATAAAGCAATTATTGATTCTCAATTGGGCGCATATGACAAAAAAGAATCACAATATGATCAATTTATTGAGAACTCAAACATTCGCTTAGGAAGATTGACTAAAGGCTCAGAAGCATACCGTAAAGAGTTAGAACGTCAAAGACAAGCATTAGCAAATAAACGAAAAGAACAAGAAAATGAATTAAAATATCTTAAATACGCAATTGAACATTATCAGTTAGCACCTGAAGTTGTTGAGGAATATAAGCAGAAAATTCATGATTTAGGTGTTGAATTGAATAATACGGCTGATGCACAGAAGAAATTAGGCGATGCAATAGCTGAAGATTGGATAACTCAATATGAAGATCAAATTGATGATATAAATTACAGATTAGATCGTTCAAAAACAATCATAAGTCTTTATGATGATAAAGATTCTGAGGAATATAGAAAAGAATTAGATTATCAAAATTCCCTACTCAAAGAACGTGCTAAATTAATTTATGATGAACGTCAAAAAATTTTAGAATTAATGAGAACAGAAGATTTGTCTATTGAAAAGAAAAAAGAGCTATCTGAAGCACTTGAAGACTTATCTGTTGAATATTGGAATGTATACAGCCAAATTAAACAAATTCAAGATGAATTTAAACAAATGATTGTAAACACTTTAGAGCAACAAAGAGATAAAATAACGGAACATCTTCAACAACAAATAGAAGAAACTGAAAAATATTATGATTCTCTTATTGAAGCGCAAGAAGAAAGATTAAAATTATTAGATGAAGAATACGAAAAAGAAGACAGATTATTACGATTACGTGAAATTGAAGATGAAATTCAAAAAGTAAAAAATGATAAACGTTTTTCATACATAACAGCAGAAGGTAAAGAGATTTTAACATACGATAAAGCACGAGTTTCTGAATTAGAAAAAGAACGTGACGAATTATTAAAGCAATATCAGCGTGAAGACATTAAAAAAGCAATTCAGGATGAAATAGATAGATTAGAAAAAGCAAAAAAAGAGAAAATTGATATTTTGAATAAAGAAGTTGAAGAAACAAAAAGAAGATACGATGAATTAATTAATGAAGAAAAAGGAAAATGGAATGAACTAATTGCCGCGGCACAAAACGGTACATTAACATTTGATACAATTATGAATACATGGTATGGTGGTTCATTATCATCATTACAACAATACGGAATTAATGTACAAGAAGAAATTAATAAAATTAAAGCAGCTTTTGAATCATTAGCACAAATTAAAATTCCTAACCCTCCATCATTACCTAATCCAACAACAAATCAAGGAAATGGTTCAAGTAACAGTTCAAATCAAAACTCGTCATCGTCTTCTGGTTCAACAAAAAATGTTGATTTATCCAATGCAGAAAAAGTAAAATCAACAAACGGTCACTATTATTATAAAATGACTAATACAAACGGTTCAACAACTTGGGTTATTGATACAGCTGTAGAAGAAAAATTAAAAGAAGGATATACACTTCAACAATATCATGATGGTGGAATTGTTGGTGGAGCAAAAACAAAAATACAATCACTGGCAAATATACTATTTAATAAAAAATTAAAACCAAATGAAACAATTGTGAAATCATTAATTGGAGAGCTACAAATCCCTCCAAGAAATTTACCTAATATTGTACATAATATCGGTACTATAGTGAACTCATTAATTCCTAAAACACCTGTAGTTACAACATCAGGTGATACAATTTATTTACAAAATGTAACAATTAAAGCAGATAATCCGCAGCAATTGTTTAAAGAACTTGATTTATATATTCGTATGAATCGTAAGTAAGGGTGAGGATTTTATATCCTCCCCTATTTTTATTATGGAGGTGAAATTGTGGCTATCATTGGTTTGGATGCTTTCGGGTTAAACGCTTTTCAATCTTACTCCCCTCCTGTTCGTAATATTAAATATCTTGAAATGAAAAATGCTGTTTACGATGAGATACATATTCGTGAAAAAACAGATGGTATTACTACTGAAAACATAAAAGAAGACTGGCAAATGGATACGATTTTACTTGCTAAATTTTTAGGTGATTTAGAAGCAGGAAATATCAATAATGCAGGGGTTAAAATCGAAAAATTTGCTATTAAGCGAAGAAAATTAAATGAATTAAAAAGCATCACTTTAGCTTATAAAGATTTTGTTAATAATAACCAATTTGTTTATACAGATTATACTCAACCTAATGATGAATTTATTTATAGCATAGTCCCTGTCGGTGAAAATGGACTTGAGGGACAAGAAAACTCAATATTTGTAAAATCTGATTTTACTGGCTGGTTCTTGGTTGATAAAGAAACAAATGAAGTATTAGCTTTTGATAAATTTATTGGTAACGAAGGAACATTTGATACAACATTAAATCAAGGACGTGTGCAAATTGATACATTAACTCGTTACCCTTCTGTTTTTTACACAGATCAAGAATATCATGAGTTTCAATTAAAAACTGTAATCATACCTGAAGATTGGCAACGTAGTGGACAAAAATATGAACAAATTTTAAATCAGTTTGTTAGAAGTCATAAACCATTTCTTGCTAAAGGTGGAAGTGGAGAAATATATGTTGTAGATGTTCATTCTCCCTCTAAATCTGCTCCACAAAATGTTTGGACTGGAAGAGATTATTTTGAATTGACATTAACTTGTACGGAAATTATGACATATGAAGAGTATATGCAGTTGAGCGAATAGGCGGTGATATTATGTTAAACGCTAGTCCTAATTTTATAAAAGCTATGCTTTCCAAACAATATAAGGTTTATATCAAAATCGAGCTTTATGATTCGCAAATGCGTTATATCAAAGAGATCACCCAAAGAGTAAATAAAGACATTGGCACATTAAGAATTGACGGCAATTCCCCTATTCGCAGAGCATTTACATTGCATCTTGATAATAAAACAGGTGAATTTATATTTGGTGAAAACAATCTTATTTGGATTGATAAACGTTTGAAACTTTATTTAGGTTTGCAATTATGGAACGAAAATATCGAATATATTCCTTTAGGTGTGTTTGTTTTAACTGAGCCTGAAGATAATCATACGCTTGATGGTAAATCAGTTACAATCAATGCAGTTGATAAAGCATTTTTTATGACCGATAAACGTGGGAAATTTATTAATGAGCAAATTATAGAAACGGGAACAAAAATTACAGATGCAATTAAAATTATAGCTTCGCATGTTGGAGAAACGATGTTTAACTTTGATGATGTGCAAGATACTGTACCTTATGAATTAACTTATAGTGGTGATGATAATCGTTGGGATGCGATACAAGAATTAGCTACACTTGCAAAATGTACGGTTTTTTATGATGTATATGGATATTTGAGATTGAAAAAGATTGATTTAAATTATTTTGAAACTGAACCTGTAACATGGGAATACAAATATGGAAATCCAAATGAGAGATTATATGCAGGTAATGTTAGAAAATTTGATGATAGCAATCTAGCAAACCACATTCGTGTATTAGGAGGTTCTTCACAAACAGCAGAAGTTATATATGATTTAGCAGTTGATGAAAATGACCCAACATACGGTCATTTATGGCGAGACCATCCTTACTCTATCCAGAAGATAGGCAGGTATACATATTTTCACAATAACAATAATCCAGACGGTTTAATTACTACTATAGACGAAGCGAAATGGCGTGCAAAATTTGAGTTAATGCGAAGATTAGGTTTTGCTGAAAATGTAGAATTAACTATTGCGCCCAACTATCTTCACGATGTGGATGATGTAATTTGGATTGAGGATAAAGAGAACGGAATTGAAGGAAATAAGTATTTAATTAAGTCTATTACTCTTCCTCTTGCTCCTGCTTTAATGACAATTGAATGTGTGCGCTATCGTAGAGTAATAGATGATTGGAATTTTATTTAAGGTGATGAAAATGGATAGACAATTTTATGAATATGTAAAACAAATTGTCATTGATATTTTAAAAAGTAATGGAATGTTTATTGGTCAATGGCATGTAGGTACTGTTGATCAAGTTATCTCCCCTACTCGTTTAAAAGTATTTGTAGATGGAAGTAATATTTCCCAGACAATCCCTTGTAATCCTGATGTAACATTTAATGTTGGGGATTATGTTTGGGTAGTTTATATAAACGGAAATCCAAGAGATAAATTTGTTCTTTGTAAAAGAGCTGTGGAGTAAAGGAGGTGTGTAAATGTCTTTACAGAAACCATATGATATTAGTATACGTGGACAAACGATTGATGCTAACGAACCAAATGAAGTAAGCTGGAAAGTTTCAGGGGATATTCAAACAGCATATAAAATCGACATTTTATCGAATATAGATAATTCTTTAATTTGGACGACAAATAAAATAAATTCATATTCTCTCAAACATACAATCCCCACTGGCACGTTAACAAACGGAAATGAGTATAAAATTCAAATTACAATTTGGAATGCAAATAATGAAACTGCGACATCAGATGCAGAAGTATTTCAAACATCTTCAAGACCAGTTGTAACAGTTGATCCAATTGGAACAGTGAATAGCTTTAGTTATAATTTCACAGCCACATATTCTCAAGCTGAAGGAGTAGCTTTAAGAAATTATGTGGTTTATTTATATGATGATCATCAAAATCTTATTGATAAGTCAGATATAAAAACTACCCTTCCAATGGAACATTTATTTAGTGGATTACAGACTGAAAAAACGTATTACATTGAATTTCAAGCAACAAGCACTAAAGGATTAGTTGGCACTAGTGGTTTAGTACAATTTAACGTTTTTTACTATAGACCAAAAATGAATGTTAACTTGCAGGTAAAAAACGTTGAAAATGCAGGGATTGAACTTTCATGGTATGTGACACAAATTATTTTTGAAAATGAGAATGGTGTTTTTATTGATAATGAGAAAATCGATGTAACAAACGGTAAAATATATGCCAATGAAGGATTTGATATATCAAGTGATTTCAGCTTAAAGCTATGGATAGAAAATCCCAAAAACAAAGAAGATTTGATCGTATTAAATGGTGTAAATGGTCAAATTAAACTTCAATATCATTGGCTAGATGAGAAGTTTCATTTGTACAAGATTGATAACAACGGAATAAAAACGTCTTATGAAACTACTGCCGTAACAGGTAGTAGTTTTGTTGTTTTAATACAACAAATTGGTAGAGATATGAACGTAGTGGCTGAAGCGATTGCTTAGAAAGGAGTGTAATTAATGCAATATAACTTTAGAGGAAAATATAATAGTACAACATCTTATGTAAAAAAAGATGTTGTATCTTATCAGCCTACACCTAATGATCCGATTAAATATTATTTTTGTTTAACTGATAATGTAGGTCAATTGCCTAATCCTAATGGCGATACTCAGTATTGGGCAATTATTAATACTTTAAGTAACTTTCCTAATTCTGTTGATACCTTCCTTAATCATACAAACATTCAAGCAAGTGATAAAGCAAGTCTTCAACGATTTCAAGAGTTATCTTTAAAAACTACACTAACACCTGCTGAACAAGATGAATTATCAACTTTAACACAAAATTTAAGGGATAAACTAATTCTTCCAGAAGATTTTAATGCGCTACAACAATCAATTAGTAATTTACAGATGTTTTTTAAAGATAACGTAGAGGGCTATATTAATCAAAAACAAGCTGAATTTCAATCACAAATTGACAAATTTACAGATCGTGGAGAATACAATTCAACTATTACATATTACAAAAACAATTTCGTTACATATCAAGGTCAAACTTATATTTGCACAGTTGATGGAACAATTAATATTCCTCCTACTAATACTTCAAATTGGAGATTAGTAGCTGCAAAGGGACAAAAAGGTGATAAGGGCGATCCCGGATTAAATCTCGTATACAAAGGCACATATGACCCAACTATACAATATACAATTGGTGATGCAGTAGAATACGGTGGAAGTATTTATTATGCTACACAAGATAATATTGGTGAAACTCCACAGTCCAACGGTACAAGTTGGACTATTTTTATGCCTAGAGCGTCTATATTAGTCTCCCCTACTCCACCAAGCTCACCAACAGATAAATTAGTTTGGGTGGATTCAATAAACAATAAATTTAAATATTACGATAGTGCAACCGCAAGCTGGAAGGAACTCTACAAAGTCGAGATAGATGATATAAGCAATAAAATCGGAAATTTATCTAATTTACAAACGACTGATAAAGATAGTTTAGTAGATGCCGTGAATGAAATTAAACAAGAGCAAGTGTCGCATTCGGCTGATACTGCGGCACATGGTATTGGTGATAAATCTACATTGCTTACAACGAACAAAAACACAATCGTTGAAGCAATTAACGAACTTTTTACATTTGCCAATGACGGGAAAACGGGTGTCGCCACCGTCATTGGAAGTCCAGCCACAGCAGGCGACACGTTTAGTCAGTTGGTGACACTTATTCAGAACATTAAAAATACGATGGCAGCGAATTTAACAGCGAAGGGCGTTACCGTGAATGGAAATGACCCGTTATTGAACTTAGCGAATGCGATTGCGAGTATTCAGGTGGGGAAGAAGTTTCAAAGTGGTGTCACAACTAGCACAGAAACAATGATTCAATACACAAGAGATGACACAGGATACACTACGGGCAGGTATTCAGTTACGGCTACAGGTTTAACATTTATGCCTAGTACAGTCGTTTTAGTGTATCAAAGCGGTTCGTTATGGTATATTGATGCTCTTTTTCCTTCAAAAGTCCCAAATGCTATAAATGCCGATGGGCGAATTGTATCTAGTAATGTACCTTTTCGTTTAATAGCGCCAGCTAGTGTAACAAGTAACAGTTTTACTTTACCTTGTAATGCATCTAGCGTAACCGTTTATTGGTATGCCTTTGAATAAAGGAGGATTAAGAATGTTTATAAGAGCTTATTACGACAAACTCACTGGTAATGGTCTAAAATGGTACGCGTTAACCAGTGAAATATATAGAGTACCAACTTTCGATGAAGATTACCAATCATTTAGAGAATTATCCGAACGAAACGTTGATACAATCGGTTTGATTGAGTTTGAAAACGGCGAATACTATCAAGATTTTGTACAAAGTAATGGTTGTTTTCGAGTCGACCCGCAAACGCTAGAAATCGAATTTTCATATCCCGACCCGAACGCAACCGAGCCGCAAGAGCCTGTGTATCAAAAACCGTTGACTGAGCAAATCGTGGAATTAGAAAATAAATTAAAAACTCCTGATGACAAATATAAAGAATTAGATTTAAATACAGCAACACTTGAAGAAGTTCGCACAGCTAAAATCAATCAATTAAAGTATTTATGTTCACAAGCAATTTATGCAGGTTTTACTTCATCAGTCAATGGATATGTTTTTGGGTATAATGAGCATGATCAATCTAACTTTGAAAAACAAACAGCTTTGCTAAATTTATGGTACAATCAACTAAATGCAGGTAAGATAACGCAAGAACAATTTAATGCAAACTTCCCTATTAAGTGGAAGACGAAAAATCATGGAATAGTGGACTTAACCGAAGAAGAATATCTTCAAGTAATTGAGGATGCAAAAGCTCACCAACTTTCTAAACAAATAAAATATTGGCAGTTAGAAGCACAAGTATTAGCAGCAACTACAAAAGAAGAAATTGATGCTATAGTGTGGTGATACATATGAAAAAGTTTGAAATCGGGTCACTCCTTTTTGTAAGGGGTGACTCTTTTATTTCTAAATTGATTCAAAAGATTGATGGTGGAGAATTCTCACATGTATGTATCGCTGTTAGCAATAAATCAATTCTCGAAGCACAACGCTTCACTAAATCAAGAATTGTACCAATTTATTTTGATAATTACGAAGTTATTAATTTAAATTTAACTAATGAACAAAAAGATAAATTAGTGAAATTAGCCGTTGATTTAGTTGGTATCAGATATGATTACAAACAAGTTTTTTGTGAGCTAATTGAAAAAATTTTAAAGAAAGAAATATTCCCTAATAATCCTAAAAATATGATGTGTAGCGAATTAGTTACATATTTATTATTGCAAATTGGTTATCTTAAATCAACTGATGAAATTGATAAGTTTTTAGAATTAACACCTAATGAATTATATTCCTATTTAAAAACTCGATAAACTGTGACTTTTATCTAAAATATAATAAACAAAAGTCCTTGAAAATTAACGATTTTTGAAGGTGGTAATTTTACAATTGTCACCTTTTAACTTTATAGAAAGGTGGATCAAAATGAATGAAGATATTTTACGTGATTTATATGAAAGAATGGGGAGATTAGAAGCAAAAATTGATGATGTCCGTTCCATTCGTGAAACGGCAGATAGTGCATATCGTTTAGCTGAAAAAGCAATGGTTAAGGCAGAGGATAACGAAAATGACATTAATAAACTATCAGCTACACTTAAATGGACGACAGGAACAATTTTAACAGTATTAGTTCCTCTCGTCCTTTTTGTTTTAGGGAAAATTTTTAATTAAGGAGGATGACTAAAATGAAATTTGACAAAATGATGATTATTCGTACCATTGTTTTATTTGTAGCTTTAGTTAATCAATCTTTAGTATTGGCTGGTTTTTCGCCACTACCGTTTACAGATGAACAAATTGAAAATGGTTTAACGATTATGTTTACTATTGTAGCTTCTCTTTGGGCTTGGTGGAAAGATAATGACATTACTCGTAAGGCTCGTGAGCGCAAACAATTTTTAAAAGATAACAATAAATTATAATAATGGTGGTGAACAATAATGGATTTAAATCAATTAATCGAAAAATCAAATCGAAAATTAGTTAACGTTCATCCTTATGTAAAAAACAAAGCCATCGAATTAATTAAAAAAGCATATGCAGAAGGTATTTATGTTCAAGTAACTCAAGGATTTCGTAGTATTGAAGAACAAAACGCATTATATGCCATAGGAAGAACAAAGCCGGGTAAAATCGTAACAAATGCAAAAGGCGGTCAATCTATACATAATTATGGTTTAGCGTTTGATATTGTAATTTTAAATAATGATGGTTCGTTGAATTGGAATACAAGTGATAAAAAATGGCAACGTATAGGTCAAATTGGTCAAAGTATTGGATTAGAATGGGGCGGTTCTTGGAAAACTTTCAAGGATATGCCCCATTTTGAATATACGTTCGGATTAACTTTAAAGGATTTACAAAATGGTAAAAGACCACCTAACTCTCCTTCTTCATCATCAATACAAACCAAAAGTTATTACGAATTAGGAGATAAAGGTAATAAAGTTAAAGAAATTCAACAAAAATTAATGCAATTAGGGTATCAATTAAACGGTGGAGCCGATGGAATCTTTGGACAATCAACTTTAAAGGCAGTTAAAGATTTTCAAGCAAAATACGGTTTGACCGTCGATGGGATCGTAGGACAACAAACATTAAAGAAATTTGATGAAGTACTACAACAAATAAACAAAAATAAACAAGTTGAACAAAATATAAAAATACAGGAGGTTATGAAAATGAAATTGGTTGATTTTATTGGTGAAAATCGTATGAATAAAGTTGTTACTGTTTTACGTGAAGCCAGACAAGATGGAATTTTAACATCTGATGAATGGGAAAACAAAGCCAAAGATCGATCATTGACTATTGGTGAAGCTATTTATGTCACAATGATTATGGATCATAGACGTTTCCGTGATTTTTGTAAAAATAAATAAGGGAGGTTTCCCTCCCTTATATTTTCATTTTTGAGAAAGTGGGTTCTTTTTAGTTATACCCCTTTCTATTTTAAAATATACAATAAAAGTTCGATTTTATTCAATTTTTAATACCATATATTGTACTTTGTTTTTCAGCAAATACTATATGTTGATAAATATTAAAGCAGTAGTCGCCCTAATACTCTTTACATATTCGCATTGTATCAATACTTCAACTTCTTCCCTATTTACACATATAAAGCAATAGTGGTCACCCTAACTTACAATTGTAGGAAATTTTCTTTTAATATAATCGGTTTGTCATTTTTTAAATGAATAATTAATATATATACATTTTGACGCTCTATTTTACCTGTCAATTCATTCCTTTTTCTTATCACTTTTTTATCAAATACCTCTATATAGTCCACAACATCTTCAATTTTATCGCCAGTTAATTTCCCATATCTTCTTTCTAACAACTCTAATAAAAATTCTTCCTCAACAGCAATACGTTTGCATGTGCCGTAATTATGGTATGTCGAGCAAATGTATTTTTGTTTTCCTCGTTCTCGCTTTGCTCTGTAATTCCCTTTACAATATGGACAACGAATTAGACCTGAGAATAATGGCATAATTAAACCTCCTCTCAATAAATATAACATGAGAGAAGGTCAAATTTGATTAAGAAATAATCTCATATACGTAAGAATTCTTATCAACTGGTTTATCAGTAAATGAGTATGCATCCAATAATTTATTCTTAACGTTTTCGTCTATTTCAAAATTACAATGCAGAATTGCTAAAACTTCCCCTTTCTCTACATAATCTCCAATTTTTTTCTTCAATGTAACTCCTGCACTATGATCAATACTATCTTCTTTTTTCTTTCTTCCTGCTCCTAATAACATCGCTACATATCCAATTTTTTCAGCTTCTAATTTATCTATATATCCATTGTTTAAAGATTTTATTTCAAAATGATATTTAGCTTGTGGAAGTAAATCAACATTATCAACAATATTTTCATTTCCACCTTGGATTTTGATGAACTCTTTAAATTTATTCAGTGCTTGCCCATTTTGGATTTGCATTTTTAGTTTTTCTTTAATGTTCTCGCCTTCATACATTCCACTTAAAAATACCATATTTTCAGCAATTGTTAATGAAATTTCAACTAAATCTTCAATATACTCTCCTTTTAATACTTGAATAGCCTCTTTGACTTCATTTGCATTTCCCACTTCATATCCTAATGGCTGATTCATATCTGTAATGACTGCAATTGTTTTTCGATTCAGATTTTTTCCAATATCAACCATTTCTTGTGCTAATGCTTTAGAGTCTTCTAATGTTTTCATAAATGCTCCATTTCCTGTTTTAACATCTAATACAATTGCATCTGCTCCCATTGCGATTTTTTTACTCATAATGCTACTAGCAATTAATGGAATTGAATTAACTGTTCCAGTAACATCGCGTAATGCATATAATTTTTTGTCGGCAGGCACTAAAATTCCACTTTGTCCAACTAATGCGATTTTATGTGTATTAACTTGATTAATAAATTGTTCTCTTGTTAATTCTACGTTAAAGCCTTGTATAGATTCTAATTTGTCAATTGTTCCTCCTGTGTGCCCTAAACCTCTACCTGACATTTTAGCAACAGGAATACCCAAAGAAGCAACCAATGGAGCAACGATTAAACTAATTTTATCGCCGACTCCACCTGTGGAATGTTTATCTACTTTTACACCTTCGATTTTTGATAGGTCAATTGTTTCACCAGAATTAATCATGGCATTAGTTAAGGCAGAGATTTCTTCTTTAGACATGCCATTGAAATAAATTGCCATTAACATAGAAGCCATTTGATAATCAGGAATGTCGCCGTTCGTGTAACCGCGGATGATAAAATCAATTTCTTCTTTTGAAAGCTCATAACCATCCCGTTTTTTCGCAATTAAATCGACCATTCTCATGATGCTTTTACTCTCCTACCTGATATAGTTGTTTCAATAACATGAAATAGACTTTCTTCACTTATAGATATACCCATAAAATCAATAAATGATTTTAGATTTAAATGATATGCTTCAACAATACGCTTTATTGTTTTGGGCATAGGTATTCTTTCTTTGTTGATAATTTCTCGGCAAGTCGTTTCAGCAATCCCTGTATCTCTATGCATTTGACGTGCGCTTTTAATATCGACATGTAATTTAATCCAATTAATAAACGATGATTTTATTTTATTGCTAATTGTTTGTATCCATTCAAAAAAATTGTATTTATGATGATCTAAATGTATCCCTATTTTTATTGTTTTTGTTGTCGTCGTATCGCCGACGCCACCAAAAGAAATAAAAGAAATTTTTCTTTCAATATCTTTATTTTCTTGTTCTTCTTTTGGCGACAAAGGAATAGAAAAGTACAACTTAACATCTCCATCTTTATTAATTTCAATTTTTTCGATGATTTTATCGATCATTACTTTTTTCATATGATAAGGAACATAGTGTATATTTTTGGAAAAGTCTCGTATTTCTTCAATAATGGATTGAATGATATTTTCTTGATCAGATTGTATATTTAGTTGATTTTCTAATTCTTGTTTGGCTTTTTTAGCTTCATTTAATTTCTTTAATATTTCAGCCTGATCGTTTTGATAACTTTCTTTCAGTAATTCATAATTTTCATCATTTTCATCTAAATCAAGTAATAATCGTCTAATTGCAGTATAATCTTTATTTAGTCGTTCAATTTTTTTATTTATTTCTTCTAATGCTGTTTTTAATTTCAGGTCAGATTCATTTAAACTTTCTTGTATTTTCTTTATTTCACTGTCTAAATTTACGCTAGAAATATATTCAATAATTTTTTGTAAAATGAATTCTTCTAATACTTCTTTTTTAAATTGTTTTGATGGACATGGTTCTTTTCCAATATGTTTTATTGTACTTTTTCCTCCACATACATAGTAACTATATTTCTTTTTATTTTGTGTAGAATTTCTTCCGTAAAATTTATTTCCACATTCACTACAGTATAACAACCCTGTTAACAAAAAAGAAGTGGTATATCGTCTTGGCTCAGAAATCTCACTTTCTCTTCTCTTTTTCTCTCTTAAAATTTGCTCATGTCTTTCTAGTGTTCGACATGGTTCATGGCTTCCTTTTGCACGAATAATTAAAGAATCATCATTTACTGAACGTTTGTCGCCCGATGTACTATATTCTATAATACCTGTATAAAAGGGATTAAATAATATTGTATGGATTACATCTCTTGTCCAATATTCAGATGAATTTTTATGTTGTTTTCTGCGATATGCTCTTCCTTCTGGTCGATATCCTAAATTACTTACTTTTTCTCCATTTAACCATTTTGCAATAGAATATAATCCGTAACCTGCTAAATATAAATCTTCAATTTCTTTAATGATTTTTACTTCTTCTGGAATTAATACAATCTTTTTATCTTTTAATATATAACCATAAGGAAGATTACCTCCGGTAAATTCTCCTTTTTTCGCTTTATTTTTTAATGTGTCTGATACACGAACAGAAATAGTAGCTGATTCTATTTCAGCAATTGAAGCTTTAATTGCTTCTAACATTTTTCCATATGGATCATTCATCATAGCTTGCATTTCATCTGTGGCTGAAAATATCAACTCACAATTGGCTTTTTTTAAAATATCCCATATCGCCATTGCATCTTCTAATTTTCTTGCTAAACGGTCACGTTTATAAACAATTAATTTATTAAATAATCCATTTTTAGCATCGTTTAAACATTCCATTAACACTTCACGGTTTTTTAGGTTTGTTTTACTTGCTGATACAGCAGGTTCAATATAAGTACGATAATGAATACCGTTATTTTCTTTAATAATTTGCATCCCTAATGCTTCTTGCATTTCAATAGAATCTCCATGTTCAACTTGTCGTTCAGTTGATACACGAATATAAATAGCATAAATATCTTGTTTTTTATCTGACATATTTCTCACCCTTTTTATTATCTTTGTCGATAAATTTTATTATCTATGTAAATATTAATCTAAAAAAAGAAGAATGACAACATTACTCGTCATTCTTCTTTTTGTTTTTTAAGTTATGTATAATCATTTGAGATAGAATATGTTTTAATTCTTGTATTTCTTGTAGGTCGCAATAATTTTTTGTATATATAACAGAAATTTGATTAGGTATATTTTTTCTCCCCATACATTCACTCCTTTTTCTTTTTGTATTCTTTACAATTTAACTCTTCATCAATCTCTTTCTGTATCCGACCTTCTTTTTAATTTCTTCTCCCACTTAATCTTTTCGTTCTTAATCAACCAGCATAAGCCAACCGCAAACGCATCCGATTCATCTTCATTTTTAAATTTCACATTGGGATAATGACTTTCAATTATTTGCCGTACAAATTTTTTTGTAGCATCTCCACGTATAATCGCTTCTTTAACTGTTTTAGGAGGATAATATATCTGTTCAACATCATGAAACAGATAATTTACTACACCATGTACACGATATGTTACTTGCGTAGATATGTTATGTTTCGAGAAGCCTCTCTCGATCACTACAAGACCAGCAGGATATTGATTTCTTAAACTATGTATTTCTTTTGCGATGTGATATAAACGTTTACCATGTGAATGTTTATCGTTCGTTTTAATTGATGTAATATGTATTGGTTCATATGTATGTAAATCAAATATTGCAATTCCAGTATTACTCATTGATAAATCAAAAGCCCAAAGATACAATTTATCACAACCTTTATATTTTTATAATTTGTTTATAAGGAGTAGGAGAAGTAATTCCTACTCCTCTTTATATGTATTTATAAATCAATTATCAATATTAAAATCTTTGAAAACCTCCATCAACTTTTCATACTTTTCTCGTTCAATACAATTGTCTGCTAAATGCATTAAAAACATTAATGTAGCTAAATGATATTTTCCTACAATACTCTCTAAAAAGCTCACTTTTTCATTTAAATTAGAAGGTTTAATATTTTTATATTGATGATAAATATCGGCTAATGAATAAATACCATGTCTTATCATGCTGTCTTTTAAAAATTTAAAGAATAAATTAGTTTGTTGTTGAGTGAGTCCCATTCCAGATATAATTTCATTTTTTAATAAGTATGTCTTTTTAGTCTCTTCTCCTTTATATATTTCAACACCTTCAACTACTCCATAATATCCGTCTCCTAATTGTTTAAGCAATTCTTTTTTCTGTTTTAGCAATCCAATTTCTTGCTCCAATAAATCTCTATATTCTTTTGAGAAAACATTAACTTCTTTTTGTAATTGCGAAATTTTCTCTAATTCATTGTTAATTTTACTCAACTGTTCATTAAACATATTATTACTCCTTTCATTTATATAATTTATTTTAATTGTTCAATTCTTTTAATGTCTTAATCATCTCTATAATATTTTTACGTGTTAAAACAGTATTATTTGCACTAGGAATTCTCTCATATTCATATATTAACTGTCTGATGGTTTTAGTTACGAATAAATTTAAATCAACAAAAGAATCACCATACAGCGAATCTAAAATCGCGAACTCCTTTAAAAATTGCTCTGGATTTTCTTCTTTTATTCTTTGAATTATTTCATTTGTCATTAAACCAACGTCTAATGCAGTTCTATAATCCTTTTCACTAATGAAGAAGTCTGGATAGGATTGTTGTAAATGTTTATCGTAATTATTTTCAGTAATTGAACAAATAATTTTATCGGCTACGTATCCTGTGTCAAATGGATAACAGTCATCATATACTATTAAATCAACTTTCTTTTTAATTTCATATTGATAAAAATCTTTCAATTCATGTCTATTTAATAATTTTATTTTAGTATATGACCCATCATGATATTTAAAATAGATTTCTTGGTTTGATAATTTAAAAGAGCTAAGTGAATTTTTAAATTCATCATCCATATGTAATAATTCATTAAATTTCTCTTGTAAATTATTTAATTTGTTTGCAAAATTAGCCCATAACACTTCTTTAGGTCTTTTCTCTTTAATATAATTTGCTATTGTATAAGTCTTTCCATTGCATCTAGCCCAATTCATCATAATTTTATTTTCATTTGATTCAATAATCTCTCTTTGATAATCGTATAATTTCATCACTCACACACTCTCCTTTAATAATCTTTAATTATATAATTTTCTTTCATTTCTAATTCACTTAATTCTCTTAAATATCTTTTTGGTGGTGTTTTACAAAATTTGCAAATATCATCTGTTGTATAATCTTTCTGTAGAATTATTATATTTAATCTACCACAGTAGTCACATCTTGACCATACAGCAATTTCGTCTTTTTGTAGTTTAATTTTACATAGTTGTATTACTTTATCCATTTTTATCACCTCCTTTCAATTATATTTTTATAATTTTATTTACACTGCTTTACTTATGTATTTTTCATGTGACCAATTTGGATGATTATGTATTGATTAAATTTAAGTCTTCTTTTGTAATGCGTCTTAATTCACCTAAATTAATATCTTTTTCATATTGACTACATTTAATTTTAGATTTGTCTATATTGATTTCATACCATGAACCATTATTATTTTCTAAATAATTTATTGCTTCTTTTAATAAATCAACAAGTATATTATTATTAGGTAACTTATCACATAACGATATAATTCTAACTCTTTTCCAACCTTTATCTTTTAAATACTCATTTCTTTTAATTTCTTTATTAATAAATTGTTCTTTTGTTATGTTGCCAAGTCTCACTTGTAAATCATGCCCACTCCCGTCATACTCGATATAAATTTTCTTTTCTGGGAAAGCAATATCTAACGAACAATGTCCAACAGGATAATTTAATACGCCATTAATTAAACTGTTTATGTATTTTTGTTGGGCGCTACAAGGAGCTAAGTTATTAACGAATAAACTATACCTGATTTTATTTTTTACATCTTTTAATTGAAACACATTTTTTACTCCGTATGTATTTAATAAGTTCTGTTCCCTTTTTTAATTATATCTTTATTTGATAAACTCCATTTACTATTATATTTTATTATATTTGTTTTAATAATTTTATCTTTTATATTTACATTTTGAATAGGATACATAACACCATATTTCGAAAGCATTGTTAATCTTTGCTTCTCTTTTATATCTTTATTTTTCATTGGGTTATCAACACCGTATTTTACAAGAAAAATTTCTTTTCTTTTTATTTTACTTTCGTTTGTTTTGTTGTAATTATCTACGCCGTATTTTTTATTACTGATTCTTTTGTTTTTAATAATTTACAATCATTGCAGCAATCTTTATGTGTAATGGTATTTTTTCTTTTTCTTAAATACTCTTTATAAACTCTTTTAAACTCATTGCCACAATAATCACATTTTAGAGTAATTTCTACATTTGCTCCATTAGAAAGATCATCGACTTTTACAGTAAAATAATCTCCAACTTTAGTATAAATATATCCTTTTTCTTGGTAGTAGCGAATATTTGCAGGATTCCATTTAACTTGTACAGTTTTGCTTAATAACATTTTCTCCTCCCTCTTTTTATCAGGAGGCGTTGCAACGCATTTATATACCCGGGTATCTCCTTTTTTATTTTTATTATTATATTTTTATTTAAATCAAAACAATAATTGTTCTCCTTTTTTAATTAATTGTTTTAATTCTCTCTCCCATCTTTTCTTTTCTAATTCATTATCAAAAGGTTTTTGGTATTTCATTAATTCTTTTGCTATTTCATGACACCCCACATGATCTTTACATATGAAAACTTTATCGTTTTTTAGAGTTGTATATTCATATAACTCTTTTTTATTTGTCGCACTACCCCATTTTTCTTGCAAACAAAATTTACAATATCCAATTTTTGTATCTATTTTGTTCTCAGAATCATTTATGTATTTTTCAGCATATTCATTTATTAGTTTATCAATCATTTTATTTTATCCTCTCCTTTAACAAAACAATTTTTATTCGAATAATTCAACCCATTTTTTATCATTCTTCAAATACTCTCTTATAATTGTCTTTGGGACAACACAGCATTCATGAAACTCTACATCTTGGGTTAAATTTAAAATGTAATGATTTCTCCAACTTCTGCGATTTGGGTTTTTTATAACAAATCTAATAAGGAATTTATCTGTTTCGATAAGACATGAATCTTTTGCCTCTATATCTTTTACTATTTTATCTTTTAGCATCAATTTAAATAATCTGTAATACATTTTTAAATCTTTAACATTCTCTGTTACTACGCCAACTAACACTTTGTCATATGTAATCATCTAATTCTCCTTTCTAATAAAATTGACCTTTTATTTAAACTCATTATACAAATCCAAAACCTTTGAATACACTTCTGCTTGTATATTTGCAATAAAATTATCCATAAAAACAGTTTTGAAAACAGACAATTCATCAAATGTTTCAATTTTATCTAAAGGAAAATAATTTTTAACCAATTTTTCTGCCATTTCTTGAATGAACTCATTATAATTATTAAAATTTTCAATGGTTAATAGTGTAATATGATTATTCATGTCAGTATAGTTCATAAAAATTTCCTCCTTTTTTATTTAAATCCATTGCACAAAGAACTCAACATTTTCATATTTCCGTTTTCTCGGAGCTTTTACTTCAAATACCACTCTTGATCCATTTGGTTTTATGTCTAAAATATTGTCGTCTTCTGGTAAGCTAGAAAATGACTCGATTTCCTTAACTTGTTTTGACAACGGTGTATTTTCTGCTGTGAGCATTTCTTCGTATCTATTTTTAGATACTTTAACATCGACAGCATAAGCAAATTTAACATCTTTATATTTCTCTTTTAATTGCTGTGTTTTTAATTCAATAAATTCGCTTAATAGCATCAAATTCACCCCCTTTCTCGATAAAGTGTAGATTTGATTCAGAATTACTTTTAATCATACTCAACTATTGATAAATCCTCATAATCATCTTCATGTTTAAATCCGCGTTTTAAATAATCTTTACCTCCATCAACATATACAGTTTCACATTTACACCATTTAAAATCATGCCTATGTACAGATTCAATGATGTCGCCACAATGCTTGCATTTAATCATGTTGAGAATGATTTTTGGCATAGTATCATCTCCTTAATTTTTGTATTCAACCACTTCATCATCTTTCGTATTAATAATGTAAAACGGCGGTTCTACTCCAACTGCAAATTTAGTTGCTGCTTGTAGAGCTAACCTGATTCTTTCATATGGGTTTAAATTCGTATTTTCTGTTGCCATTAATGAACCTAAAGCGTATGTTTCTCCACTTCCACAAGCATTATAATTATCAAACGCTTCTTCTACTTGATAGTCCGAATCTATTTTAAATAATTTATCTTTATATCCTAATAAGAATACCCCACCTTCTTTTTCACCAGAATGATTTCTTGAAAATCCTCCATCTTCGAATAATTTAATTACATTAGGAATAAATCTTGTAACAATGTATTCATGATCAATGTTTGGTTCATCTCTTGGATCAATTAATCCTGTAGCATACATAAGCAACTGACCCATTCTATATGATGATGTAAAGCCAACAATTGCATTTGGAGTATCTTTTAATTTAAACACTTTCTTATCTTTCCTGACTGTCTTCATGTAACTATTTGAACCTAAAGAATCTGCCCCTATGTATGTAACACCGTTATGCACTAATCCTACAATGCAAGTCATTCAATCATCCTTTCTCTATAAAACTTATCTTTCATATATTATTATATTTTACTTATTATTTTCTAAATCTTCGATTCGGTATGTAATAACTTCTCCGTGCTTCTTTTCATATGTATCATAATCACTTGGGAACACTACATTGCCAACTTTAAAGTCATAATAACTTTCCTCATCTCTAAAAACAAATGATGAAGCACGATAATTGTGATCGCCAAGATATTGTTTCAACTTATTTCACCTCCTTTTTGATAGCAGCTAAACTAATTTCTAATTCTGTTTTTTCTGTTTGCAGGTCACATAATTCTTGTGTCATTTCCGCAATTCTCATATCTATTGCTTGAATCATAGCTTTTGTTGCAAAATATTTCTCTTGTTTTCTAATTCTTAAAAGATTCCGTTCTAAGATTGCTTTTTCAACTTTTAAATCAGCAATTCTATGTATATAACTTTTTTGTTTTTTGGAATATAATTTTGATACACGTTTATATTCTGCTTCTAAAAAGTTGTATATTTTACTTTTAACACGTTTTTGCACATCTAATTTATACACCGTTAAAACTGTATCTCTATAAATATCTAAAACAATAGCAATTTTATCATTCAAATAAAGCCTTCCGATTCCGTATCTTTCACTTGAAACTACCGAAGAAAATTCGGCGTGTTTTAATTTATTTCTTATCCAGTCAGCAACTTTGTTCCTGCTTTTTTGTTGCAAATTAAATCTTTCTATTGCTCGATCTATTGCGTGATCTGTGATAACTGCGCTATTGAAGTCAATTGGAGCATAGACTTCAATTTTTTCCACTTTGTTCATATTGGTTTTATCACTTCCTTTCATGTGGGGAGAAGGTACAAGATATTAAACCTTGTACCTTTATTTTATTATTATATTTTATTTAAGTCAATATCATTTTTATAATTTAATTAATTCTTTCATAAATTCTAAAATAATGGTCATATAAATTGTTTTCGTCTGCTGGATTATATTGTTCAAAAATTAATTTCCATTCATTTGTGATTTGCGGAAAATACGTATCTGCTTGTTCAAATACATGGTCAATAAGTGTGATGTATAATCTATCCGCATAGCGCATGAATTGACGGTATATCTGTTCTCCACCAATTACAAATAAGTTAGGTTTACATTCACCATAGTTTTTATATTGTTTTAATACATCTTCAACGGAGTGATATATAAATACACCTCTATAACGAAAATCTTTATCTCTGGTTAATACAATATTTATGCGGTTTGGTAATGGTTTGCCTATTGATTCAAATGTTTTACGCCCCATGACAACAATGTTGTGATCTCCTGATGTTGTGAGTTGTTTGAAGTGTTTTAAGTCATTAGGCAAATAACAAAGTAGTTTGTTTTGATAACCGAGTTGATTAGTACGTGAGATTGCTGCGACTAGTGAAATCATTTACACTGCCACCTCAAATCTTTCAACTTGTGGATGATGTTTATAATTAATCAATTCAAAATCATCTACAGTAAAGTCAAAAAAGTTCTTTTTATCTGGATTAATAACTAATTTAGGTGCTTCGTACCCATCTCTAGATAATAATTCATAAGCCTGTTTTTGATGCTTGTTGTAAATGTGACAATCTTGAATAAAATGAGTTAAAATCCCAACATCTAAACCACAATGTCTTGCAATAAGATGCATTAACACTGAATAACCAATTAAATTCCAATTATTAGCAACTAGAAAATCGTTTGATCTTTGAATTAATGTCATATGTAATTTACCATCTTTAACACTAAAATGAGTAGCATAAGCACATTCAATTAGATTCTTTTCAGGCATATCTTCTACATCAAACATATTCATCATGATTCTTCGAGAAGTAGGATTAGTTTTAATTGTCTCTAATACATAATGTACTTGTGAAGGATAACCTAGCATAGGTTTTCTAATTTGATAAGCATATGCTTTCCCGATGAACCCTTGTTCGTCAGCCCAAGAATTCCATATCTTACTGTTTAAGTCTTTAATATTGTTTGATTGCCTTTGATAAATCCACAAAATTTCGTCAATCGCTGCTTTAAAGTTAATTGGTCTAAGCGTTAAAATAGGAAATTCTTTAGACAAATCATATTTATTTACAACTTGTAAAATTCGTTTTGTCATAACAGGTGAACCATCTTTCCAACTTGCTCGATTGTCCACTTCCCATTCTTGTTCAAGAATTTCTCGCAAATTTTGTTTAAATACTTGATCTGCATAACTCATATAAAAATCCACCTTTCTTATAATTTATTCAATAATATCTCCTTTTCTTAAATACTTACCCACTGCTGCGCTTGATGTACGATAATAATCAATGTCTTGGAATTGGACATCCTCTAATCGTTTAATCAATTTTACTTTACTATCATTTTTAGACTTCATTACAGTAACACCCAATGTTGTTCTTGAAGATTTAGGATTGATCATATTTGTGTTAAATACCAGCACTTTATTGATGGTTGAAATAGCAACTAAATCAATGTCATCTTTAATCGTATCAAAATAAATCGGACTTTCTTGGTCAGTATAAGCATTTTTCAACATACTACGATTACCTTTATAACTAGACAATTCAATTTTCGCCACCTTACCGTTCTCAAATCCAATAATCAAATACCCTTTATAATCTTCTGTTGCAGTTACATAAACAATGTTTTCATCTTTAAGGTTAAGTAATGTTGGTAAATATTCACCCAATACAGACGGCTTATGATCATCAATTTCATATGCTTTAAGTTTGTAGCAATTTTGTTTATCAGTAAAGATGAGTATATCTGATTTGTTAGTTGCATCAAATTCATATGTAATCTCATCATTATCTTTTAGTTTCATATTGCTTGAACCACGGAGCGAAGTTAATGGAATTTTCTTTAAGTAACCTTGTTTAGTTGCAACAATACGCACATTATAATTTTCAATTTCAATTTCTTTTTCATCGATAGATGGTAATTCATCTGCATAAATAATTTCTGTTCTTCGTGGTTGTCCGTATGTTTTCTTGACGTATTCTAGTTGTTCAATAATCATTTTTGCAATCGTAACTTTGTCATTTAGAGCAAATTGCAATTGCTCAATATCTTTATCTAATTGTTCAATTTCATTAATATGTTGAATTATGTATTCTTTATTAAGGTGTCTTAACTTAATTTCTGCAACATATTCAGCTTGAATTTGGTCAATATTAAATGCTTGCATTAAATTAGCAATAACTTCATTATCATTTTTTGTTTCACGGATAATTTGTATTGCTTTATCAATATCAAGCAATACCTGTTTTAAACCTGCTAATAAATGTCGCTTATTTTTCTTTTTATCTAAATCGTATTTGATTCCACGTTTAATACATTTTGCTCTGAATTTTAACCATTCCCTAATAATTTCTTTTACACCTAACACTTTTGGTCTACCATCAACAATAACGTTAAAATTACAAGAGAATGTGTCTTCCAGAGGAGTTAATTTAAACAATTTCTGCATTAACAATTCTTTATTTGTATTGTTTTTAACAGTAATTTCAATACCAGATGAACTAACACCGTAAATGTCATTTACATCAACGATTTCTTTTAGTTTACCTTCTTTAACTAAATCAACAATTCGATCAATGATAACTTCAATTTTGGTTGTGTAAGGAATTTCTTTAATAATGATTGCATTATCAGTAAACTCATATTTCGCACGAATTTTAAAAGAACCTTTTCCCGTTTCATAAATTTTTTCAAATTCCTTTTCATCATAAATAATTACTCCACCTGTCGGAAAATCTGGAGCTTTAATATAATCAGAAACTTTAATAGAAGTATTTTTAATGTAATTAATTGTAAAGTCAATTAATTCATTTAAATTAAACGAACAAATATTACTTGCCATTCCTACTGCTGTACCCTGTGTTGGATTAGCTAAAATCGTTGGAAATGTAACAGGAAGTAATCTTGGTTCTTTCATTGTGTTGTCGTAGTTATCAACCATATCAACAACATTCTTTTCAATGTCTTTAAATAATTCTTGTGCAATTTTTTCTAATCTCATTTCTGTGTAACGCATTGCTGCATATTGCATGTCTCTTGAATAATACTTGCCAAAGTTACCTTTTGAATCAATATAAGGAATAAGTAACGCTTCATGGTCTTTTGTTAAACGAATTGCTGTTTCATATAAACTTTGATCTCCATGAGGATTGAGTTTTAATCCTTGACCAACTACATTAGCTGATTTTGTACGATTACCTTTTAATAAGCCCATTTTATACATTGTATAAAGCAAACGGCGTTGACTTGGTTTAAATCCGTCCAGTTCTGGCAAAGCACGATGAAGGATGACATGAGCTGAATAAGGCATATAATTATGCTTTAAGCTATCGGTAATTGTTTGTTTTATCACTTTTTTAACCTCCTAATCTAGAACATTTTCAATATATTCATGCAAGTGTTCTTCAATGTAATCTTTACGCCCTTGCAAGTCATCACCCAAAAATAATTCAAAGTATTTTTGCATTTTTTCAATATCGTCAACAGTTATTTGAATTAATTTTCTTGTTTCTGGATTCATGGTTGTTTCCCACATCATTTCAGGTGTATTTTCACCTAATCCTTTAGAACGCTGAACAATAAATTTACCTTTTAGTTGCGAAATAATTTCATCCTTTTCTTTATCAGAATAAGCGAAGTATGATTTGTCACCTTGGACAATTTCATATAGAGGTGATTCTGCAATATATACTTTGCCTTCTTTAATTAATGTTGGAGTTAAGCGATAAAATAAAGTAAGTAATAATGTACGAATATGCGCTCCGTCTTGATCGGCATCTGTTACGATAATGATTTTTGACCATCTTAAATTATTAATATCGAAACTATTTAACTCTTTATTATGCTTTGATTTAATTTCAACACCACACCCAAGTATTTTTAATAAATCAACAACAATATCATTTTTAAATATCTTGTCATACTCAGCTTTTAAACAATTAAGGATTTTCCCCCGTAAAGCATAGATAGCTTGAAATTCAGGATTGCGCCCTTGTTTTGTCGCTCCCAATGCTGATTTACCTTCTACAATAATCAATTCTGTTTTTGTATTATCTTTCGATGTGCAATTAACAAAACCATCTACACGATTTGTAATGTTATTGATATTGCTTTGTAGTTTCTTTTTAATGCTTAAACGTGTTTGTTCTGCTTTTTCACGGCTACGTTTATTAATTAACACTTGCTTTACAATCTTATCTGCTTCCAACGGATTTTCAATGAAATAAATCTCAAGTTGTTGTTTTATATATTCAGTCATAAAATCACGGATGAACTTATTTGTAATTGCAAACTTCGTCTGATTTTCATAACTTGTTTCCGTACTGTACGTGTTCGTAACTATAATCAGACTATCCCTTATATCATCAAACGTAATTTTCTTTTCGCCTTTTTTATATTCACCTTTCTTTTTAATCAATTGGTCAATTGCATATGTAAATCCATTTTTAATTGCTTCATGTGGACTACCACCATGTTTTAAGAATGAACTATTGTGATATGATTCCATTACATTCACTTCATTATTAAAACAGAAAGCAATTTGGTATTTTGAACGATAATCTTTTTTATCTTCACGATCACGACCAACTGCTTCTGTTTCCCAATAAACAACATCAGTAAAGTTTTTACCTTGATTGAGTTTATGAATATAATCAATAATTCCATTCTCGTAATAATATGTATATTTTTCATTTGTTTCTTCATTATAAACTTCAACTGTAATACCTTTATTCACAATTGCTTGTTCTTCTGCATATTTTTTAATCCATTCAAAAGGAATATCTGTTTCTGTGAATACGGATAAATCCGGCTGCCATTTAACAAATGTTCCTGTTGAATCATAATTGTATTTTTCTTTTTTTAATCCACCAACGACTTCACCCTCTACAATTTCAATTTCATATTTGTAACCATCACGATATGAGCGAACCAGCATATGTTTACTTGAAAATGCTGTTGCTGCTGCCCCTAAACCATTCAAACCTTTTGCAAATGCATAAGCGTCATCGTCATTTTTTGTGTATTTTCCACCAGCATATAAAGTTTGAAAGATTAATTCATAGTTATATTTATTTTCTACACTATTCCAATCCATCGGTACTCCACGACCAAAATCCTCAACACTGTAATAGTTATCTTTATGCTTTGTGATGATGATCTTATTACCATATCCACCTTTTGCTTCGTCTATTGCGTTATCAGCAATCTCAATTAGGCAATGGAAGCATCCGTTAATATCATCTGATCCTAAAATGTTTGCAGGTCTTAATCTCACCGCCTCTCTGTCTGATAAACTTCTAATACTTTCGTTACCGTATGTCATACAATCACCTCACACAAAATTTTAGTCGAGAACCTATCGTCCTCGACTATTATTATATTTTATTTAATTAGATTAGTCAACAAAATATTTCATTTCTTTTATAATTTCTTTTAAAAAATCTATATCGTATTGTTTTAAATATGTATCATCAACATTATTCAATGCTCTATGTAATGAAATTGCTTCAATTGGATCGAGTTTTAGGATAAGTTGTTCTCCGTTGTCTGTTAGCTTCACCTCCATAACTATGCCTCCTATTTAGCGATCTGCTCCAATGTCATATGTATTACCTCCTGATCTAAATATAATTTAGATTTTATCTAGAAACTACAATGAAAAATTAGCAACCGAATGATTAATGCTACTTTGATCTAAAACAATTACTTTTTCTCTATTATTTAAATAGCTAATAATTTGTTCTGTACTAAGAAATTTCCCTAAAGGTAATTTATCATCTCTACTTTTATAAACCTCATAAATATTTTCAAGTCTTTTGATAAATATATAATCTGCACTTTCGATTAATTCACGTTTTTTCTTCATAATATCGATAATATTCATGATTAATTCCTCCTTTTTACATAAAAGAACTATTTTATTTATAATTATTAATATATTAAACAAGCATCAACCAACAAAGTCATTGATTTATCATTTTTAACATCTTCAATAACATTAGGAATAGGAATAAATTTTCCGTTCTCGTCTTTTGAAAACCGTCCATATAGAGCTAATGCGTAATCACGATCTACTTCTTTAATTTCCTCATACAATGAGCCATCATCATCTGCAACGTCTTTTATATATAATTGTCTGGCTTCTTCTTTATCATTAGCTTTCAATAAAGCATAATATGGATAATGTACTTCATAAAATTTCATTATAAACACTCTCCTTTTAATTATTTTTTCATTTTAAATAACTTCTTTATAATTCTTTTAATATCTTGATACGGTTTATTAAATATTTCTTTAAATGCTGAGAAAAACACAATAATTACTCCAACAAATACAATAGCGAAAATCATATAACTCATTAACAGCCCTAACAGATACATTTCACTTCTCCTCCACAATAATACTATGGAATTGCGAACGATAAATAATTACTACTTTCCCGTTATTGATAAACTTTATTTGATTTGATTTTGACTCAATATCAAACTTTCCTTCATAACGTTTAATCACATTTCCATTAGCATCATAAATTGTTAAAACTCGTTCTAATCCTCCACCATATTCTGATTCAAGATTTTTCTTTGTGCGCTCCCATGATTCTCCGCAGCCTGTTAGTGTTGCTAATGATAATCCTGCTAACAAGATACCTGCTAAAAGTTTCTTTTTCATTTTTATACCTCCCACAATTAATATAATTTAATTAAATTATTTTATTAACTTTTTATGAATCAAATCAATACACATTTTTACTACGTCGTCACGATGGATTTCTTTTATTTTGTTTATATCAGTAAAATACTCAAGTAATTCCCCTAATTTTTTCGCTGTTTCATAATCAATAGTAACTGTTTGTTTTTTCATAAATAACATCCTTTCTATGAAATAACTCTTTTATATAATTCGCAATTATCTTTGAGCTATGTATTAACGATTTAATTCTTTTTTAGCCTGTATCGCCAAATCTACTTGATGCGGTGTTAAATCGTGCCATTTAGCTACCGTTTCTAGTGCTTTAAAATATTCAACTCTTGATACTCCGTGTTTTTCTGCCGCAACTCTACCCATTCCTAAAATTTTTACTGTTTTCATCTTTTTTCCTCCTTCACAATATGTATTTGATATGAATAAATTCATGCTTTTATTCAAACATACATACTTATAAATGTTGCATTACCCAATAAAACGGTATCCCACCAAACGTGACACCAAGAATAAAGAATCCAAGTTCTCTCCAAGTCATAGGTTTACCTTTAAACGCTAGGTAAATAATAAATGGAATCGCAATTAAATACATTATATACCACAAACACATAAGGATATTTAAGAATATTATTTATCCCTCACAATATGTAACTTTTATTCGTCTTTAATCTCAACTTTCCATCCACATTTACAAGTACGAATAAAAGTATCATCTGTAATATTTAAAGTACCTTCACCATTACCTATTTTTTCATTACCACACTTCTGACATTTTGAATACTTTCTCATTAATTCAATAGACCTCCATGCATTCATTATTTACACCTCTTTTTCATTAATTTCATACTCTTATCCACCCATAGTCGGATTAATACATTCCCAATCATAATCATTGAATGTAATTTCTTCACACTTGATAATTTCACCTTTATGTACTTCAAAATCAATATTAAATTCCATACCTCGTTCAAAAGCATATATTTTAAAATCTAATTGATATTCTTTAGATAAATCAGTTAATGTCTCAACATCAATAGTCCAAGCACCACTTAAATCAAGCATTAAAATATGGTCATCAAAATACCATTCAATTATATTTGATTCAATAAAATTTCTTCTTGAACCTTTTACATGAAAATGATTTGCGTTTGTTTTGACTGTTAGTATATATTCATCTTCAATAACCTCTTTCTCCATAGATTCACCTAAAAATCCTACTGGTTCTAATGCTTCTAATAGGAATCTTTTAATATTTTCTTTTTCTCCTCTTACTTTTAAAATACCCTCACACTAATTCGGCATTAAATTTCCTCCTTTTATTTAATCAATCTTTTCAAGTTTCCAAACAGACAACAAACCAACTTCTTCACATTTATCACAAAAACATTCATAACACAGTACGTTGCCATATTTTATTTTAGATTCTATTTGTTCCCAAACTTCATCTGGAGCTATAAAATCTCTAACATCTCTACCACATTGTTTACAAAAAGAGTTAACTGACATGAATTTCTTTTTTAATGATTTGTATTTAACTCTTAGATAATAAAATAATTTAATTATCATTCACCTCCTTATATTTTGCATAAAAACCCCCATTTCAAACATAATATCCTTTAAACGCTAAGATAATTGGTTTGTCTGTATCTTTATGTTTTTCTAACAAATCTTGATATGATATAAATTTAGCAGCTTTCTCATTTTCATTATAAATAAGATGATCTGTTGTAATTTCAATATCCCATAATTCTCTAATTTCTAATCCATTTAACACTTGGTCATCGAGATAAATATCATCTAAATAATCGGTGATATAATGAATAATCGCTTCCTTCGCATTATTTGCAGCAATCACTGTTTCAATATCTTCGGTTTTAAAAAGAAATATTTTTTATTCTTCAATTTAATCATCTCCTTTATATTTTTATTTAGAGGGCAGTCTTTATGACTGCCCTATTTAATTATTTAGACTGACGAATTTGACGCTCAATTTCAGCTTTTAATTTTGGCTCAGGTGGCTGCCAACCTTCAGGTTTAATAATTTTACCATCTTCACGATATCTCGGTTTACCATCTGGGAATAATTTTGACATATTAGCTTCTTGTACAATTTTAAATAGATTAAATGGTTTTACTCCTAAATGTACAAACGTTCCAAAGTTAAAATATGCTACATCAGTTAATGCATCAGCTTGTGCAACTACAACATCTTCAATTTCTTCATTTTTATCTAAGATTTTTTGGCTTGCTTGGTCTAATCCTTCTTTAAATTGCTTAAATAATTCTAAGAACTTGTTTTTATCACCTTTTACAGTTGCATATAGAAACTCAACTAATTCCTCGCCTGTCCATACAGCCCGATTCAACGCTAAATCAGATGGAATTGGAGTTGGTTTATCAGCTACATGATGTCCAAATGCTTTATGGAATTCACGTACCATATAGTACATTTCATTCGGGTTGTATTTTTTAAATAATTTACGTCTTGGTTTACGTTTACGATATTTCACTACATTGCCCACTTCTGTTTCAATGGTTTTCGTTGTACGCAAACCTTTTTCTTTATCAAAATTCACAATTACTTCCACTACAGCTTTGTTGTCTTTAATTGCAATCAATTTACCTTGCTCTTTTTTATCTTTCATCCATACTAACATACCTTTTCGCAATTTGTTTGCCATATGTACATCTCTCCTTTTTTATCTTTTATCTAAAGTGGGATTGATTATTTCAATCCCACTTTTTATTGAATTTAAGAATTTAACATTTCAATGAGTCTATCGATTTCATCAGGGTTATATTTAAATGCTTGATCTACAAACTCACCATTGTCATCAACTAAAACTAACACAGGAACACTTTGAATATTAAATTTATTTGCTAATTCTGCATTTTTTTCATCGTGAACATTAATTTCTTCATATTCAACTCCTTTGCTTTTTAGATAATTAGAAACCATCTGACAAGGAGCGCATGAAGGTTGGGAAAATTTAAGTAGCTTCATATGTTTAATCTCCTCCTATTTTTATATTTAATTATTTTCATCAACTGCATCCAGTAGTTGTTCCACAATCCAAACACACTTTACAAGTACCATTTTGTCTTAATCTTTCACTTCCACAAGTTGAACATTTTTCACCGTAAACGACTTTCCCATTTTCTTTTGCATCTTTAATAATTTCTTCATCATAGATATTTACATTATCATCATTTGTTTGTTGTTTCGTGTAATTGTCTGCTTCTAATTCTAAAACTTTAGCGATTAAGTCCCCTAAACTATCAACACGTTTGATATGAGGATGTTTAGTTACAAAACCACTTGGCTCATATTTTTCTTTTCGTAACATTTTTGCAATATCATTAATAGGAATATTACGTTGAATCATATGTGAAGCCATAATTGATAAAGTGTTTAATAAACCTTTTACTAATTGGCTATCATTTGTATCTGCATATACTTCAGCAATACGTCCGTCATCATAAAAACCAACTTTAACAAGAACACCCATATCGCCAACTTTAGCTTCATGAACTACTGCTTTACGAATAGGTGGAGGCGCAATTCTTGTTGGTTTTTCTGCTTTTTGTTTTAATTCATATGCAGTTTTAACTAATTCATCATAATTCATATCTTCAAATTTTTTCTCTTTATTTTGATTATCTGACATAACATTAAGTGGTTGAGATGCTTTACAACCATCTCTATATAAAGCAACGCATTTGACACCAAGTTTCCATGCTTCCATATGTACTTTTTCAAAATCTTCTACTGTTGCGTCATTTGGGAGATTGACAGTTTTACTGCTCGAACCGCTTAAAAATGCTGAAGTTGCAGCTAACATTTTTACATGTCCCATAGGATCAATAAATCTTGTTCCACCCGGATTTCTATTCGCTGTATCAAAGATAGGAATGTGTTCTTTCTTAATGTGTGGAGCATTTTCGATATTATGATTTTGTTCAACAAACTCTAAGATTTCTTTAATTTGTTCATCCGAGTAGCCTAAATGTTTCAATGCTAATCCAATACTACGGTTAGGAATCATCATATAACCGCCGCCAGCTAATTTCTTATAAGCAATAAGACTAAATGCTGGTTCAATTGAAGTTGTGTCAAAATCCATTAGCAAACCGATTGTGCCAGTCGGAGCGATGCATGTAACAAACGCCGAATTAAACTTTTTAGCTTGCACCACTTCATCCCAAATTTTTAAAGATGTTTCAGATAAATGCTTGAATCCTAATTTATGTAATAATTTATGATTTAATCCCATAGGTTTAATTGATAATTTGTCGTATTCTAAATTGTATACAGGAGCTAAATCGCCATAAGTTGCTACTCTGTGATTATGTAACACTCTTCTCATAGATGACTCATTTTCTTTAAAACGTGGGAAACCGCCAAATACTTCTGCTAATTCTGCGCTAGTTTTATATGCTTGACCTGTCAAAATAGAAGTTAATACTCCTGCTAACGCACGTCCTTCATCAGAATCATAAGGTAAGCCCAATGTCATTAATAATTGTCCTAAATTGCCATATCCCAATCCAGTTGTGCGATAATTATATGTACCAATTGCGATTTCTTTGCTTGGCAATTGTGCCATTGTTACTGAAATATCAAGAACAATTTGCCACAATCTAATTGCGTGTAAATATGCTTTAAGATTAAATTCATATGTTTCTGTGTCTAAGAATTTCATTAAATTAATTGATGCAAGATTGCAAGCTGTATCATCTAAGAAGTGATACTCCGAGCAAGGATTGGATGAATTAATTTCTCCATCATTTGCACAAGTATTCCATTCGTTAATTGTTGTATGATATTGTAAAGCAGGATCAGCGCATCTCCAACCTGCATAATTTATTTTTTTCCATAAATATTGTGCTTTTACTTTTTTATTTACCGATGGATCAACACGTCCTACTAATTCCCATTCTTCATCATTTAACACTGCATTCATAAACTCATTAGTAACTCGAATTGAGTTATTACTGTTTTGTCCACTCACGGTGTCATATGCTTCTCCATTGAAATCTGTATCATACCCCATTTTTCCTAAAGCAACAACCTTTTCTTCTTCTTTTACTTTCCAATCAATAAATTCTTCAAGGTCAGGGTGTCTATCATCTACACAAACCATTTTTGCCGCACGTCTTGATACTCCACCTGATTTAATTGACCCTGCGTTTGCATCACGTACACGTAAGAATGAAATCAATCCAGATGATTTACCACCGCCACTAATTTTTTCACCTTTACCACGCCATACACCAAAGTTACTTCCAACACCACTGCCTGCTCTAAATAAAATTGTTTCTGTTTTAAGACCTTCCATCATTGCTAATAAATCATCTTTTTCTTTTAAGATAAAGCATGCATGCGGAGTCGGGTTTACAAATTCATTATCAGTTTCATATACTTTACCAGTTTTATGATCTACTCTCCACATACCACGTTTTTGACCTTTAATACCATACGCATCATATAATCCTGTATTAAAAAATTGTGGTGAGTTTGGAGCAGCGATTTGCGCTAAAAGCATATATACAATTTCATCATAAAATGCTTGTTTATCTTCTTCAGTAGTAAAATATCCCATTTTTTCTCCCCAATTAGCCCATGTAAGTGCTAATCGGTGAACCACTTGTTTTACACTTGTTTCTTTTTCAATTTTTGGAACGCCTGCACGTTTAAAATATTTACTTGCTAAAATGTCCGTTGCCACTTGTGACCAATGTTTCGGGACTTCTACATTTTCTTGTCTAAATACAATTGTACCATCAGGATTTTTTATTTCAGATGTTCTTAGTTCATATTCAAATTGATCATATGGATTTTGTCCTTTTTTAGTATAATAGCGATTGATTTTAATACCCAATTTTCAGCACTCCCTTTCTATGTAAATTTTTACTTATAATACTCCATCCCATCATTGTATGTATAAACTGCGGCATCTACTTCTTTTAAGTTAATGATTGCCATTTCTCTATATCCCCTAGCCATTGCTTCTTTACTTATTCTTTTTACAGGTTTATAATATTTTTTAAGTACTTCCTTTGGAATAGTAAATGTGTAACCATCATCTTTTTTAGCTATATAATTTCCTTTACTCTTACCAACTATGGAAAAAAGAAAATCCTTATGTGCAAAGTACACATCATTCAACTCCCTTTTTATATTTTATTTGAATACACTAACCGTTGTTAGTACACCATTATTCAAACGCGCTTCTTCTTCAAAGTACACAACTGCTTCACTACGCTGTTTAGCTGTATATGTATATAAATATGATTTTCCATCAGGCATATCAATAACACCGTACCATTTCTTTTCAATAACTGGCTTTGTTTCTGCTTGGTTTGAGAATACTGTTTGCTTGAATGGTTGAATTGATCGTTTAGAGCGTTTCATTATTTTACCTCCTATTTTATTATATTTTAGTTAAAATAAATTTTATAAAAATCACATTGTTTTTATCACCACCTTCAATATTTACAACATTAATATACATCATTTTTTATTGTTTGTCTACTATATTTTTATATTTTATTTATATTTTTTAATCAATTATTTTATAGTTTCTTTAACCATTTCCAATAAATTTTTCATTGTATAATACTCTGGATTTATCATTTTTAATATGGCTTCATGTAATTCTGGAGAAAACATTAAACTCATCAAAATCCATAATATAATAGGAATTGCAGGGAAAAATAATAAATCTTTATCTTCTTTTATATCTTTATTTAAAAAACGATAAATAATAAATGATAAAACTATTGCAATTAAAGTGAAAAGAAGATATATCAATATCGTTGTTAATCCTTCAGCAAACATTTGTTTAGTATATACTTCATACACATGTTCCGCAGCTACACCTAATTGTTTAGCCATTTCTTTAACAACTACACCAATACCATCAATCCATTCGCTTGTTTTATCCCATACTTTTTCAGATAAATTTTTTGACATATGTACCTCCTTATATTTTTGTTTAAATCAGTTTAATCTTTGAAATGTGTATTATTCTACTATTTCAAAATTTACTAAAACATCATCTTTAACAGTATTGTAATAGTTCACAGAACCCTCATTTGAAGCAATAGTAAAATAATCTACTTTCTCGATAACCTCATAATCCAGTCCTTTTGTCCAAGTATGCACTCCACACTCTAAATCATCATTCGCTATTACCCTATAAGTTTTCATTCGTACTCTTCCTTTCTTTATGAAAACAATCCTTTTGTCCATAGTTTAGTTTATATAACTCGACTTTTCCGTTGTCATATGCAACGGCTACACCGTAGTAAATACGGAGGCAGTGGACATCTGCATTTACTACTTTAACTTAACTCAAATGGTTAAGTTATCCGTAGATACTTTCTACAAAATAAAACTTTTATTCATTTTCATCCTCATTCGAACATAATAATTCCTTCTTTTTTATAATAAGTTCTAATTCTCTATTTAACAGTTCACGATATTCTTTTGACCATACATATAAGCCTTTTTGTTTTTGTTGTATGTACTCTAATTCATTATTAATTTCCCTTAATTGATCAATCACCAGATTCACTCCTTTCTATTTAAAAATCGAAGTTTATTTAAATTTGTTTTTTAACATATCATTAATGTATTTAATTTTATTAGCCATATCTTCAGCTTGAATTTTTGCATTTTGTTGTTTGATAAATTCTGTTGAAGCAATTCTTTCAATAATTGTGAGTAACTTTGAAACATGATCTAATATTTTTTCTTGATACTCCATCAATTTTTCAATTAATTCATCAAGCCTATGTACTTCATCAGTCAAATATTTTAGCTTTCCATAAATGAATTCTTTTTCATCCAATTATCTCACCTCCTGATAAAAAGACTATTTTAAAGAAAGCGAATCGTTCATCACCACCTTTAATATATCATTATATTTTATTCATTTATGAATTTCACATACTCAAATGTATCTGGATCAATTGTACCTTTATTTAAATCCAATCCTAAAACATCAGCTAATTTATCAATCAAATCAAACTGCATATCCATCAACTTCAAACGTTGTTCTTGCGTTAATGTATTATCTTTAATTAAACTTTTCTCTAGGATGGCTAACAGTTTCACTACTTCATCTTTACTTAATACTAACACCTCTTCCATCTCAACCACCTCTATTATGTATCGGTGATTTTATTATAATTTACTTAAATTATTCATGTCAACACTTTTTATGAAAAATTTATCGTATTTTCTATTTTGTTTATCGTGCTATGTACATCAAGAATTAGTTTATAATACTTCTTCCATCTCTCTGTATTAACGTCTACATCTTCTTCTAATTCTTGTTCCAAATAAAACAGATATTTGTTTAATTGATCAAGCAAATACAATAGTTCTTCTTTTACTTTTTCATTCATAATAATCATCCTTTATATTATGATTTTTATATAACCTTAATCTCCTGTGTATCTGTACCATCAAACACAAACCATGCATACGCAGTAGCATCAGTTTTACCGTTTACAAAACTAGGTCTTTTTGAAAGTATGTATAATTTATTAACCATATGTTTTTGCCAAAAATCATATCTTGCACGACTCTCTAAAAAAGCTAAACGTAACAGCATAATAATTTCAGCATCAGGATACAGTTCTTTGCAGCGCAAAATAAACTCTTTTGCTTTTGAGAATGGAGGATTTGTGATAATTGTTTTAACATCATGATTAGGTAATTCCTCCGTAAGAAAATCTTTATGATAAATATAATTTGCACCACTATTAATTAAATTCTGGTGTTCTTCTTTTCTAATTTCATTTGCAACAATTATATTTTTATAACCTTTATTACGAATAGCTTGAATGAAATTGCCACATCCGGCACATGGCTCAAGAATAACACCATCTTTTAATTGGTAATGTTCCAAAAAGTTATGTATAACTTCAATTGGTGTAGGATAAAAATCATATTCGATTCGTTTTGCTCCACGATTTGTAGCTGACATTTCATCACTCCTTATATAATTTGTTTAAAACCACTATTTTATTATATCTATTTCTTTGAGTCTTTTTTTAGTTATTTCAACAGCTCTTGGATTAATATCACATCCTATATATTGACGATCTAGTTTTTTAGCCACAACAAGTGTAGTTCCACTTCCACAAAAGAAATCAGCAACAATATCATTTTCATTACTATATAATTTAATTATTCTCTCTAATAACTTCATAGGTTTTTGACTATAATATCCCGTTATTTCACTTTTTTCTTTATTTTTATAAGCCACAGGACTAGCATAAACTTGTTGAATATCTGACCAGACAGTAGATAAAGGAATTCCTTTACTATCTTTTAAATATTGTATTTCATAAATTGGATTTCCATTTTTATCCTTACCTCTCCATCTCTTTCGATACTTCCCGTTTTCATCTTCATATCTAAACCATTCATTAATATATTTTTGATCATATGGTGTATATAATTTATTAAACTTATAGTTATTCGTTTTACTATATACTAATATATAATCATGTGTATTAACCAATTTATTGCCACTTGTTCTACCTCCACTAGGAGTGCCATAATTCCATATAATTTCGTTAATAAATTTTTTATAGCCAAAAATATCATCCATTAATATCTTTATATAATGATTTAGTCTCCAATCCATATGTAAACAAATTATTCCATTGTTGGTTAAAATCCTTTTCATCTCTATTATTCTAGGTCTATACCATTCAATTGCTTCTTGTGGGGTTCCTAAATTATCATTATAATCTTTAAACTTTTTTCCTGTATTATACAAAATATCACAATAAATTAAATCTACGCTTTCATCTTTCATTCGTTTCATTAATTCTAAATTGTCCATGAAATATATTTTATTTAATTCAATCAAATTATCACCTCTCATCCCATAAAATTATACATAGCCTCTTTAACATCTTTCTCATCCAACTCAACAACTTTCACATATCTCATACTCACATAATCATCACAATTTGGACATAACCAATAATAATTAGCCCATTTATATCTTGTATATGGCTCAACTACACCACATTTTGAGCAAACATATTCACGAATTAGCCCCAACATTTATATACACCTCATTTTTTAATTAAGTTTTTTTAACTCTTCAATTGCATCACGCCAATTAAAATAGTCATCTGGCTCATCAAGTTCATAAGGATCTTTTACATCTTTAAACACTTCTTCAAATGCACCACTGTATTTTTGTTCAAATTTTTTAATTTCCTTTTGAATCTCTCGAATTAAATCTTCTTTTGTTCGATTTTGCAATTTATATGTTTCGTACATTACTTGGATTCTTGATGCCCAAACACCATTATAAAATTCTAAGTGACGCTCAAACTTCTCTTCAATTTGTTCCACTCTTTGTTCTAATTTATCTAACTTTTCAATAATTTGTTTTAAAATCTCTTCTGTAGACATAATATTACCTCACTTTAAATACTTTTTCTTTTCTTCGACTAACTTTTTTACCATATCAAAATTTCTCGTCATTAAAGCAACATCAATTAACACGTCATATATTCTTTCAGCGTATTCTTCAGATAATTCTTCAGTTAATTCTAAAACACTTTCTAGCATATCTTCTTCATACCAATTTTGATAATATGTATTGCCGATTTGCTTAACTAAATATCTTTTAACAATTTTTTCTTCTCCGTTGGAATAATGATAATATCTATACTCTGTTTCAACTACTTCTCCTATTATGTCTTTGCCACGAATTTTCACCCTTTCACCAATACTAAATTTCATATCCATTTCAATACAACTCCTTATTTATTTATTGACTTACCAATGATCCAACAATATAATTAAGCTGTCTAGATATTGCTGAATCATTGGCTATAGGATCACCTTTGCAGGTGGTTCTTTTTTGTTTAGAACAATTTATTAAACAACAGGTATCCTAATGTAATTCCTAAAATCCCGAACACTGCACTTGCTACTGGAGGCGCGGGTACAGGTAATTTTACTGCTGCAAAAATAAATCCTGTAATTAATCCTGTTGCCAATGATAATAAACTTTGAATGATAAATTCTTTCATATGTACAACTCCTTTTATAATTTATTTGAAATATATGTTTTGTACAAATTACTCAAATAAATTTTTATATTTTTCAATGTATATTTTAGCATTTATGTATTTTTCATATTTATCGTATGTATCTCGATCCATTTCTTTTATTGGAGTTTCACGTTTCTTGTAATGTTCACAACCATAACACTCGTCTGAAATATTCGGGCTAATTTGTTGTCCATACTCTCCACTTGCACCAAACGGACACCAACAGCCTTTTGAATCATCGCTATAAACAACATTTACTGGATGTTCACAAGTCGGGAATCTTTCTTCGTATGCTTTTATTTCACTAGGTGAATACATTCCATATTCTTTATATTTTTCATCAGGAAGAATACCTAATTGCATATCAATCCAATCTTGACTGTCCATATTATCAGCACATGCACCATATGCACATCTATTCCAAAACAATTCTTGTCCTTCAATTGGGAACGTATTTACAAAATCAATTATATTTTGTTCATATTTGTATTTAGCGCAATATCCATCTATCATTTCAGGTTCTTCGTTAAACCATTTTTCTATATCTTTCGGTTTACATTCATCACAAATTTGTAAATATGTAAAATTGTTATCAAAACTACTTCCATAATTGCTTCTATGTAAATAATATTTTTCTAGTTTTGGTTTTTCTTTAAGACATTTAAAACAAATTTTTTCATAGTCTTTAATTGGAGTTACTTTTTTATTCATTTACTCATCTCCTCTCTAATTTTAATCAACCAGTAGGCATCTGCAATTATCTGCCCACTTGTAGATTTATTTAACCACTCATTCGTTGGAATCGTATCTTTAGTGACATTTATCTTATCGAAGTGTTTCCAATACAATAACATCAATTTCTTTTCATTATCTATTACATTATTATATTTTTCTAACAACCGCTCTACATTTTCTAAGATTTTGTTATAATTGCTCATTTTAACTCAATCCGTTTCATTATATCTTCAACAATCATATCACTATCCCATAATTTCGTGTCATATGTATAAAACATAAGAGAAGATTTACTCATAACCTCAGCATACTTATTTAATATTTTTTCAATCATATCTTCGTTTATATAATCATCCCCTCTACTTTTCAATCTATTTTTAATAGTTTCTGCATCACTTGTTAAATAAATCAATAAAACTTTATTCTTAATTAAGTTTTCAATCTCATCAAACTGATATTGATTAAGAATAGCGTAATCACTATATAGACTAGCATAAACCAAATTGCTATAAATGAACCGATCTATTACCACATTGTCCAATTTAGCTAATTTCAAGAAATGCTCAAATAGTTGTTTATTGTTACATTTCGATAATTCAAATGAAGACCCTTTAATAACAGGAAAATTTAATTTTTTAGCTAATTTATTCGCTAAAGTTGTTTTGTATGTAGCATCACATCCATCAATAACAATAAACATATTAACCACACCTCATTATATTTTATTTATATAGCCATGTTAAACATATTAAAATAATGCTAAATTCTACAGTAAACCTCCATTTATCATCACTACTCCAATCTTTCTTAGGTACGATGAGTGCTGCTATAATCAAAAACCAAAGTAAAATTTTTAAATATTGCACTTCATCACCTCCCCATAAATTTCAGATTTTATTCAATTTCTAATATTATTATATTTTATTTAATTAGCTTTGTCTACCCCTTTTCCCAATTTTATTATATAAATTTTTCGTTTTTGTTTACCAAATTTAATCGCCTCTTCAACACTGTCAAAATACACATCAACTCTGTTACCTTTGATTTTTCCACCACGATCTTGAACAACAAATATATTATCAAATCCTTCAATTTTTACAAGTGTACCAAACGGAAATCTTTTATCCATCGCAATGGTACGACCTTGAGTGGCAATAGTGCCACTCGCAGTCACCTTAAAATCAGGATCATCTGGCGATTTACCCGTTGACTCTTCATATGGTGAATATGCGGTTACAACACCCTCAAAACTGTATATGTAATTATTTTTATATTTTTCTTTTATTTGTTTAGCTTGCTTAATTCGTTCAATTTTCTCTTCAATCCCTTCAATTTCTCGGTCAAATCGTTGCCTAAGACGATCTTCGCTTTCTTGTATTTTTATTTCTAACTCCCTTAATTTATCTTTCATATCGGATTGTTCACGCTCAAATTGTTTAATTATTTCTTGCTGCTTTTTGTTTTGTGTTTTTAAATTGTTTAACTCTTTATATAAGTCTTGATTTACGTTATATGTATAAACAATTGGTGTTACGATCAATGCAGTACAAAGCAACGTTTTCTTCAGTGATTTTTTCATGGTAACTCCTTTCTATTTTTCATATTTCTTTGACATCTGCCAAGCAACAAGCCAATTTTCTTTAATATCAGTTTCTACCCATTTACCATCTATTTTGGTTAATTTAGGTTTTTGCTCTACTTTTAATACTTTTATAATATCACCTACATTTAACAAAGGTTCACCATCACTATTGTAGTAGTGTTGTTTGGAGACCTTTAACGAGACTTCTGAGCCATTATTCATTATGTATAAAGTGATTTTAGGACTGTATTTTGTGTCAACTCCTAAAATCATTCCATATGCTTTACTTACGTTAGGAAAAATGGTTTGCCCATATCCTAATATTTCTTTTTCAAATAAAATTTGTTCCTGTATTGGTATTTCCTTATCTTCTAATGAATTTGCATAGTCTTTTATTTCTTTAATTCTTTGTTGTTTTGTTGATTCTTTATGAGATTTTTTATAACGATCTTTAAATTTTTCATAAATTGCATATAGCTTTTGATTTTTACCAAACATTTTAAAGAAATTTAATTTAATAAGTATCTCCATTTGTCTTGCATTGCATGAAGTTTTTTCTTCAATATCGATTAATAAATCTACAAAATCATTATAATTATTTTTTGAAAGTTCATATAACTCTTCTGCTACAGATTCATTTAAAAATTTAATAGAAGCAATGCCTTTAACAATAGAATTTGTTTCCTTATCTGCTGAGTATTGCGCTCTTGATTTTCCAAATTCAATTGGAATAATTTTAATTCCAAAATAATCTAGCTCTTTATGTAATTTATCTGTCATTTCTGTATCATTTTGATATTTATTTAAAACAACAGTATAATACTCCAATGGATAATTCGCTTTTAAATAAGCACCATAAAGTGAATCATAAGCAACTGATAATGCGTGACTTGAGTTAAATCCATATCCTACTGCATCCTCGATAATTTTCCAAACCTTTTCTGCATTTTCAGGACTATTAGTTTTTTCAATAAAGCCATTTATAAATCTTTCTTTAATTGGTTCAATAACACCCGGCTTCTTTTTTGCAATTGCTTTTAATAACCCATATGTTTCATCTTCTGGGAATCCTGCATAAACTAAAGTTGCCATAATGTTTTCTTGATAAAGAACAAAATTATCTGATTCTTTTAGAATTTCATCAAACTCAGGAATTCCATAAGAAAACGGTTTGCGATCTAACAATAAATGCTTCATGCTTTCAAAAGCAGGTCTAATTCCTGCAACAAACGCTGCTAACTCTCGAACAGATTTAGGCTTATATCTCATTACTTGTGGGGTAGCAGAATCTGTTCCTGTTTGGTTAAGTGTTGCAGTTATTCCATCTTCATATAATTTCCATACTTTCCCATCATTTTCAATGAGTTTATTTAATTCACGTATACTATGAATTGGTTTATTAATTGCTTTATATACATCAGCAATAATATCCCAGACGGTGACAGTCAAATAATCATTTTTTAAATATTTCCAAGCATCGGAAGTTCCTGAATCAATTAATGCACATAATTCATCACCGATTTTAATTATTCCAATTTCCTCCGATATTGGTTTATCTAACAATAAAAATGCACAAGGATGAGGTGAAACAGATTCAATTACGCCTACAAACTTTTTCGATTCCTCAATTAAATCCTTCCATTTAGGGTCATCTTTATATCTCTCTAAATCCTTAGCTACATCGTTATATTCACTCATTTTTAAGCCTTTTGCTCTGCATAAATTTCTAAAAGCAGCACTATCTTTCATTTTTCCATATGCAACCATATAATAAATATTATCTTCACCAAGTATTTCTTTTGTTGCTTCAATAAACGGCTTTGGGTTGGCTGTGTTAAAGTCAATATCTGGAAGTGATTTCGTTTCTAAAATTCTTGATTTACTCATAAAACGTGTTGGATATAAAGTAATCGGCGCATCTAATCGATCAATTTCTGTGAATCCTAAAAGTTTATTAATATAAAATGAAGGCGCACTTCCTCTTCCTGTTCGTGTTAAAATTCCACCTTTTTGCTTTGCTCTTTTAATAACTTCATAATTTAATAAAAAGTAATCTTCCATTTTTGTATCTTCTACAATTTGTGTTTCAAATTTAATTGCTTCAATATATTCTTTGTGTCTCTCTTTTGGAATTTCTTTTTTATCTTTCTCCCATTCTTGTTTTATAATTTCTTTAAGTTTTTTTATTTTTTGTTCATGTGTCCAAGTTGGATATATTGATGGCATTTTAATACTACTTTTATCTAATTTTATATCTTCAAATTCATCAATAATCCATGTATTTTTTAATGCTTGCTCAACTTGTTCTCGTGTAAAAACTCCTTGTTCTTCATATCTTTTAAAAATTGTTTCGGCATCAGGGTAATCAAGAATAAATCCTTCTTCTTCAGGATAATAAATATTTTTCCCATTAAGAAATTCAGTGCGGTCTTTATCTTGTTCAGGATAAATATAATGGCTATCTGTTGCATGAATAAATGGTATTTTATATTTATTATGCAAATCCAATATTTTCTTATTATATTCAACTTGCAATGGATGTGTATTATCATGTAATTCCAAATAGAAATTATCACCAAAATAATCTAATATCGGTTTCACAAAGTTTTCTTCATAATCGTCAAATTTATTTATATAGCTCATTACACATGTAGATGTAACTACAACGTCTTTAGGATTTAAACTAAAAAGTAATTCTTTATCAATACGTGGTTTATAATAATACCCAGTTTTATTTGCTTCCGACATAATTTTAAGCATTTGCTTCATGCCATAATGATTTTTAGCTAATATCATTAAATGCGAATTAGATTTATCTTTACTAAAACGATCATTCACATAATAATATTCAATTCCAAATACAAATTTTAATCCATACTCTTGTGCTAAATCATAATACTCAAATATGTTTCCAGCATATCCATGTTCTGTTGTACATAAAGTAGTATGACCTAATTCAATGGCTCTTTTTGCATAATCTTCAGGTTTCACAATAGAATCTGGCGTGATAATATTGCTATAATGTGTATGCTTATGATAATTATTATATCTCAATTTAAAACCTCCCTTTTATCAAGAATTAATTCATTATAATATCATCAATTACAATTTGATAATATGTATTGCCTTTATACTCATTAATATTTGCTCTCCCGACAACTGTAATTTCAGTTGAATTTCTTATTTTTTCATACATTTCTTGATTAGTTTTAAACATTACATAATTAATATTATTATAATTTATTGAAACCGTATCTTTATTTTTGCCTAACAATAAAACATCAGATTCTTTAATTGGGATATTTTTAATTAAAATATATGGTTCTTCCACATCTTTTCCCCATAAATCATCTAATTCACAAATTGATTTTATTATTGAATGATTGTTTGACTTAGCCGGAATAACAAAGTCTACATAATATATATCTTCAAAAGAATATTCATTCAATAATTCATTGAAAACAGTGTTGATTTTTTCTAAATTATTTTTATTTATTTCTATTCCAAATGCATTTAGATGACCTTCAGCTAATTCAAATAATTTTGTTTGTAATGCTATGCTTCGAAAGTCTTTTAATTCTCCTTTATCATATCCTCTTGCACTACCTTTATAATTACCTTTTTCATTTATTCCACTTAATATAATAGCGGGCTTTTTGTATTTTGAAGCTATTTTATTAGCTATTAATCCAGTCAATCCTCCATCAAGATCGTCAATATCGTGAATAAATATCACCTTATTTTCATTTAAATTCTCATCGTCAATCTTTTCTTCAATCTTTGCCACGATTTTATCGACCATTCTATTTTGCTTATTTTTAATATTGACACATCTTCTAGCCATATCATCTATTAACGGAACTAAAATTTCATCTGAACCTCTAGGTTTATATTTAACTAATTCCCTAATTCCAATAAAAGATTTAAACATATCAATTTTATCTTTTTTATCTCCAATACGAATTACCGCATTTATTAAAGGCGCAATATAAAAACCGACAGTTGTAATATTTACCTTCCCTTTTGTTGAAAATTCTTGTTGACGTAACAAAGCTCTAAAAAAATCATTGTTTATTTCACTTAAACCTTTTTGAACATAATATCTTGTTTCCAGTTCAGCCATGGACATTGAATCTGCTATATTTCCAAGAGCAACTAAATCAAGAAAATAATCTGCGTAATCAAGCCAATACAAATCATCTAAAGCTTGACAAAATTTATAAACAATACCTGCTCCACTTAAATTTAAATTATTATAACCTCCTAACTGTGGATTAACAACAATAGCATGCTCGCTTTCTTTTTTTAATTCATGGTGATCTAAAACAATAATATCTATGCCTTTTTCACTAAGTTTTTTATGTATTTCAAAGTCATTACTACTCGCATCTGGGACAATAATTAATTGTATGTCATTAGGTACTTCAATATTTTTTAAGCCATGTGTTTTATCTTCATGAAGAACCCATTGTATATTTAACTTATCATCCATCATTTTTAAATACTGATACATAATACTTGCCGATGTATAACCATCAACATCTGGATCAACAACAATAAGAATTTTGCTTTCATTCTCAATATGTTTCTCTAAGCATTCAACGGCTTTATCTATATTTTTCAATGTTTTATAAGAATTTTCAACGCTTTTATCTAGATTAAGAAACTTATCAACATCTTCAATTCCACGATTTTTTAAAATAGTTCCTTGAATATCAAAAATGTAATCATTATCACCAATTAATTTATATTTAAACATTACATCAACCTCTCACCTTAAATTTATATTCATTATATAAACGATACCATTTATCAATATCGTCTATAGGACTTTCTTTTTTATCAAGAATTTTTTTGCTCTTATCATAAATACAATACACTCTTTGAGATGGCAAAAACTTATCAAATTCTTTACGATAAAAATTCTTATCTACTTTACCTGTTTTTGGATCAATTTCAACACCTTCATCGTAAGCAATAACAATGTCTACACCTAAATGAGTTAATTTTTGCACTTGAGTATCACTTAAACAATGACTGCCAATTGCGACAGTGTTTCTAATACCGTGACTCCATGCTTTCATAACGCTCTTTTCAGCTTCAAAAACGATTACTTCTTTTTTCTCTAATATGTAAGGCTTTGTTTTATGTAATCCATACAACACTTTAGATTTAGCACATGGTTGAATGTAAAAGTATTTTGATTCCCATTCTTCTACAACTTCTTTAAATAATCTCCCTTTTACACCAACAAGGAATCCCAATTCGTCTCTAATCGGAATGGTCACCATGTGATAATATAAGTCATAGCCTAATTCAAACTCCCATTGTGTTTCATAACTAATCCCTTCTTTATAAAATAACGGATTGCCATATCGTCCAAAGTAATGCAAAATATCTTCATTTATAGGTGTCAATTTTTCATCGTCATCATATTTCCCCTCTTTAGCCACTTTCCACATATTACGAACCCAAGTTGCCAAGCGAGACTGTGGTATTTCTTGACCATAATAATCATAACCGCATACATCGCAAATCCATTTAATTGATTCAGTAAAATATGTATTATTAACAAATGATACAAGTGATATGATGTCACTGTGACCATACGTATCTTTAATATTTCTCGTATATGCTTCTACATGCAAATTATCTTTATAAACAACTGTACTTTTTGGGTTGTCCCCATCATACATACCACAAGTTATATATTTACCTCTATCTCTAATAGAATGCATATTTAAAGCTTCTAAAATATCAATTATTTTATCATCAATAATTATTCTTTCTTTTAATTCATTAGCATCCATCCTATCTCACCTTATTATTTATTTTCATTTAATTTGTATGTATATTCACCAAAATATTTTTCTTCTACTAACTTTCTTGCTTTTATTGCATCTTCTTTATTATTAAAATAACCTAAATGAATATTTTTGCCATTAATTTTTATTACAGCTTTCCATTTGTTTCTATCTTTACAAAAATTAACACCTTTATATCCAGATGTTGAATTAGATTGTAATCCTTTATTCATGTTATTTTGACTTCTTGTAACTATCCTTAAATTACTTTTTCTATTATCATGTCTAACATGATTTATATGATCAACATCTTTGCCTTTAGGAGCATTTAATATATATCTATGCATTCGTACTAATTTCCCATTAATTCTAGATAATAAATACCCTTCTTCATTTTTATACCAACTATGATTTTTAATTAATTCATAATCTTCTTTGTCAAAATAATAAACTTCTCCTTTATTTGTATATCCAATCCCAAAATCACCACTCAAATCAAATTTATTAGGTTTTTTAGGCACATTTTTCATCTTATCACTCCTTTCGTTCTAAATATCCCAACTCTACCCAAGTATTTAAATCCAAATTTACTTCATATACCAAAACCAAATCCTTCTCACCACCTCTATTCTTTTCAACTTTTTTTGCATAATATGTTTTATTTTTTTCTAATGGAATATAACCCCATTCGTCCTTACCTTTAGCTACTTTAATTTGATATTTATCATATTTACTTTTCGGCAACCTTTTTCCTAATAGCATATGATCACAAATATGCTTAATTTGTTTACTATTTGCAATCATTTTTGAACTATAATCAAAAATATCAACATCTTTTGCATCATCCGACAATTGAAAACTTGCATATATTCCAATATCTAATTCATTTGCAATATCTTTTAATAATGTTGTTGTTTGCTTTAATGTATCCCATGCATCTGTCTGATACCCTTTTAACGTGTCATAAAATACATATTTGACACCTAATAAGCTATATTTTTTAATTTCACGTTTTAAATCATCATCAGAATATTGATTCATTTCCAAGAAATAAATTTTCGAATGTTCTTCTATATATTTACCCACTTCTAATGTTTTCTGATACTGTTCTTCATTTTCATATGTTCCGAGTAAAACTGTGCGCTCGCTTATATTGTATTCAAATCCATATTCTTTACTGTTCATAACAGTTGACAAAACCATTGCAAAAAATTCTTCTTCATCCATCTCATTTGCTAAAATTAACACTGGAATTTGTTTCAATATACCTAAATACGCTGCTATTTTTGCTACCTTTCTTGATTTTCCTTCATTGCTCAACATTCCATCTAAAATTAATTTCTTTGGTCTCCAACCGCGAAACAAATTTGTCCAAATTTCAAATGGAAACTCTTCACCAATATCAGGCTCTATACTCCACTCTTCAATCTTTTTCGTTGCATCACTTCCAAGAATTATTGCTGATTTTCCGCCACCAATAACTGTACTTATATGGCTAATGTTATAACTCATCCAATTAATCACATCATCTGGACTCATTTTATGAAAATGATTAGTAGACAATAATTTTTCAACAGGAAACCCTTTTCTTGCAAATTCACGAACCAACGAATATTTCTTTATCGTTTTAAAGTAATTTTCTACATCATTTACATCTGCTAAATCCATCTGTTTTTCAATTGTTTTCCATCCACCAATTTTACGATACATTTTCCAACGATCAGGGTCTTGTTGCATAAAAATATTTACTTTTGATTCTGTAACTTCTTGTGAAAAAGTTTTATAAAATACTTCAAAAGCATTATATAAAAAGCGAACATCTTCATCATAAAAATCATATTTAGCTTTAACTAAACTTTCATAATTTATATAAAGAATAGGTTTAGCATACAATGCACCAACAAACAATGCTTCTGTTGTAATATCATTAGGTTCTTCAACTCGTATTTTAACCACTAATAAAACACCTCACAATAACAATTCATCAATTACATCAGTTAATGAGAAAGAATCATTTTCTTTTTTACTTTTTACAATATGATTAATTTTTTCTTGTTCCTTCATAACTTTCTGTACTTCATTTGCTTTTTCACTTTCTTCTTTCAATTTATTTATATATTTTTTATAATCACCATAATTACCAACTACAACAGCCAAATCATAATTCATTCGTTGAACTGTATTTTTAAATGTTTTCTTTGCTGCAATTTTATTTAAATAATTTGCCATTCGTTGATAAATATCTAACAATGTCGCATAATCAATTGGTTCATTTAATCCTTCATATGTTCCTTCACGAACAGCTTTTAATTTCTTTAAAAAAATAAGATGGGAGCGTTCCATCATAATAATCCATAATCCATCTTAAAAATTTATCTTTTTCTTCTTGTTCTCGAATTTCTTTTTTTGTAATCAATAATCTTTCCGCTACTTTGCGATCAACTTCTTCTACATTCATTTTCTTTTTTTCTAATAAATAATACCCATAACACTCTGCATGAAAATATTTTCCTTTTTCATCTTTCACAAATTCGTGTTTTTCTGTATCAATAGATTTTACTGGTTTTATTCCTTTCTCTCTCATTTTTCTTGTGATTACAGGATCACAATAATGACATTTTAATAACACAAACACCACCTCTTGTTTTAGGAAATAAGGGAGAAAATAATTCTCCCTTATTTTTATTTTTTATTCAATTACTAATTCATAAAACTCTTTCAACTGTTCAATGTTATCAATTTTATTATAATCTAAAGGTAACCCTGCTTTTGTTAGTTTAGGACGCAATGCTTTTTTCTTAACTACTGATAACTTATCAATTCCATCTTTAATAGCATTTCTATAATCTTCTACTGTTTCTAATTTAATTTCTGGATTTTCTACAGATACATCTACATCTGTAACTTCATGAATACCTTTTGCTAATACATCTTCATCTTTTTTAACACTTTCTTCAATCGAATCTTTGATAATATTAGATTTTTTGCCTTTATTTCCATCAATTACACATTGCCAATATAAAGGAGTCGGAGCATCAATAATTTCATTTTGTTGAAATACTTTAGTACGATCTTTACGCATAACTTGTGCTTTAATTGAACCATCTTCATCTTCAAAGTGTCTTAGTACAGTATAAAATTCATATTCTGCTCCTTCAAAGCAATCAGGTACTTTACCAACTTCAACTAATGTCATTTTTCCATCTATATTTTGCATAATTTTTTTCGTTTTTTCTCTTGATGTTACTACAACATATTTATCAGTACCAGTAATCAACGAACGCAATAAATTTTTACCTTTCATTTTGATTTTGTCATGATCACGAAATTCTAATCCAGCAGTCGCTTCAGCAACAAATTGTTCTAAAGCTGTTTTTTCTTGAGCTTTTGCTTTTAATTTAGCACGTTTTTCTGATACATTAATCGCCGCAAATTTTACATTATCAAAGATAACGGTGATACCATCTACAACAATTACATCTGCTCTAAATGGATTACCATCAGCATCTAAAACTAACTCTAATTCACCTGTTTCTTCATTTTCAATATATAAATCCTCATCGTTTATCGCTTTTTTAACCCATTCTTCTACTTCTGTATAATTTGTTGTATAAACTAATAGTAAGTTATTTAAATCAATTCCTTGTGCTTCTAAATCTTCAAGATAATTGTCTACACTACCTGCTTCACAATCAATATATAAAACACGTAATGGTTTGCCTTCTTCATTTTTCATTTTCATAAAATCAAGCGCAAATGACGATTTCCAAGTTCCTTGTTCGCCATAAATAAAGAACTTTAAACCTTTTTTAACCGCACTACCTCGTTTTGCTTTTGCCATTATGTATTACACACTCCTCTTTATATTTTATGTATTATAATTTATTTAATTATTACCAAGGAAGATCATCATCATTGATATCGCTATCACTATCTCCCCAACTTGAATCAACTTGACCTTTTGAATTCAATTTTTTAATAGCTTCTTCAATTGCTTCTTCTGTATAAGTTTCTGTGTCAATTGAATCTGGGCTTGCACCTGTAATTACTAATTCACGAACATAGCTTTTATTAATGCGTTTAAATGTATCTTCTTCGCCCCATACATTAGAAACTTCTTCAACTTCATCTGCATCAATTTTGTTGACAATTTTACCCCATACATCAATAGCTGTATATGGCTTTAATTTTCCTCTAAAATTATTAGCAAGTGCTTTATTGTAGATAATAAATTCTGCATCTTCAATAGAATTGTAGTTGACAATTTTTGCTTCAACAATAAAACGTGGTTCTTCACTTTCGCTATCTTTTTCAATATTCATAAAAACAATTTTTTGTTTAAAATCGCTTGTTTCTTTGAAATCAGGAGATTCAAAATCAACATTGCTAGAATTATAAATTTGTCTTACATTAAATCGTTTATTACGTGAAACTTCTCCATTGTCACGTTTAAATGATGAAAACTCGATTTCACCCTGTATAAATACTGGCATACCATCTTCTAATTGCTCGTAAATTTTTTCAGCAGCATCAAATTCTGTATATGTATGTTTTATATTCTTACCGTTTTCATCTTTTTCTAATCCAACAGCAACGCCTATTAATTCATATCCTTCACCTTGATCATCAAATCGTTTTGCCCACGCAACTTTCTTTGTTTCAGTTTTATTGTTTCCTACTCGTTTACTAAAATAAACTTCGTCACGTTCCATACCTTGTACTGTAACAAATACAGTTGATTCTGGGGCAGTTTCTACACCAAAATTAAGCACATTCATTTTTTTGCCACTTCTTGTTTCAATTTCTTTAAATGTATTATCTCGTTGCATACCAGTTACATATCCCCGTAATTTAAAAATTCCTTTCGTTTGTGGTAAACCATGTTTTGTATTTGCCATATTAATATTTCCTCCTTTTATTCCTTTTTTAATTTAATATTTTTATATTTTATTTTAGACATCTTCTACACTCAGGAGGATCACGCCCAATTCGTTTTATGGTACTCACCGCCTTTCAATAAAACAATTATTTTATTGAGTGTTTAACACAAGATGTTGTATGCTGATTTGTTTGTCACTACCATATATTGTATTATTTTTATATTTTGTTTGATTTACGCTGTTTAACGCCTGCAATCTTATCTTACAACATTTTGTTCATTCTTGTCAACAACTATTTTTATATTTTATTTAATTATTTTCATTAAATTGCTCATCAACAATTTCTAATCTTATCTTACTACCATCTAAATCCGATGTCAACACTTTTTTATATTTTTATTAAAAATAACTTGGTTCATTTTTATCGTCTCTAATGCAAATAAACACTGGGAAAGATACACTTAATCCTCCATCTTGATTACGTGATTCGCGGAAATATTGAATTTCTGCAATCTTACCTAAATATTTTTCCTTATTATCCCATATTTCTTTGCGATCTTCATCTGTAAAACCTGAACCGCAGCGAAGCTCATAACCTTTATAGTCTACAATTAACGCACCTAACACACCTTCATATTTTCCTGTTCCTTCTTCAAACCCAATAATACGGCAATCCATAGTATTCATAGACTTGATTTTTAATAACACATCAGTACGTTTGCATTGATATTTACCATCGCTAAGATTTAACATTAAACCTTCTTTACCTTTCCGATTCATTTCTTCAAGCAATTTAGGGATTACATCTAAATCTTTACCAACATATAAATTCGGCACAACCTTAATATACGGTGAATCTAATTTTTCAACAATAAAACTTAACTCTTCTTTACGTTTACGATATGTTGCTTTAGATTTCCCTGCTTTAAATTCTTCAATTGGAATCATATCAAATAAATGCAACACCAAACCTCGTTTTTCTCCATCTTTACGAGCGATCTTTAATGTTTCTTGCAGCACTTCTCGATCTTTATAATCATCAGCATTAGCAATTAATAATTCTCCATCATACACATTATCGGGTAGAAATACTGCATCTCGTATAATTTCCACTAATCCTGTAATCGGTTGTCCTTGACGTGAAAAGAATGTTACGTTCCCATTTTCAACAATCATAATGGTACGCATTCCATCAAGCTTTTCAGTAATGACAAACTCTTTGCCTTTTACTTTATGTTCTTCATCTTCAAATTTCTTTGCTAACATGACATTAAACTCTGGAATAAACTTTTCACCAAAAGCCTTGTTGATTGACTTTGCCGTTACTCCAATTTTTAGCGTCTTTGTGATAATCTCTTTATAAAATTCCTTTAATTCTTCAACATCTTGTGAATTTAAAAATTCAGCAACCATTTTCACATCATGATCTGTTCCTGTATTATGTACTTTTAAATACTCAATTACCTCAAACAAATCATTAAATTTATTTTCTTTACCAGTTACTTTGTTAATAAATTTCTTTAACTTCTTTTCACCAATACCGAAAACAACATATGGATTCAATGCTGCATCTAATACTTTCCTTAATGTTTGATTATCTTTATGTTGCTTTAAAATTACTTCTTTTTCATTCCGACTACTTGTTTCTTTGATTTGATTAATGATATGTAAAACATCTTTCATGTACATCCCCCTTACTTTTTCTTTAAATACTTATCAATCTTTTCTATGATTGGATTTGCATCACAACAATCGAAATTCCATGTTTCTCGTTCATAACCACAAGCCACAATAGAGAGTAATTCACGTATAATTTTCAGTTCTTCATCATCAAACAATATATGTTCTTTTAGTTCTTCGATATAAGCACATTCCCAACATCTAATTCTTCCATGAAGTTCGCATACCTCTAACATATAAATAACCTCCTTTATATTTTGTATAAAAATTGCTTTGTTTTAAACATTTATGTATAAGCTTTCTTGAACATATTGAACAACTTGTTGTGTCAAATCTTTAAAACTACTTCTACCACTATGTAAATAAATATGTTTTTGATAAAGATCTTTTGGAACATTATATGTATTATCTATAGAACCCCTTTTTCCGTTAAAGCTTAATAAATATTTAGCTTTTTGCTTCCGTATCCAATTCCAAAATTCATCATAATTAATTTCTCCATAATATACACCTTTTGTATTTGCGTATGGTGGATCTAAATACATAAAATCATTTTCTGTTGTTATAATTTCTTTATAATCACAGCAAATAAATTTAATATTGTTCTCATTTAATTTTTCAGACCAGTATAATACAATCTCTTTTAACTTCTCTGGTTTAATTCCTTTTCTGCTAAAATGAAATGAAGTATTAAATTCACCTTTAGAATTATATCTAATTAAACCATTGACACATGTTCGAGAAAGAAACAAAAAGTCAGATGACTTTCTTTCTCGATTGAATCGTTCTCTAACACTGTAAAAATATTGTTTCTTACGTTCAATATTATCATCTGCGTTCAATTCATGCCACATGGTAAAATACGATTCTATTAAATCGCTAGGATTGTTTTTTATTGTATTCCATAAATCAATTAAATCTTTGTTTATGTCACTACAAATATATTTATTCACTTTTATATCGTTATGTAATAACTGAAACAAGACACTTGCCCCACCGACAAATGGCTCATAATATGTATCTATCTCTTTTGGGAAATACGATATAATTTTTTCAGATTGCCATCTTTTACTCCCTGTCCACTTAATAACTGGTTGAAATTTCAATCACGTCACTCCTTTTATGTTTTGTATGAAAGATTGGTTTCATGAAAAATCTTTTTCATCAAATTCTGATAATTTTTCAGGAAATTGATAATCGTATTTTTCAAGAGCTTCCCATGTTAACTCTTTTACTTCAATTTCCTTTATTTCAATTGGAAGTAATTTTTTCAACTCAGACAAAAGATGACCAGTGTAGATACTATGTCCATCCATATGTAATTCATCATCTATAAATAACATTTCCCATTCACCATCTGGTGTACTAATTAAAGTAATTTTCATTTTTTTACCTCCCATTTTCTATATGAAATCATCAATTTATTATAATTTATCAATCATACTCACCAGTAATTCTATTTCTTCTTTTTGTTATAGTCGTGATATCCTTTAACAACTCATCATAATTTTGATTTTTCAGCTCCATTGCTTGTATTTTTCCATCATCCAATCCTATTTGATACCCTTCTTCAAACCCTTCCTGTTTACCTTTTTCATAATACTCATCAAAAATATCTTCAAAATTTAATGGCGCAAGTAGTTCAACCAATTCTTCCAATTCTTGTTTATTTAACCCACCATCTTGGTCTTCACGATTATAAATAAGCCAACCGATTTTTGATATGTATTTATCACCAGAATTGATTAATTTGTTGATTTCTAAAATCATGTTTCACACCTCCATTAAAATTTTTCTTTTAATGTAACAAACGATTTATAAAAGTATCATTACTTGAAACAAATTCATTGCATCTTAAAGTTTCCAACATCCAATCAACTTCCATTTCTGATAAACGGTACAGTGAATTGATTGGTATACCTGTTTTGTTGAAAATGTAGTAAATTTTATTTTCATAATTTAACACGCTAATCCCTCCATAAAATGTTAGTTCTATTTATAATACAATAAGATTCCTATCATCTCTTGTAACACTTCTTTCTCTTTCTTCAATCTCATTCTTTTCTTTTTATACCTTTTAGCTTTATTATATTTTTTATTAATTAAATCAACAATAACTCGATCAATATTCATGTGTTCTGACATAGTAACAAAGAACTGATAAAACACTTCACTTTCCATCCATATATATTCTTTACCATTACGATTTATTTTTTTAATAGGAAATTCATATTGCATCATTATTCACCTCCCTCTAATTTTTCATTGAATATTTTCACACCTTCGAGTATCAACTTACCATCTTTATCTTCAATAAAATATACCGCTGCTGTACAATCTTTGGGATAAATTGACACATAATCAATTCCAACTATGTATTCTTTATCATCTTTTCTTAATTCGTTTAAAAACTCATTCACTTCCTTTTCTGATTTTTTTGAGTATTGGTACTGTGTTTTCATAAATTCTTTTTACCATTAAATCACTTCATAAAAAATTATTTCTTTTAAAATCTTCTTCATCGCGGTAAATTAATAAGATCACAATTGTCATTAATTTGGTCAATTGAAATTTCTTTATTAAACCAGCCACTAGGAGAGTATATACCTGTTGTGATTTCTAACTGTACAAAACCAAACTTTTCACACAATTTTTCAGCTATTGTATCATCATCGAGCCATCTTCTTTCATCTTCATCAAAATCTTTCAATACTTCGTTGTACATTGCAGCAAATTCTTTTGCATTAAATTTTTTCTCATGATAAATTATAGTTTCATCATATAAATCGTATGAGCCACTACACAAAATATATTTGTACATTTTTATAACTCCTTTCTATTTAAAAAGCTAATTTTATTTAATAGCTTGCATTAGCATCAACTCTAATTAATTTTATGCTCATTTACAAAATCCATAAATTCTTCATCATGAGATAAATAGTGTATGTCTCCATTTGTTTCTGTCCATTTTACAAAATAATTTATATTACCGTTGTAATCTGGAGTTGGAGAAACAGCAATTATTTCACACATTGCCTGTCTCTCAGTTACAAACTTTTGACCGACCTTGTATTTTGGCATCGTCATCACCTCTGTTTAAATTTTTGTTTTTCTTTAAATATCATCCATACCTTTTAACCCACTCTGGCTCTAATACAACAGTCAACATAGCCTCAATTGCTTTTCGTGTATACTTGTCTTGGACTTCTAAATAATAAACATCTAAAACATGTCTATAGCTTCCAAAGAAATCATGACCTTTTTTCGCTCTTTTACTCTTTGAAGGTTTATATGATTTATTGTAATGTCTTTTTAATCTTCTTTCTAAATTACCCTCTCCAACATAAAGAATTTGATCTTGATATTTATATATATACACTCCTTTTAATCCTTTTACTGTTTTAGTTATTTTACGTTTTACTTCTGATTTTCTACCAGTAGGCTCACTTTCTTTTGTATGGTCTACAGTCATTTTGTTCCATTTACCATTTTTTAAAGGCAGCAATCCTTGTTCTTTTAAAAATTTTTCAAAATGCTTTTTCATTTTAATCACCCCAATAGCTAATTTTATCAATTATGTATGTGTTTGGGGCATGCTTTTATGTTCTATAAAAAATCAATTTTATTAATACTTTGTCGAACAAACAATATATGGCTCATCTTTATCTTCCCATCTTAACACATCTGCAATAGTTACTGACGCAAACAAAATACCATCCATCACTTTCATTTTTCTTGTTACATCTTGTTCTTCTGGTGGAATTTCGTCTATTTCATACCACATCATTACATCTTCTGGATTAATTTCATACGGATAATACATAGGATCTAAAACCTCTTCTTCATTAAGTCCATAATAATCCATATACCATTGTTTCGCTTCTTCAAGACTTTTAGCAGCCACATAATCAAATTCGTTTAATCTAAACACTTTCATTTTTTGCATTTGAAAAACCCCTTTCTAAATAAAGTATCGTTTTCATTCAATCTTCAATTGTCCAAAAACCATTTACAAATATACGTAATATAAAAGGTTCTTCAACTAACGACTTAGAATATTTGTATTTCTTATCTCCTAAATGCAACACAACTGTTTTGCCATCTTGATAAGCCTTTAACGCTTCTTCGAATTTAACGAATTTAGGAATAATTTGCCATCTTCTTTTCTGATCTGATTTAATTATTCTTTCTTGTACGTCACCATGCTTATCACGAAATTTTAAAAGTCCGTTATGCCAATATGCTTCATATTCGCCATCTGTTGATTTAGCTACTTCATCATCTTTCAAATTGTCTATCATTTCTCCTGTCGTTAACCATTCACCCATCACACGTTACTCCTTTCGTTAATTATATTTTATTTAATTATCCACAAGTATAAATTAGGCAAACCAATCTTTAATCCGCCATTATTTCGTTCAAAATAAAGGAATGGCATTTGAATAAGCCAATGAAAATATTTTAATTGTTTATGTGGCTTAATATTAAACCTAAAATTAGGTAGCACTTTACCCTTATTCCAAAACTTTATTTTTTGATGATTTTTAATCAAAACTAACTTTTTTCTTAATTGATAAGCATTGTGACTCTTGTGTTTATATACTTTCACATCATCCACTCCTTATTATAAAATCTTCGTTTTATCAAATTTTAAATATTATTAGTAACTAATAAATAGTTCTCAAATTCACTTTCAGTTATAATCACTTCAGCTTCACCTTTTTCTGTCTCAAAGATAATTTCATATTTAGGTTCATAAAATTCTGGTGAACGCATTTCCATAGATACTAATTCGCCTTTTGTACCTTTTTTAATAATAAGTGTATCTTCAATATTTCCTTTTTCATCATGCTTAAATAATTCAATATCTTTTTTTAATTCAACAAATTGGATATTCTCATATTTAAAATTATTCATATTATTTCCCACCTTTCTATATAAAAGACTGATTTTATTCGTTCATTCTCTGAATTTGCTCTTCCATCTTACTAATTGATTTAGGATATTTTTCACCAAATTTCTTTTTATAACGTTCCCAAACTTCATAATCGATTTCCCAAATAATATCAATACCAATTCGAACTTTATCTTGTTCTAAATCAGGTCTCTGCTTATCAAATGACCATCTAGCTTCATTTTGTAATACTTTGAATTTGTAAGGTAAGAAGTACCAATAAGCTATAAATTCTCCATCGTTTTTCTCAATTTCTCTTAACATCTGCTGCATTCCATAATCAGATAATGGAATAATTGTATGACCATTAAACGCTTGAGAAACATGCATTCCCTCTTGTAATCTTCTTATAGTATTCATTTGACTATTGTACGCTTTTACATATTTATCATTTTCTGTTTCAGGTCTATTTAATGTCTTATTGATCCAAGAGATTAATTTTGCGCTCAATCCGTATTTCTCTGGTTCAATTAATCCTTTTACATCTTCTTTAATTTCATCTGGAATGTCAAAATAATATGTGGCATATGTACTGTCATATTCATCATCTTCATCGTATCTATACCATTGATTCGATGTTAGCAATTCATTAGGATAAGCTTCCCTGTTACCTCCGCCTGTTCTAGTGTAAATGTAAATGCCATCCTTAGTTAACCCACAATCTCTAAATCTCTGAACATCACATTCTTTTAATCCAATTAACGCCAAGATAATATCTCTATTTGGATTTTTACCAAATAACATGTTATACAAACTCATTTTTATCTCTCCTTTTATAATTTATTTTTATAATTTAATCAATTATCCATCCTTAACTCCACTGGACAAATCATTTCCAAATCATCAGCAAGATTGCCCGTTCTGTTTCCATATGTATCAGCCGTTACTACAAAATCATCTTCTACTCCAATGACTTCTAATGGTTTATGATATTTATTTTCAACAATATCTCCTTTCTTCCATCGCTGCTCTTTTCTGTTTTCTTTTATTTGTTGAATTAGTTCCCAAGCTTTCATATTCCCACCTCTCTATGAAACAGTCATTTCATTGAACCTTTATCCTCCAATTCAGCTAAAATAAGAAATACAGCCTCTTCACAGTTCTCACGACAATGGTTTAAAGATGCAATCGCTATTCTCCGTTCTCCATTCTTTATTTCATTCAATGCTCTTTTCAAGTTATTCATCGCCTTCTCGATCTTTTCCACGACAAAATCCATGAGATACTGTCATCACCTCGCTTTCAATTTCTAATATTATTATATTTTATTTAACTTGTTTTGACAACCTTTTTTTATTATTTTTTATGCATTTTTTCTAATTTAAAATAACACTTACTGCAAACGGCTTTATATGACTCATCTCCACCTGTTTGTATTTGCTCACCTTCAAATGTTGGAACACCATCTACATATCTTACATTCATTGTTGCAGACTTCTTTTTACATTCTCTGCATAGCGTCTTCAATTGAATAAATTCATTTGCATAAAGGAAAGCATATTTAGCTCCTTCAAACATTTCATTTAAAAAATCATTCTTTAATCCATATACAATAACGGGAATATCTAACTCATCAACAATTCTACGCAATTGAATAATGTGTTGTTTGGTTAAAAACTGCACTTCATCAGTAAGCACAATATCAGGCATAACTTCTTTCACGACTTCAAAAATATCAGTTTCATTATGTACAACTAAATCAGCTTTACGTTCTCCGCCATCTCTTGATTTAATTATGTCATAACCATCACGATCATCTAAATATGGTTTAATAACGAATGACTTTAACCCACAATCAACACGAAAGTTATAATCAACTGCCAATAAATCTCTTGTTTTGGTTGCTCCCATTGCTGCGAACTTAAAAGTGAAGTTTGGCATTTAAATCACCTCAATTAGTACCTTCCACATATTCTTTTACTGCTTTAACTAAATCATCTATATTCGTATAAATACCTCCACCTGATTCTTTAATCGCTCCAATAGCAAACAAATTAAAATATTGCCATTGTAACTCAAACGGATCTTTCAAAAATGCTTCATATTTTTGTTTATTATCTCTTCCTTGTGTTCGAATATCCGAAGCAAGAGCAAAAATTCGTTTGCCTTGTTCAAACATAATACCTAATTCAACCAACATACCATGATCCATATCATCTAATACCGCAATCAGAAAATCTGAATTACTTAGTTCAGCATAATCTGCTCTGAAAATCATTACACTATCCGCAAAATTCTCCTTTGAATTTATAGCTTCATTCTTTTGCGGAAGATAGATTTCTAAATTAGGAATTTTAGATTTTAATTTATCATAAATCAATTCATTTGTAATACGTTGCCCAATTGTAAAAAGTCCTGCTGCAATATAGACTTTCATATATCTTCTCCTTCCTTATGATTATGTATATGACGATGACCAGCACCCAAAATATATCCAGTCAATACACTAAACAAACCAAAAATAAAATTTTCTAACGGAGGTATTAAAATGCGCCAGTCATTCATTCCTGTATCAACAATTCCCCAAAATCCTATTATCGCTACAATGATATGTATAATACCTTCTAACGCGTTAAGTAACGCCAATCCTTTAATTAACCATTTTCTCATTCATTTATCACTTCAATCTTTTCATCTTCTTCAATCCCTAATTCTTTATTTAATTCATTATATTTTACTTTATCTAACGTCCAATCTTCAGGCACTTTACATTTGTTTCTCATCCATACAACCTTTCCATCCTTAACTAAAAACCACAATGAACCATACTTATACAACTGACAAGGATAACCTGTAGAATTTTCTTTCTTTGCTAAAAGCATGTTACGTGTCATCTTACGTCTAATCTGATCATATGAAATATTTTTATTCCCTTTCACATTGTTTCTGTAGTATTTTTCTACTTTTCTTTTTAATTTCAATAATTCCATTATGTATTACTCCTCCTTATTTATATATCATTTGCAAAATCTGTTTTGGAACAAAAGTTCTAACTATATTACCTTTTGCATCGTTCTTGGCTAAATGATGTGCTGTTGTATTTTGTCTTCTTGGTATCCATCCAAATGCTATATTTTTAACTTTAGAATGGTATTTACTTGAAAACTCATTAACTATATCTCTATTATCTGACAAAATTACAATGTCATCATTTATATTTAGTTCTTTTAGTTTATATAGAGCATATAAAATTGCCATCCTTTCACAGTGAAAAGAATTTTTGCAATTTGTTTTAATACTGAAATAATGCTTACCTTTATATCAATCAATAATAACAACACCAATTCCACTTTCTTTGTCTTTGTGAAAAGACCCATCAACTTTAATTATGTATCTTCGTCTTGGCATTTTTATTTTCCACCTTTCTATGAAAATAAGACTTTTATATATCACTCATTAAACAAGCATGACACTTATCTTTTTCTATTACTAAATAAGAAGGAATAAAAATTCCTCCACAGTTTACGCATTTCTTTTTATCATGATTAGCAACTAAATCAACAATGAGTTCGGTTGATTCTTGTTTCTTGATGTTCTGTGAAGGTGGCTTTGGTGGTCTAGGAGTTGTAGGATTACCTTTAATTCCATGTGTTTTTGTTTTGCTTGGTTTTAACATTTAAACACCTCACTTGATAAAAAACAATGTTTTAATCAATATTATTCAATAGATCCTTTAACTCACTTTTCCAAAGACTTACTACTGATACTTCACCTTGCATATTTTGAAGAATGATAATCTCTTCTCCATAAACTTTATACAATGTAACTGATTTATCATCTTCGGAAAGTAGTTTATAACCAAGTCTTTGATTGCTATCGGCAAAATTTCTTAATAACGACATATAAATTCTCCTTTCTGTACAAAATGAAGTTTTTATTCAATAACTTCAACAGTAATCTTTACCTTCTTCCCCTTAAACTCTTCCAATAATTCATCTAATGTTTCATCTGGTCTATAGCCACGTTCTGCATCTTCTTTAGTTCTGTAAAACCCAAAATCATCATAATGACCTCCAAGCCACCCGATTAATTCTTTTTTCATTTTATCTTCCCTCCCATAAAATCGCCTTTTTATTCAATCCATCTCAAATCTTTCATTAATTTATAACTTGTATCAAAAATTCTTTTCAAAATTTCTTTTGCTTTTTCTTTATCATTTAAATATTTGAAAGCCTGACTGGCATCAAAATAAATACTTTCTAACTGATCACAAATTTCATAATAATCATCTTCATCAATAGTTATTGTTTTACGAATCATTTTTAATCCTCCTTTTTAGTTAAAACTACCACATAATTATTTCAATTTTCTTATCATGTTTTGCTCCATATTTATTCAATAAATTTCTAATTTCAGCGTTCATTTTATTAAAATTATCGAAACTAATTCCAGTTACCTCTCTGAATTTACCTTCACTGATTACACCTATCAAATACAATCCATAAATTTCTTCTGTTAATAATCTTTCTAAGATTACATCTTCAGGCAATTCAAAATCATGTTTTAACCATTCTTTTGAACAATGTCCCATTATTTTATCACCCACTTTATAAATTTACTTTTTAGTGACAAAACATTGCTATCCTACTCATAACTTTTACCCATCTTTTTACCGAATGTCTTTACGAATTCTTCATTAAGCAAATTAGGTAATTTACGATTAGGATTATATTCCACTACCTCTACCCACACTTTATTACTTGATCCTTCTTCAATTTTAGCAGCAAATTTTTCCGCCTTAATCTCATCATCAAACAAGAGTATACTTCCATCTCGATAATCATTATAATATTTTCCACCAGTTGCACTCCCCGCACGAACAATTAAAGCGTATTGTGTCATTCTTCATCTCTCCTTTAATTACTATAAAATCGTCTTTTGCCGTAATTCATCCATTCCCTTATTTGCTAACATGTCAGCTAACTCATTTAATTCAATTCCACTATGACCTTGAACTTTAATGAATTTAACAGATGATTGTTTATTTCTTAATTCATTAAGCTTCATCCATAATTCCTTATTTTCTACTGGTTTTTTATTAGACTTTTTCCAACCCTTCTTAATCCAACCGTATATCCATTCGTTCATTCCATTCACAACATAAGCACTATCCATATAAATTTCAATAGGAATATCAGTTGTTTTAATGGATTCTAATGCTTTAATTGCTGCGGTTAGCTCCATGATATTATTAGTTGTATTTCTTGCTCCACCATATAATTCTTTTTGTTTATCTTTATATTTTAGAATCACTCCCCACCCACCGACATTTTCTTCAAATTGATTTCCTGAACATGCTCCATCACAATAAATTATTATCTTATCCATTTATTTGCCTCCTTTTTTAATCAAATTTGTCTTTTATTTATTGTTTGACTTATTTTTATATTTCATTAACTCTTTTTGTAGCCCCGCAATAATATCAGCAGCCATATTTCTTGAAATGTCTAATTGCTCTTTATAATATTTATTTTCTTGTTCCAATTCTTTAATTTTTTCCATATATATTTCTTTCTCAGCTAACAATGACTCAATAACAGGCTTAATATCTTCAAACACTTCATCTAAAAACTCTTCATCAACTTCAATAAAATCATCTAACGTCATTGTTCCATAACTAAATGCTTCTTTTGATCTAGTCAAATGATAAAGATATGTACCATCTTCATTCTCATCGGTTAAACCAAAATGTGAAGCTAAGATATTTCTGATTTGTTGTAATTTATCACTCATTCTTTCTCCTCCTATATCAATTCTCTATATTTTTCAATTTCATACACTCCCCAAAGTGTAGGATCGCCAAGCTGTTTTAACTGTTTTATCTTCTCTGCTTGTTCAATGAGCCAATCAATATGTTCTTCTAGGTCGATTTCTCTTAATTCTTGATTAAAAGTCATTGCTTTCCTTTTTATTTCCTGCAACCACTCTTTTTCGTTCATTTTATTACCTCCTATTATTATAATTTTTATAAATTGAAACTTTTATTTAATTTTCTGTCTCTAATAAATGAGAGTGTTCATAGATGTTTCCAATGACTTCGCACCATTCAGGACAAAACTCTATTAAATATTCAATCGTTTCATACTCTCCTCCTTTAGCACAATACATCCCATCTTCAAAGTACACACTCCAAAGAAATCCATCGTTATCTCTAATAATATCTCCTTCGTAAATCTCTTTCCCATTGCAGTCTTTTAAGCCTGTGTATTGGAGAAGTGTTATGTCGTCGAAGTCGAAAAAATTGATAATTTCGTCTCCCATCACAACTTCACATACAAACGGTTCAAAATTAATGGATTTGACAGGAAAAACACCTTTCCCGTGTATGGGATTATTTACATATGCACGAAACTTAATTTCTCTCATTCTTATCTTCCTCCCGATAAAGCAAACTTTTCAATCAATTTCTTCAACAATTAATTTAATTTTTACCATCTTACCCGAATATCCAAATAAATGAAAAGGATATAATCTTAGTGGTGATTTTTTATCAGGCATAAAGTTCCCTTCCTCATCCCAATCCCCATTAGCATAATCAAAATCTTCTGGCTGTCTTCCTGTAATTTTAACAAATGTTTCCTTATCTACTTCAAAACAAAATTCTTCGCCATCACCTGAGTTAAACCCAACAAATTCAAACTCCTTTTTCACATTAACATCTCCCTTCTGTTTAAAATGGAATTTTTATACAGTTATTCTTTGCTTTTTAAATGTTTTAAATGATTCAATGCTTCTTCAATATTCATTGGTTTTGAAATGTGACCGTCTTTAATTTGCTCTTCGACTTCATGCTCCTCTTTTTGCCACTCCTCTGTCCAGAACCATTCTTGGTCAGAATTGTTTATTATATTATCTACATCAATTCCATATGCTCTAAGTGCAGCCAAACATATTGATTTTGGTGTCAATAAGAAAATTATCCATCCTCTATCTATCAAATCTCCTCTGTTTTTTGTTTCTTCAGGAGTAACTTCTTTTTGTAATTCATCAATAAAGCGTTCCCTAATAGAAAATCTTTTTTCTTTTATTTTATTCACTACTTGCCAAGCATCCATAAAATCAATTGTTGGACTCCATTCTGATTCATCGTCATCAGAAAAGAACAAAGTACCAAATTCTGTAACAAATCCAATAAGATCACCATCATCATAGATAGGTTCCCATTCCATTACTTTAGTTGCAATCAAAAAATCAATTGTTCGTAAATCCATTATACATCATCCTTCCTTCATAAATGTTTTAATCCAATTGGGATACCTATCCAACATCTCCTCTAAAATCAAAAACTCTAATTCCTCTTCACATTCATCACAATTTAAACATTCCACTTGACCATTATAATCACCATCATACACACTGATCATTTCACTACCACAAAATGGACAATATTTCATTTTATTGATTGAATCAGCTCTAAATACATAATGCATTATTTTATCACCTACTTATTCCAACTCTTCATATAACCGTATAACAATCCAACAAAATAAGCTGTTTTAGAAGGAGTTAATTCAATCCAATTGTCATCATATGGTTTATCTGTGTAACAATCTAATGTTAATTCAATCCCAATATGACAAGAACTTAAAGAAATCGTTCTTTCTACATCTTTTGAAAATGTATTAATCTCCTCGCAATATGCTTTATCCTGCATTTTCGGTTTCTTATTCCAATACTGCAAATATGGCTCAAGTGCTTTAATTAATTCATAAGTTTGCTCTGGATTTAATTGAATCAAAACACGATTATTAAATTCTTCATTATAACTGTTAAATGTTAATTTAACTGCTTTATTATCTTTTCGACTCGAAATGATCAATGAAATTTCTTCATTTTCTCTATTTATTCCTTTAATTTCTTTTTCTTCTAATGCAGTAACATTCATCCCATAACACCTCCCTTTCAATAAAATAACTATTTCATTACCTTTTGATTAGATTATATTATTATATTTTATTTAAGTCAACCACTTTTTACAAAAAAATAGTCATCCTAGTCCGAAACAATTATGTTTCACACCAAGATGACTTTTTAATACAATTGTAATGTTTTTTATTTTTATATGTGTTATAATAACCTGTGTTGAGCTAATAAATTTATTTGCGGTCACTAAGCATTTTTGTTTAGTGACTATTTTTTTATTCCATAACATCTTCCCATTCTATTTGAAAATCATGTACAGTTAAATTATGTACTGCTCCATCAATTGTTGTTACAGTGATACTGTTTATATTAGCATTTAAATCATTTATTAATTCATTGATCTTTGTAACCCCCGTCGTCATTTCTTTTGAAACAGTTAAAATGATTGTACCAAATGATAACATATTTCTTAACTCTCCCCTCTTGATTTGATTAAATTATAAATATTTATATAACATCTATATTCACATTTTACTCACCCCTTTTAATAATAAGAACAAATGTTCCTGTTCTTATTATACATATTTTTTATGTTATTTCCAAGTAGATATTTCAAAAAATATAGGACTAAAATTACATTTTATTTATATATTGACACTCCCCATGACTAAAGTCAGGGGATTCTTGGGAACTCCTGTCCATTGACAGGATATTGACCAAGCTCACCCCGTCTGCCCGACGGTGAAAAGTCTCATACCTTCTCGCAAAATATTTACTGCTGCATTTACATCTCGGTCATGATATGTTTTGCAATCTGGACATATCCATTCACGTAGATTTAATTTTTTTACTTCTTTATTCCGGTATCCACATTCAGAACAAAGTTGAGAAGAAGGAAATGTTTTACCTATTTTTACAACAGTTCTACCATACCAATTAGCTTTGTACTCTAACATAGAAACAAATTCAGACCAAGACGCATCTGTGATAGATTTTGATAAATGATGATTTTTCATCATATTTTCTACCTGCAAGTCCTCCAAACAGATCACTTGGTTTTCGTGAATCAGTTTGGTGGACAGTTTATGTAGAAAATCACGTCTTGCATTTACAATCTTTTCATGGATTTTTGCAACTTTTAAGCGTGCTTTATTCCAATTGCTACCACCATATTTGCGACGAGAAAGAATGCGTTGCCATTTAACTAATTGTTTTTCATATTTTCTAAAATATTTCGGAGCACTAATCTTTTCTCCCGTAGAAAGAATTACAAAGTCTTTTAATCCAAGATCAATGCCGATTGCTTTTTCTGACGCAGGCAAAGAATTAATTTCAGTTTCACAAAGAATGGATACAAAATATTTTCCTGTTGGATTACGACGAATTGTAACGGAAAGAATTTTACCTTCTACTTCTCTAGATTTTGCAAATTTCACCCATCCTAACTTTGGTAATTTAATTTTATTATCAATAACTTCAATACTTGGTCTACTACTCGAATAATTACATTGACTGGTGTAAGATTGCACAGGATTTCTTTTACTTTTGAATTTTGGTTTATTATTCTGCTTTTCAAAGAATCGCTTGAATGCATTATCTAAATGTTTTAATGAATTTTGCAATGCAGTAGCATCCACTTCTTTCAACCATGAAAGCTCCTTTTTCAATTGAGTTAATTGTTTTGCGCAAACATTATAACTCAATCCTTTTCCTGTTTGTTCGTATGTCTCATTCCATTTGGCGAGAAAATAGTTGAACACGAATCGACTACAACCAAATGTCTTATTGATTAATTCAGCTTGCTCTTTTGTAGGATAGATTCGAAATTTAAACGCCTTATGCATTTACATTCACCTCCTTTTTATGTCTCTAACGACATTATAGCATGTACTTGAAATGTCGTCAACGACATGATAATATGAAATAGGAGGTGATGAAAATGGCACGACTCAAAGAAAATCGTGCAGAATTACATACAACTGTAGATGCAGAATTATTAAAGAAAATCAAATTATTAGCAGTCGAAAAAAACATGAAATATGGAAAACTAATTGAAGAAGGAATGAGACTAGTTATAGAAAAATATGAATCAGAGAGGGAGTAACCTCTCTTTTCTTTTTATAGCTCGCTTTCATCCCATCCCTAAAGGAATGGGTCTTCTCGCTCGCTATTGATAAATATTTTACTGCAATTTTCTACATTTTTCATTGTCTTAATTTGTCATGTTTTGTCGAAGTTTAATGAAAAAATTTTATATTTTTCATAATAAAAACAATTGAAGAATTATTTTCTTAATGCAATCGGATTTATAATGTTACAAAACACCTAAACATTACAAACCCCATTGCATTATTTATTATTATATTTTATTTTGTTATGTATTAAATTTAATCCCTTTGTAAAAAGGGATTAAATTTTTTATTTTTCTCCAATATCAATACCATATAAATCAAGTATGTTATCACGATTAATAAACTGTCTCATCGCATGATAATTGTAAGTTTCGTGACCATTATTAATAATTTTCCCTAGACCAAATTGTTCTGCAATTTTGGCTAATTGTTTATTAGTTAACTCTCCCTCTTCTTTATATAAATCCACAGCCATTTTAATCATTCCTGAACGCCATACATTTTTTACTGTCAAATAAGGCATATCAAACAATTCTTTAATTAAATAAATTCTTCTGTAAATAACATTTTTATCAGCAGGCTTTTTTGTTCTTCCAGTTAAAACATTTTTAATAACATGTTCTGTTTCAAAATATTCATATTCATCTTTACCATGTTTCGATTCTTTTTCGGCATTTCGAGCATAATATGTTTCTTCTCTGATTGCTTTTTCAATAATATCTAAACATCTATCGCTAACATTAATAAATCTTTCTCCATTTTTATTATCATAAAGTCGCAATCGTTTATTTGCATAATCTACATCGTCTTTTTTCAAATTAATTAACTCACTAACTTCATATCCATTCACACCCTCAAATAATAATCTCAGTATTATTTTATCTTGATAATTAGCCAATCTGTTTTCAATTTCAATTAATTCATCTTCCGAAATAAATAATTTTCTACTCCTATCTATACATTCTTCGTAATCCTTCGTTGTAAACATATCCATCGGATTAATATTACTGTTTACCAGACCTGTATGAATCGCCCAATCAATATATTTTTTCATCATAGAAGCAAATGCGCGCACACTATTTAACGTACTTTTATTTGCATTTAATAATACTTGCTTTAATTCACTCATATTAAAATCATACATGTCTTTTTGTAAAATATCTTCTACATCATAACTCTTATAGAAAACAAATCTGAAAACGTGAACTGTCTCATCTGTATATCCTTCTTCATCGATTAAATACTGTAAAAACGTTTCTTTAACTTCCTCGTTATACATTTTACTCATTCATATTCACCTCTCTCTTATACCAGATCTAATTCTTTAAAGAATTTATACACACCTTGTTTTGCTCTTGTTACTACATTCTTATCTTTATCTAATACTTTATATTCTTGCCATTGTTTATTATCTCTGAAAAAATTAATTTTCTTAATGATATCAGATAATTTATCTAATGGTATACCCTCATCTTTCATCCGTTTAGACAATAATACATATCCATAAAACATTACATTAGCGTTAATCAAACTTTTTTCTCTTATTGTTGCTACATCACCTAAAAATTCATCTGGAAACGCATAGAACAATTTATTGAAGAATTCTTTTAAATAATTTGCTGTCTTAATCGCTTCAACTCTATCTTCAATTTGATACACTTCATCAATAGCGTCAGCCAATGTCTTTAATGACACTAATAATGATGATGTATATGGTATATTTTCAGACGGTGAAATTCTGCCTTTCAATTCACTGTTATATTTCAACTGATCAACAATAAAATCAGCTTGTCTTTCTTTTTTAATGTTCTCTAAATGTCCTTTACCAATAGGTTCAATTGTATTCATTTGTGCAAAGTACTCTCTTGCCTTTGGTATATCAAAATTTACAACAGTTAACATAAATGTCATATCTGCATCAGGATTTTCTTCTAACGCTTTAACAATTGCCGTTACACGATGGAATCCATCAAGACAATCCAATAACGTACCTTTTTGAATTGTAAGTTCCATTGTAGACTCATCATAAACTAACTCAAAACCTTCATCACCTGTACCCAAACGAGCATTGAACGTTAAAGTAGAAGGCAGTGCTTCACCTTTAACAATCGATTCTTTGATATGTTCCATGTGTTTTTTATTAATTTTTACTTCTTGAATAATGTTGGTTGGATCATTTTTATCTACCCGAACTCTTGCTTCACGTTGCGTATCAAAATTATACTGAAGAAGTTTATTGTCCATAAAAAGTTTTACTTCACGACTATTAATTATAGTGATATATATATCATGTGCTACTCTAATAGCTGGCTTAAGCGTATAAGGAAAATCAATTTTCTTTTGTACTCCACCTTCAAATGTACTTTTCACTTCTTTAATTTCTCTTTGTGAAAAGTAATTCTCAGGATTTAATTCTAAATTTCCTGAAGCGATATAAACTTGTTCCGTCAATAAACACAAAAACTTATCATCAATTTGTTTCAATTGTTCTTCTGGTTCATTCAGGATCAATTGTACTGTCCCCGGTAAAATTTTATATTTCTTTAATCCACTTTTGATCCGTGCTACACGCTTTTTATCTGCTTTAATACTTTCAATAGTAGCCACAAGAGTTTCTTGTAACTGTTCTTTATTTTTCAATTCGATCACTCCTTTTTCAACTCCTTCTTCTATATTATATTATAACCAAATGTCCAAAATGTAAACAATTTTTATTGTCGATTTTTGTTATTTATAATTTCGTTAAGTTGTATGTTCAAAATCAATTGTAGGTCTTTTGGACAGTTTTCAATTGCTTTGATCAATTCTTTATGTGTTACTTTTTTATATAATTCTTCATCTAAATTACTACTACAAGAAACTGCTCCCATTTCTTCATATTCTGGTTCTTTAATATAGCGCATAGTAGTTTGTATATTTGAATGTCCTGCTGCTTTTTTAGCTTGAATAATATCACCTTTTGATTTTCTGTAATGAAAAGTTATTGCTGCTTTACGAATACTATGAAAAACAATTCTTCTGTTTGGGTCAATATTCATTTTCTTACGTAATCGCTTCATCATTTCATCAACTGAATAAACTGAAATTGGGAAAACTCGTTCTTCTCCTTCTTTTTTTATTGATAGCAATTTATTATAAAATGATTTTGAGATCTTTTTTCTAAATTCTTTTTTCCCTTTATCTATATAATTTACAAACACTTCATTTTCATGAACTTCAAAATCAGACCATTTTAAATTTAATAATGCACTTTTTCTCATACATGTATCCAACGCAAAAAGTATTAAATAATGTTTAATTTGTGCATCATTAACTTCTTCTAGAGCTAACTCTGCCATTTTTTCAACTTCGTGTATTTCTAAAGCATCATATTGGTCATCTTGCGTTTTTAAAGATTTTACTGTATGGAAAAAGTCTATTTTTATATCCCATTCGTTTGCTTTTAAACTTTTCAATAAACTACGCAATGCAGCAACCTTTCTGTTAATAGTTGAACGAGCCGTTCCGTTATCTAATAAAATTTGTTTAAACATTTCTATATCATTTTTTCTTAACTGAAGGTCTTCCAGTGTCAAGTGTTCTAAATCCTTGCCTTTAATTAATTTAAAAAATTGTCTAATGTCTGTTTCATATGCTCTCCGTGTATGTTCACTTTCTATCCCCATTTCATTCAGAAAAATCATAATATCATCATATAATTTAGTATCGAAAAGTGGAATTACTTTTTGTGTATTCATTTCGATTACCTCCTTTATATTTTATTTATTAATTTGATTAGTTAGCAATTCCATATACCCTTTGATCATTTGTTGTCTTATGTTACGTTTCTTTTTGACTATGTATAGTATATCATCATTTAAATTTATATGCAACATATTTTTATATTTTACTTCAAATAAATTAATCACCTTTGCTCGCATTACATCCACCTCCTTCATTCCCCATTATATCCAACATATAAATAAAATATAACAACAAATAAAAAAGACTTGCTGTTCAGCAAGCCTCATTGGATACTTCTTCAATTTCATAATCGATTACATCCAGCACAATTTTACGATTAGCGTCTACACTCAATATATTGACTGGATTCACTCCACCGATGGTTAATGTGTTGATATAATCTTGTTCGCTGCCCTCTTTAACAACACAGATTAATTTCAACTCTACAATTTTCATGGTACAATTCCCCCTTAATTTTTTTATTTATAAAAGCAGTTTGTCTGGAAAATAAAAATAGACAAACTGTAACAAACATACAAATAACCATAACTACATAAGAATAGTGATCATTCTAATCATGACATTTGGAAAAGATGGTACAGATATCCCATGTTAACCTTAAAATCACTAAAAATTTCTCTAAAGATCACTATTCTTTTATAAAAAATAGTTATGGTTTGTATATTTGTTACAGCTTGTCTATTCTTTAAATGATTTATTCAATTTATTAAAATGTTTACGTTCATTATTATAAGGAATCTAAATTCAAAAATCAACACGTTTTTATAAAAATTTTTCCTATATAAAAGCAGAATTTTATGCAAAAAGAGCGATCTGCTTTAGTTAAAACAAATCGCTCTTATATTCAATAGTTACTATTGATGAGTTAATAAAAGTTCCTTTAGGTACATGGCAATAAGCCTTTCCGTTATTGACTAACGGCTACATCCTATAATAAGGATGGTTGTGTACCGCAACATTTACTACTCACATTTTCATGATATTGTAGATACTTTATAATTTATACAAATCTCAACAAAAAGGAACTTTTATTTAATCTGTTTTCTAATCCAATCAATAAAATCCCATATTGAAGGCTGATATCGTTTATATAACAATTCTTCAGCTTTTCTTAATTTCGCAAGATGCTCTTCAAGATAATCAGAAAAATCAACTTTTGTATGAGGTCTAAGAGGATTATTAATTTTGTGTTTTCGCTTCAATTTCATCATTTTCACCATCCAACAATATCCTTAATGCCTTCTCATACCTCTTTTTCAGACTTGGCTTTAATGTTTCTGTCCGCGATAAGTTATGTTTTAAATCAGCGATCTTTACTTTCCAAGCTAATTCTCCACCTTGTTTGTTTTCATCTTTCATATATTTAATAAACCATATGTAATCAAAATAAGGCACATCTTCATCTCTTGAAACGTACTGAATCGCTCTAAATATATCCCAATTATAATTCAATACTTTTAATAATTTATTTTGAATAATGTCTCTTTTGTCTGGATTATCCTCTAATATGTCATGAAACAATCCTACAATCCACTCATCAGACATTTCAGGGAATTGGTTTGCTACTACTAATGGATGAGAAATATCATCATAATACTGTTTAGCAAATTGAATTAATTTTTCTTTGCTCATTACCACAACTCCTTATATATTTTTGTTTAAAAGAATGTTTTTATTCAGTAATTCTTAATAATCAACTCACTAAATTTGCCACGTCCAGAAGCGTCTTTTGACATGTTATATTGAACTTTAACCTCTTCAATATGATAATTCTTAAATAATTCCCTTATATATGTATTATCATTTATCGTTAATAGCCATTTTCCTTTAATATCATCAAGTGTCAATTTTAATTCTTCAAAGTTAATATTTTTTCCACTTCTATATGTACCGTTATTCGTTTCATAGTAAGGAGGATCTAAATAAAAGAACGAATCTTTTTTATCAAATCTTTTTATAATTTCTTTATAATCCATGTTTTCAATCCAAACATCCTTTAATCTGTCATGCGCTTTTTTAAGTAATTTAAGTGCATTATCGTTCAAATAAGGTTTGTCACGATAATATGAATTAAATGAAGTCATATCGCCTCCAAAGCTGTTCTTATTTAAATAATAAAATCTATATGCTAACATTAAATCAGACAAATCATTTTCATCAAGATTTTTTAAATAATTAAACTCATCACGACTAATTAAATATGTATCAAACATCTCTAAAAAATTATTAATATTGTTCTTGATGACTGAATAGAAGTTAATCAAATTTCTATCTATATCATTAATGACTTCAACTTTGCTTTTTTCTTTACCAAATAACACCCACAATGCTCCAGCAAAAGGTTCAATATAACAATGATGTTCTGGAATCATTTCGATAATCTGTTTTCGTAAATTCTTTTTGCCTCCGCGCCACTTGATGGGACTATTCATTGTTTACAATCCTCCTTTCAGCTTATAAAATATACTTTTTATTCAAACATTATGTATTTTTATATTTTTATTATATTCTTCAATTCTTTTAACAGCTATATCATAATACTCTTTTTCAATTTCAAACCCTATATATTTTCTATTAGTACTAATACAAGCTATTGCTGTTGTACCACTACCTATACAGTTATCAAGCACAATATCACCTTCATTTGTATAAGTTTTAATAAGGTATTCAAAGAGGGCGACAGGTTTTTGTGTCGGGTGTAGCCCTCTTTCTATAGGAAAATAGTGAACACTTTTCGGATAACCAGTCGCCTTTTGAATATATTCCATTCCAACAGGACGGCTATTCTCTCTTTCACCTAAATACTCATGGAATGCACTCTTTTTCTTCTTTTCACAAGGCTTTACACCTTGAGGATTGTATGTAGGTAGTTTTTTATAAAACACAAGAATGTTTTCATGATTTTTTAAAGGCATCTTTTTAGCATTCATAAAACCTGTAGCATTATTTTTCTCCCAAATTAATTCATAACGAAACATTTTTAAATTACTCGAAACTAATATGCTAGTAAAAGGTTGACTTGCCGTTAATACGATAGCACCATTATCTTTAATAATTCTTTTATATTGTTTCCATAATTCATCTAGTGGAATTAATGTGTCCCATTTACATTCAGTAGTCCCGTATGGAAGATCGCATAAAATCATGTCAATTGATTTATCTGGAATACGCCACATTCCAGTACCTAATTCTTTATCTCCTAAACAATCCTCATTATATATTTTATTTAATTCCAACATAATATTCCCCCTATCTTATAAAATATTTTCATCACTTTTCATATTGGTCAATAAATTCTTGAAGCCCTTCAATTAACAACTTTGCTTGTTCAATATTTAAATGTGGCGAACTGTCATTACCTTTTTCATTTTTACAAATTATCCAAACACAATCATTTGTAGCAGAACTACTTTCTTGAATTCTTATTTCATTTCCATATGTATCAGTAAAACTTTTATATATAGCAAAACCCCTACTTGTATATCCTTCTGGCATAGTCATTTCCTCCTTTATATAAAATCCTTCTTTTGTCCAAAGTTCGCTTCTTCAAGCAAACCTTTCCGTTATCTCAGTAACGGCTACACTCATACGAGTGGCGGTGAACATCCGCATTTACTACTTCAGCACTAAGCTATCCGTAGATACTTTTTTGTTTTATAGTATTTTATATTTGTATTATAATTGTCATTTAAAATGTTAATTGCACCAACCAAATCTCTATGCTGCTGATAACCGCATTTACAAACATAATTTCTTCCAACTGGTTTATTTAATTCATTACAATTAGGACATTTCTTTGAAGTATATTTTTCTTTCACTTTAACCAGTTTAATCCCATATCTGCTTAATTTATTTTCTAATTGCCGCATTATCTCTCCATAATTCCATTGTTTTAATTTCTGTCCTACATAAGAATTTACACGTCCTTTAATATTTCTTGTTGCCGAATCTAAATCACCATAGTAAACTGTTGATATATTATTTTGAATACAGAAATCTAAATACAATTTCGTTATTTTGTGTACTGCATCATTAATTTTCTTATCATATTTAAATTTTAAATTTCTTAATGCATTTCGATATTTCCAGTACTGTTTACTTCCTTGCTTACATTTCTTCATTCTTTGGTAAATTTTCGCTTGTTGTTTATTACGATGATACTTAATTGATCTCAGTTTTCGACCCGTGATAATAACCGCATTACCACGTGAATCGATGGATGTAATGGAGTGAATTTCACCAAGATCGATGGCAGCATGATTATCTGACTTAATTTGATGATATTGAGTTTTCTCTTTATATTTGATAGCTAAATAAAGTTTATTACGATAAATTAACTCAATTTCAACTATGTTATTAGGAATATTTTTTACATAGCAAATGACTGGTTTTTGTTTATATTTCTTTCCATCTGGTTTTATTCCCATTGGTTTTGCAAGAAGAATTTTATTACCTTCAATCTTTATACTTTGATAATCCCAACCAGTTACAAAATATTTCTTTTGTTTATAAGGACATTTTTCATCTTGCCTGCCTTGTTTTTTCGCTTGTAAAACTGCATCTCTAGCAAACAAGTATTTATGAACTACATGATGAATTCCTTTAGCATGAAGAGGGACACATTGTTTAGTTAATTTCTGCAATTCATTTCTCTGAATCCATTTACCATTATTTTGCTTACGATATTCTTCATTAATTTTCAAACACAAATTCCAGACTTCGGCTGAAAGTTTATTACAGTTAAGTAAATATAAATAGTCTTCTTTTGAACATTTAACAGGAACAACAAGAGTTTTATACATTAAACCACCTCCTTCTATAATTTAATATATAATATTTTTATAATAATATCAATATTTTTATTATATTTTACTTGATTTTATTTACCCTCCATCCATTCAATCGCTTCATTAACCTCTTTTAGCTTTTCTTTAAGTTGATTAATTGTAAATGGTGCTATGTAAATATTTTTATTTTCTTCCCACAGCAACTTATACGGCAGAACAGACTCATTAAATTTTTCCATTTCAAATAATTCATATTCTAATCGTGCTTTTTTCAGCTTTTAATACTGTTAAAGCATAATGTTTCATTATATACACCTCACAGTAACTCTTTCTTCAAACAATTCTTCACATGCTCTCTAACCACATCTTCAACCCATTGCTTCATTTCTTCATTCGGTTTATGTCCCTTGTACCAATCTTTAAGTTTTTCTATCGTATATTGCTCTGTCAATTGCATCATTTCATCTAATTCTTGAACAGAATATTTACCTTTTCTAACACTCAACAAATTATCTCGTTGCGTTTTATATGTATATTGAATTGCTAATTGAAAATTATAATTAAAATTCTTATATCGTTCCAAGAAATCCAGAATTCTTAAAGCAGACATTGCATGTTTATATACTTTTTCAGCTTGCTGTTTCATTGGAACAACACAGTTTTGGTCTTCATATACAATATCTCGTTTAAATTCTTTATATTTCTTATTAAACATCCCCATACACGCATCATACAAATAAGGCAAATTCATTCGGACAATCTCTTCTCTTTTGCTACGCAGTTTATCATACAGTTCATCATATTTATGTACTTCCATTGAAAATAATACTTCAAGAAAATTTACATTAGATTTCCATAACATATCGGGTAATTTACGAATGTCATGATATTCAATGTCTTCTATATCACTTATAATTGATTTAGAATATTTTTCGCCTGAATACAAATCTTCAAATGATGGTAGGAAAAATGCCTTATAATCCTTATCTGATGATTCAATCTCTGAACCTCCCAATGGCTAAAGCCATGGGGGTTCTTGTGTACTATAGAGCTTCTTCCATACCTTCGCATGGACACTGACTCTAATTCCACAAGACTTTCATGGACAAACACCTCACTGGTGCTTATCGCCCTGTGCGCCCGGTTCAAGACGCTTTTTGTTATTCAAATTCCCATACTACTTAATAATTTATTTCCTTTGCTCTTTAACCGTTCTATTTCTTTATCGTGTAACTGCTTAAATTTTTCCCATGTCGCAAAACATTTTTCTCTATCGATTTCTTTTAGGTTGTCTCTAACATTCATGATCAAAAATGCGCTATATAAATCCCGTTGAATTTTCAAATCACCAAAATTATTCCAACGTTCTGATAATTTCTTTTTATTATATTCGCTTGTAAAATGATTATATTGACTAGCTTTTATAGAAAATGTATCAATAAATTTTAACTTTTTACCTTCATACTGTAATTTTCTGTCTAATATTGTTAAAAACATGCTTGGAGCTTTATTCGCTATACTTTTACCAAATCGTTTTTTACTTTTATATCTTCCATTTTTATCTTTAATAGTTTCTTTTGTTCTTGCTTGCAATGCTTTATAATTCATTGTTTCCACTTTAATATCATCTCCCAATGACAATATCCAATTAGCCAATTTATTATGATCTTGTTTACGTTTTTCAGTCAATTTTCTTTGTAATTCTGCTAACTGATTTTTCGTTTTAATATAATTTTTACTCCATATCCATTTTAGATTATTTTTCTTAATCGTCCCATCTTCATTATATTTATGTGGATTATTTGCTCGTCTTTGACGATCTAACTTACGTTGTAATATTCGTTTTTCTCGTTCAATATTTTCAACACTAGGAGCAAGTTCTAATAACTTTACTTTCTTTTCAGAACATACGGCAATTGTTTGAGTACCAATATCAATCCCTACAGTACCATTATTTCTAGGATGTTTAATTTCACCTGTTTGACGATTAATTTTCTTTGGTGGTACTCCTTCAAGAATTAATTGAAGATAATATTTAATTTTGCCTCTAATTAATTTACGAACAATGCGGCAATATTTAATTCGATCTTGTAATGCTATATGAGCATAAATATCATTTTTCTTTATAATTACTGGAATATTTAATCCATTCCATTGTAACTGATTATTTTTAAAACGAATTCCCGTACTGTTAGATTTACCTTCTAATGAATCCATTTCATTATATTTTTTAAACTTTACTTTTTTTGCATTATCAAATATTAATTTTTCTATTGCTTGCCATGCTCTTGTTGCTATCTTTTGAGCTGTAAATGAGTCAATATTTTTCTTGAAGTGTTGTTGCATTGGCTTAACAAATGAATGCATAGCATATTCATTTAATCCATATTCTTTATGTAAATTATTTAATAATTTATTTCTTTCTTTAGTTTTTTCTTGTTTTATAAGTTCCCTGTATTTTTTATCGTTTTGTAATTTTTTATAACGTTTTAATAATTCACGTAAACAAGAATTATATAACTGCCTACCTATTTCAAATCGTTTTTCTAAAATATGTTCTTGCCACAGTTCAGTTTTTAATTTTAATGTTAACACATAACTTGCAGATTTTGTTTTAGCCAATGCAACACACCTCTTTAAACATTTTTCTGATTTTCAATATATTTCATTACTGCCTCTTCTGAAATATGACCGACTGTACAACAAAAATAACTTCTAGTCCAAAGCGAAGGAAGTCTACTCTTTAATGACGGGTGTTTTTCTCTTAATATTCGACTACTTCTCCCTTTGAATGCTTGTATTAATTTATGGATATGTTGTCGTGGATCAAAAGAAATAAACATATGAACATGATCTGGCATAATTTCTAACGTTTTAATTTCAACATCATTTTCTTTCGCTACTTCATACAAAATCTCTCTTAAATCTTTTTCAATATCTCCAACTAATACTTTACGTCTATATTTCGGACAAAATATAACATGATATTGATTTAAATAAACAATTCCTTTCTTATGAGTATATTTATCGTTTGACATTAGATAATTACCTCCTATCTAATGTCTATTATACAAATTATTAGATATATTGCAAGTATCTAATGAAAATATTTTAAAAATTTTAATATCACATTATTTCATTCCAATGACTAAAGTCATAGGCTTTCATAATGTGGCTTACCGTAATACATACTACATGTCCATTTTGATCTGCCTTCGCTTCACGTTTCAAAATCTCTGTCACTGTATATATTTTTCCATCTTCATGTTCAACTTTCATGCCTACTTGTACTGGATTTAAAGCATTCTCCATAATATCTTCTACAATTTGAACTTTCATTATTTCACCTTCCTTCAATAAAAAGATACTTATTATACAACAAATCAATCTAACTCAAGCTTTTTCCCGTAACGTAAAATGTTCGCCGCATCAACAAGAGTCGCAACATGCGGATTTTCAGATACTAGCCAATCTTTATCACCGACATACACTTTTTCATTTTTCGTGTACCAATCTAATCCCCCATCATCAAAATCCCCGCCGAAATACTCATTAATAACATGTTGCATGATCGCATACCCTAACTCCTTTTCGTTGATTTCAATTTCAACTGTTTGTTTACCAGTAATTTTCATAAATAATCCTCCTTCGTATCATCTTCGAAATGTGACATTAACGCTTAAACAATTCTGTTTTTAGAAAATCATTAATTTCATTATTTATTTCTTGCAATTTTTTTACAAAAAACATTGTTTTAGCTTCATCTTTCCAAGGATATTCAATGTTTTTAACAGCTTCATCTCTTTTCTCCAATAGTGCTTTGTATTGTTCAATTAGTTGAAAAACACTTATTTTCTCCATAGTACTAACCTTCTTTCTGTCACACTTTGTGTCTAAAATTCATTAAAAGGATTCTTTTATTTAAAATTTTGTTTATTGCATTAACTTTAATATGTTCCAATGAACTATCTCAATTTTTGAAGGATATATTTCCTTGTCCATCACTTCTATTTCTTGTACTTTATTACATCTTTCAAAAACAATATCGTCTTTTTTAAAGTAATTAGTGTCCTCTAATACCATATATTTCTTCATTACATATCATCCTTTCTATTTAGTTTGTTTAAAATGATTATTTCATGTAATTCTCAATTTGCTTAATAATTAATTCTCGGATTTTTTCATCGGGAACATCGTATTTATCATATTTGTCATCAAATAACTTATCTACATCAATTTCAATATAGCTAAAATTATCAGTATTAACCAATTGATAAACATCTTCACCATCGTATTTAAATTGTTCTTTTAATTCTTCGATATTGTTAAACTTGAGAATCAAGTCTTCCATTCCGCCAGATGGATAATAATGATAAAAGCCAAACAATAGATACTTATACTTCATTTTATCACTCCTACAGTAAGTTATATATACATTTTACAAAACTTCCCTTTAAACATCTATTCATTTTCTATTTAATCATCATGAATTTAGCACATAGTTTAATTAATTAAACTGTTTATATTGTTACGTATTTTATTATATTTTATTCATTTTCAACTTACCGCGATATTCATAAACCACAACATCATCCATCACTGTGATCTTAACCTTCCCAAATTCCTTCTTTAATTCATTAATAATCTGCACTCTCTCCTTGAAACTGCTATATGGAATCGCTCCACAAACCATATATATTTACCTCCTATTATATTTTATTCACATAAACATGTATTTCCACAATGCTCCACCAAAGATTAACGTCAGAAAGAAGACCGAAAATACAACGGCAGCCCACCGCGTCTCTTTATCACATACAACTTCTTTAAACATTTCTAACATATAAATCACTCCTTATTATATTTTAGATTAAACACCCGACACACAACCCTATTGGAAATGCATCGGGCGTGGTACAATGACTCCCATAAAATCGAGATTTAATTTAATTTTTCTCATTTAAAAAGTAATCTCTTAATTGTTCTACAACTTTCGGATCAACTATCAATTGACCAAACACATCATCAACTTTAACGTTTTTAAGTATTATTTTTCTTATTTCGGCATATTCTTTTGCGTTTGTGTCTTTAACTTTTTCCATAAAACACCTCATTGCTGAATTTTGTTTATTCTTCATCACTGTCCAAATCCTTTTCATCGTAAATCTCCCCACAAATCAAACACTTCCATTTTGTAAGTCCATGTTCTACTAAAGAAATTTCTTCACAATTAGGACATTCTCTGTCTCCTACCATATTTATCAATACCTCCATTTTATTATTTATCTAATAATTTCATTTGCTCTTCTATCCATTTACAATATTCTTCATCAGAATTTAACTCTTCTTCCGATTTATTCCAAGTACGTTGTTCCATTGCTTCTTGAAATGTTAATGTCAATATGCCATATGGTTTTTTCACCATTTTTTAGTTTAGATATTACTTCCTTAGCCCTCTTTTCTCCTTCCTCACCAAACTTCTTTTTATATTCTGATATAACCTCTTCTTCATTCATATCATACATAATCAAATCATCAACAACTGTTGACCAAATACAAAATTTATCATCTGGAGACTGCAATATTTGCCATGCCACTCTACTTCATCCTTTCTCGATAAATGTGAAATTTTAGTTAATAACCTCAATAGTAATTTTCACTGTCTTTCCGTGATACTTTTTCAACAAGTACGTTAAATCCCCGTCTTTGTTTGAAACGTCATAATAATAACCATATCTTGAGTCATCTTCAACTTCCACAACTTTACCTATCATTTCTTCTTTCATTTTAGTTCACCTCTCTATAAAATGGATAATTTATCTACCTTCCACATATATGTTTCCTGTAACTTTAAGCTCATCCCACGCATTTAAGAATCGCTCAATCGGAAAACGAAACTCTGGGTGTTTCAAAACTTCAACAATAATCTCATCTGTTCCCTCAACTTTTTTTACAACTACATCATGTGTGTTCGGACTTGAAAGAATATCACCTAAACTAATTTGCTCACCTTTTTTAGTTTTGTATTTAGTTTTCAAATTCATATGAATCCTCCTTTTATCATTTCTCCATAAATGTAGATGTTTATTCAATTTCTTCCCAATACTGCTCTAATTGTTCATTTTTCCAAACCTCATAATATTTATCAATAATCCTGTTTCTTTCAAATTTATCTAGACCTTCCAATTCCTCATCTGGTATTTCCACAATCTCCACAACATCAGAACCAACATAATGAGTACCTACAACAAATTTAAATTTAGCCATTAAATCACCCTCCCAACACTAACCACTTCATCGCAAACTGCACAGTATGCTTGATCGCTATCTATTTCAGTTGGTTCACATTCCTCTCCACATATCGGACACTCGTGCAGCACGTAACCATATTCAGCAAATTCTTGAAGAAGTTCTAACATATCTTTCACATTCTACACCTTCCTTTGTTTTCCTGTTATCTGAATTTTAACACAAAATTATATTTTAATCAATAATTATTTTTATAATTTATTATAATTGCTTTAAGCGCTGCAAACTCTTCTTCAATATATCTTGATGAAACGATGCAGTTTTCTTTATACCAATTTACAGCTTCTTTAACATTGTTAAATAAACGGAGATCAGTTTCAGTTAATTCTTGGTTGTTTTGAATTTGTGATTTGAGGTACTGGATTTCATGGATGACTCCTGAATATAAACAAGCACAAACACCATATGGTATATTCATTTTAAGCACTCCTTTTTAGTTCATTTGAGAATATTATAACACGGTTTATTGTTAGTTACAATATTTATTTTTATATTTTGCTTAAATTTATCGTTACCAAAACATCTGTTTTTCTGCTACTTAATTAACAAGTGACACATTTGTAAGCAAAAGTTGTCACTCTTCCTTATTTATTGGTTCAATTATTTCAATATAATTATGTGTAATTTTTATTTTATCTTTATATTTATTTAAAAATTCAACTACATCTTTATCTCTTATAACTCGTCTTAAATTGGTGATTTTTAACATATTTGATATATCTTTTTTCTTATATATTCCTACATTGCTTTCTCTAATCCATTTAATAAATCTATAATATGAAGTATCTCTTTTAACAGTTTTTGATTTAGAAAGTTTACGTTTATTTTCGTTAACCTTAATCTCTTTTATTTCTTTATTTTTAATCATATTTTCAATTTTTGATTTTGGCATTAAAAGTACGGTATTTTTGTTAATATTATATAATTTTAATTGTTTAATTATAACATCACTTGCTCCTTTTGTTTCGATTAGGTTCATTTTTTCTAATATTTTTTTATAACTAGAATTTAATTGATTTTTCCATAAGAATCCTTTTAATTGATCTAATAGGTAACTCTTTTTAACATATCCATATTCATCTAATTTCTCTTGTATATCTTTAATTATTATTTCTTCCCATTTATCTTTATCTAATTTATCGTATATTTTTGTTAAATTTTCACAAATTAAAATGTTATTATCTTTAGAAATGTCGCAATTTAAAACATCTTCGGCTTTTACTTCCAACAAGATAATATTGTTTTTATGACAAAATCTCATTTTTCTATATGTAGATTTACCTTTATAATAAATTTCAATCCAAACTTTATGTCTATTTGCATATCCCCAAGCAATGTCGGCTCTTAATCCAATTAATTTACTTAATTTATCAAAATTTTTACTTTGATTAGCATAAAGACATCTTATACAAGGCAATTCAAATATAGCACCATAATGTCCTCTTAAATCACACATAGGAGTAAATGTATCACTTCTTCTTGGCGAAAAATATTTAACACATGGTAAAGCACTTGTTTTACTGCTATACATCGGCATTACACTTTCACCTAATATTAGACTTTCACTATGTAAAAATTCAGTTTTATATCTATGCGGAAATACTTCAATTTCTTCTCCTTCATGATCTATAAATTTTACTTTCTTCATAATAATTAAATCAAATAATAAACTTTTGGCTCTCATATGTTCTTTTGTTTCAACTGAATTAAATAAATTCATAATAACAACTCCTTTACATTTTTATTTATATACTTAATTAATTTATAAAAATCTTAAAAAGTTATCTTTTGGAAGTATATAACATATAGTGAATTTTACTTTACTGTATTATTTTATATTTATAAAAAGTTATATATTGGCAGTATATTTAATATATAATAGATTAATTATGTAAAATAATAGTAATAATTAAATGTAATTTTATGTATTATTATATATACTGCCAAAATGTTACCTTTTTAATTTTCTATATGTATAATTAAATGTCATATATTATATATACTGCCATTTTGTAACCTTTTTAATTTTCATTTTTCTGCGGTAAAAATTCCATCTGTTGCTGTACTTGTTCTTGCATTTCTTCCTCTAATAACTTATCCCATTCATATTGTTTCAGTGTTTTAAATCCACGTTTTTTATACGGTCTTACTGTATCAGAAAATAAATGTTCTTCATTAACATAATATGTATTTGCTCTGCGTTCTTCTTTTGGTAGCCCTGCAATAAATTCTTTATCAAAGTAACATTGAATCATGTTATGTTTCTTGAGTGCATCTAAATATCGGTATAGTGTTCTTTCAGGAATACCTGTGTATTCAATTAGTTTTTCAATTGAAACAGTGTATCCATCAAAAATCTGCGTTTTATAGGATAAAAAAGCATATAAATAAAATCCTGTACAGCTTAAATTATTATTTGTCATACAAAAAAGAAATACTTCAAACGGTATTAAGTGTGTATTATCTACATAAAAGAACGTGCCGTCAACATATCCATCGTCATATTCTTTCTGCATTTCTTCATTATCAGGATAACGATAAAATGCTTTAACTGGGAATTTGATTTTATAATTCTTTGGTATGTTAAGGCAATTAGAAAATTCTTTATATTCGTCTATATAGTCAAACTCTAGTCCATCAATTTCATCATATTTGTAAGCTATTGGGAAATTTTTAGTGGTGAGGATATAATTCATCTGTTCTAGGATACCATTTTTCTTAATTAGATAATCTAACTTCTTATAATTTTCATTATATCCTAGAACTTTTTTGATGAATTTTTGATCAATCAATTCATTAATTTCTCCATACTTGCCATATCGATAAAGCCATGTGATGAAGTATATGTATGAATAAGAAAAGGCAATATGTGAGGGATTATCAATTTTCTTTTGGAGATCAGAAAATATTTCATTAGGCATAAAAACTTTACTTTGATATTCATTAAAACATAATAATTTTTCCATTTCATTATATTTCATTTAGATTCCTCCTCTTTAGATTCCTAATAATTAGATTCCAAATTAGATTCCATTTACTTTAATTAAGAATTTATTCGTTTGTATTCCTCTATGGATTTTTGTAATTCATCCGTCTTTAAAAATAAATAGAAGATAAAACCATTATGGATACTTTTTGCTTTTGTTATGTATTCGATCCCTTTAAGATGACGAAGGTAATAAGCGAGTTTTTTATCATAACAATAAAAAAAGTCTTCTTTGGTTAACTGTTTTTTCATATTTGGATACCTCCGTTTTATGTATCTATTTTAAATTCCAGCAACCTCTTCCTATTTCACCTCCTCACAAGGTTGCTACCAAAATATTTTTATATTATATTTAAATGAATTATAAAAAAAGATATTCAATCTTAATGTAACATAAACCATTATTCATTGTCAATAATTTTTATATTTTCTTTAAAACAAAAAGGCTGATTACTCCATCAACTATCAAACAATCTGATTTGACTTTCTTTCAACAATCATCTATAATTCATTACGCGCCATTTCTTCACATTTTCAGCGGGACAATAAGCATCTCCTTGCAATCTGTCCGTCCCAAAGTAAAATAGCGTACCTGTTATGGGTACGCTATTAATATATTCTGATCGGCAATAACAACATATCGGCAATTCCATCTTTCTTAAAATAAATTGGACGTAATCTGCCCGAAATATTCATTGTGATTGTATCATGCGATAATCTATCTATTTTCTTCAATAACTCTAAACAATATACAAGATACGATGAATTCACATATAATTCATTTTCAACACCATCCAATACAATTTCAGTTTGCTTTTCGAAAACTTCATCGTCTTTTTCAACTGTTACTGTTATGTATGTTTTTGAGATTGACAATTTCACAGGAATATTTTTGCGTTCCGTGAATTTTTTAGCTTCTTTTGCGACAGTTAGAAATTCATTAATGTCCATTATTTTAATTTCTGACTCAAATTGAGCCGGAAACAATCGTGATGTTTCTGGATATTGTTGCGAACATTGAACAATTTCGTTTTTTCTTGGTTCAAAATAAAACTGATGATTTGTCGGCAATTCTGTTATGTGTTCTGGATAAATTCGAGCGAGAATATGTGAGTTTGTAGCGATAAGATAATTTCCGTTATAATAAATATGTTTTAAAGCTGGACGTGTATCATTTTTAAATGTGAAAGGTTTGAGTAATTTAGCTAATTGAGGGAATGAAATAGATGTTGTTTTCGTTGACATTAGCTACACACTCCTTTGTATAATTTATTTAAAATTGTTATTTTATTCAATATCAAAAAGTTTATAACACTCATTTAATAAGTAATCTTTATTTTGTAGTTTTGAAATTGAAATATATTTGTCCAATATTATTTTATGTAGTTCTATTTCGTCTTTATAATATTTTTTATAATACTTTTCTTTATATTCTTCTTTCACAATATAATCTTCCCACTGTTCACTAGTTAGCGATTCAAACATTTCCTTGTTATTGTGTTTTAACGAAAAATCAATCAACGAATCCCGTAACAATTCATCAACTGTACATTCTTTGAATTGTGGCATGGTTTGACCTCCTTTAAATTTTTTCTACATTTCCGAATTTATCAATTTTTAATTTAATACTTTCCTTTTCTTTATCCATAAACGCATTAGATAATACACTGGATTTACCGATGAATTTGAGTAATTCGTCATTTTCTTGTTCTTTTAATTTGATCTTTTTGTTTAGAGCTGTTACTTTGTTTTTCAATACATTTATTTCTTCATTTACCTTTGTATCAATGTAATTAGATAACTTGTCTACTGTTTCATTGATGGAATTAATGTCTTCTTTGATTTCTTGTTGCTGCTCTAATACTTCTTGAAATGCTCTCCAAAGTGTTCCCATGTCTTTATGTAATTGAGTATTTGATGCTTTTACTTCTTTTAGTTCGTGAGTTAAGTCTAAAATTATTTTATTTTGATTAGTGAAGTGTTTTTCAAACATTTCATAAATTTTTCGCTCATTTATACTATTTGATGTGCATTTTTCTTTTTCGTCATTGTTTGTATTATGATTACTATAAATTGATAAAGCTAAAGCTTTATTTTCTTCAATAACTTTTAAAACTTCTGGAGTTAAACGATCTTTTAGCGGTTTTCTGTTTCTATTGCCGACATACCATCTGTTTCTTAAAACATGTTCCGATGTATTTATTTCATTAGCAGTTTCTCTAATAGCTTCTATAACCATTTTTCCACTTAGTATTTTATTTTTAACGCTATTAAAAACGTAATCATCTAATTCGTCCGTCCATACACCAGTATAACTTAAAGCAATTTCTTTTTGTTCTTTAGTTGCATTTTCTTCAACATTCAATAAATAGTTTTTTATTTGATCTGCAACTCTTGAAGATTCTAGTAGCATACCCATTCTTAAAATGCCGCGTCTTGTATATAATGTAACATTACTTTTTGCAGATAGAGTAATCGAAAATGACGCTAAAAGTTTATTTTTGTATTCCTGAAATTCTTTACCTGTTAAAGTAATAACTCCATCTTCTTCAAATTCAGCACGGTTTTTCATTAAAAGCATTCTTAAATTACTTGGATTTACTTCATAATATTCAGCAACTTTTTTCGATTCTACATAACCATCTGGTAGAGTGATAATTTGTTTTACTTTGTCTAACACATCCACTCTATGAATGTATTTATCACGATCTTCTTTTGTTCCTTCGATAAGTTTTAGAGCTAGGTTTGTCATTGTTATTCCTCCTCTTGTTATATTTATTTTTAAAAACTGTTATTTTTTTATTCATCATCTTCTTCTATATATAACCTGTCGTGTTTAAGAAATGGATTCAGTTTTATTTGTTCTTTTATATACTCTTCTGCTTCTGATCTTGTATTAAACTTATCCAACACAGCTTCCCAAATTACTGGATTGTTATAGTCACCTATATTGGATTTTCTTATTACTTTAAACATTTCCATCCCTCTTTCAATTATTTATAATTTATTCTAAATATAAATTCACTCCTGATTTACTCAAATTTAAAACACCAAACATACTATAAACTCTTCCACATAAACATTTATTCTCATATTTATCACATATTAATTTGTTTCCACATTCGCATTTAATAATTGTTGGTTTAGATTCTTTTCCATACTTCATATTCCATAATTGTTCTGATTCCATTTTTCAACCTCCTTTTAAAAATATTTATTAAGGCGTAACTATAATTTCATCATAGTCAAAATCTTTTAATACATATTCACACCCATCATTAAGTTCTATATAATCACCAATTTTAACATCTTGATCAAAAGCCACTCGTAAAACTCTATTACTACCTAAAACAATTGCTTTTGTTCCTTTCTTGATTCGCATGTGAAATCCCTCCATTTTTGATAAAAGTGTGATTTCATTCAGTCCCAGAAGCGTTATGCCTCTAGAACTATGTATTCTGATTTGTTAAGAACAATTTCGCCTTCCATATCATCGATGACACTTACTGATTCATCTTCTTTATCGTAAAATTTAACTGTATATTCTTTCCCGATTAAGTGTTTAATGCTACCTTGACCATCTAATGGTTGATCAGCAATTACTTTTATTTTCATTTTATCATTCCTCCGTTTGATTTATTTGAATATTTTATTTGATTGATTTAGTTCTGCATGATCTTTCATATCATTCCTTTCTTTTTTTATTTGTCATACGGCAAATTTTATTCTTGAGACGTTGATTTTCTGTTAAAAGATAGTCAACAGTATTGATTAATAATGCAACTTTATCTTCAATAAGGAGTGCTGCATGATCAGCGTTAATTTGTTTTAATGCTTCAGATACTGAATTGAAGAAAGATAAAATATCATTTAATTCCTCATGTTTAGTGATAATTTCAACTTTCATTTTTATCGCTCCTTTTGAGTTATAACAAATATTTATTTGACCATATTATATCCTTTTGTTTCAGAAATATCAAGTTTATTTTTATATTTTATTTAAGAAAATCGTGGTAAGAAAATAACGTTGCTGTTATGAGAGTTTTTAAAAATGAGCCAGTGATTCAGAAACTCGCCTGTTATGATGAAAAATGAAATTAGTCTATTTTATAAATTGTTACTTCATAATCTTCAAATGCCTTATCAATTAAATTCCGTACAATATTCCAATCACCTCCGGCAAGCCCACAACCTAAACCATGAGGTAAAGCGACAGTTAGATTATTATTTAAAGCGTATTCTTTTAACTCAATTAGTGCTTTGTTTAGTGCTTCATAGTCTGTATATTGTTTTTTATTTCTGCCATAATTCAATTGTCCGAAAAGATTTGCTACATATTTATTTTCATCAACTTTTACAATTAAGGATATTCCTAATAATGATTGTGGATCATTAAATTTTGTAACTGTTTTATACATTTTATATGCTTGTGGATATTTATTTTTAATTTGTAATGCCAATCCTGCTCCCATGACACCTTGACAATTTACTTGGTGTCCTATGATGTTTTCGGTTGCTTGTAGTAAATCACCTTTTACTTCTTTAATCATATAATTTAACCTCCCAATAAAACATGGATTTTATAAAATCTTAGCAATTTAATAAAGTTTGTGTTATGTAGGATTCCTAAAAGCCAATATTGTAACCTTTAGGAATCCCAGTAATAAAATTCAAGTTGTGTTATGTAGGTTTTATAATTCATTTAGATAATACTTGGGCAATGGCATTTATTTTATTTTCTAGCTTGTCTATTCTTTCGTTTTGTTGTCTCATTTGTTGAATCATCATTTCCATTACGTCAAATATCTGCATGTTTTGTATTTGTGGTAAATGATTTATTCCTTGAACTTGATTAGAGTTTCTAATTTTAAAATATGCTCTAGCTAATTCTTTTTGTACTTCCCAAGAAAAATCATCGGTAAACGTTTTAACAAGTAAATAATATCCTGTTTCAGTTAATAAAATTAATTTTGAAGTATGTTTATTAACTGGGTACATGACACGTACCTCGTCTATTTCGCTCCCTACGACCTCAAAATAGTCTTCATTTAATGTAAATCTATGTTTATTTGCATTAAAATTTCTTTTTGCTGTTCCTTCTGGTCTTTGATGAACCTTATCAATTTCTTTAAAAGTTACTACTCTTTGTCCTTTATATTCAATAATTGGAAAATCATATTCTTTAATTTTTACATATTGAATTTGTGTCGTATCATTTTTAATTTTTTTATAGCAATGATGTTCTTTTAATGGACTTTCAAAAGGTTGATTTACTAATTCCTTTTCATAATCCAACACTTTATTGTAATCAATATTAGGCAAATACAATAACCAAGCATCATTTAGATTTCCGTTTTTACATCTCATTTTTACTTTTGTACGTTTTAGTTTTCCTTCTTGCTCTAATTTTTCAATTGTACTATTTAAACTTGAAGAAGATTTCATATTAAATCTTCTAGCTGCTTCTATTTGTAAGATCATCTCTTTTTCTTTTAATAGTTTCATTAATGCATTTTGGTGATTTGTTCTTGTGTACCCCATAAATTTTCCTCCTTTTCCTTCTTATATTTATTTTTAAAATATCTAAATGGTTTCGATTAGTTTTAGGTCATAAAATCACCTCCTTAAAAGTCTTGGCAATAAATTACTAATCCTGTTATTGAAGTTTTGGAAAAGTATAGTGATTAAATTAAAATTTTGTTATGGTAAATTTTTGTAAAATAATCAAGCGATTTTACAAAAATTTTGTTATGTGAAAAATTGACTTTTAAAAGGCATAGAATGGCGTTTATGCGCTTAATTAAACATGTATTAATATAATTCACTTGCAAGTCACATAAACGCCATTAAACCCGTTCTCCAGCAGTGACGCTGTTATGACACTTTCTGGCTTTCTTGTTGGACTAAATAAGCTATATATTGTTTTGCATCCTCTAGTCCTTGTGTAGTTTTTAAAGCGTATATCTCTTGACCACCTTTAAAAATTCGATAAGCATTCCACAATTTAGCTGTCCAATAGTCATTATAAATGTACACTCTTTTTCGTTGTTTCATTCCCATATACTCGACTTCTTTTGTTACTACTCTAAATGCAAGCTCGTTCTTTACATTCTTTACTGCTTCTTTTATTCGCTGCTCTTTATCTCTTCTGATTTCATCTTTTGCTCGTTCAATGGTTCTGTCCATTTGCTTTGTTAATTCTATAGCTTCCTGCATGAGTTTATCATACTGATTTAATGCTTTATTATATTTCCTTACATTAAGTCCACCACGTCCAGTTACTAACCACGAAGGATTATTTGCTTTGTTGTGTAATCTTTTTATATAGTTGTCAAAATAGCGTTTCTTGAATGATTGCAACGCCTTTTTGAGATGATATTTAATACGCTCGTTGTCAGTTTGTTCCAATACTTCTACAACTTTGTCATTATATTGTGAGAAAAAGTTTTGTATTGATTTTGTATGATCGAACTCCTTTGACCTAAATATCCAGTGTCCCGAATTTTCTGCTTCTTGGAGCTTTTTGTCTATGACATAACTTTCAATATCATCTATGTTAATGTCTGGGTAGGTTATTGGTTCGCTTTCTTGTTCGCTGTTATGAACATACGTATAAATTAAAGTGTAATCATTTAAAATAGAGCTGTCATATCCTTTACCGATTTCTTCACCATTAGAGCGAATAAGAAAATAAAACGGCTTTTGATCGTCTAAATTAGTATTGATACACTCTAATAATACAGAATCGTTATTTTTTGCCTTAAACAATCGCAAAGGTTTCACGTTTTCCTTTTTTAAACGTTTTTCTAACGTTTTTTGCTGTTCTTCCGTTAGTTCGCTGTTATAAGAATCAGACAGGAGCGACAATACAAAATTTAGTCGCTCGTCTGTCTTTTTCGCATACCATATAGAACGCATAGGCGACCATTTGAAGCCCATTTGTTTTAATTGTTCTCTAATAGCTTCGCTTGGCTTTTCGGAAAAATAAAGCTCTATGCCGTTCTTTTCATCGTTGATTTTATAAGATATTTGCAGCGATTCGACTTCATTCGTGTTATGGGTATTATCGCCTTGTAAATCTTCCAGTGATTCATTAGCAATCGTGTTATTGAGTTTTTCGGCTTCTTCCTGCATTGTTTCTTGTCTTTCTTGTAAAATGTCTAGTTCGTGTGTTTCATTCGTGTTATTGGAGTTTTCAACTTCCTGTACGGCTTTTTCTTCTTGTTCGTTGCCTAGCTCCTGTATGTTGTCGCTGTTATTAGCGAATGTATGAAGTAACTCCACACCATACACATGACGGTCATAGTAACAAATTTCATGGGTAGAAAATGCAAATAATCCAGCAGTAGTGAAATAAAAATATTGATCTTCTCCTAACTCATTAATAACATGCAAAATAGCATGTTTTGGCTCTGATTTGCATTTATAGACAGCTACAAAGGTAAATTTGTCACTGTCTTTATGGCGATTCAAAATTTCATTGATTTTTGCGTTTTGCGCTTCCGTCAATGCTTCATGATAAAATAATACTTCTTCTTGCAGCGATTGAGTTTCTTCTGTTACTATTGTAGTAAATTCACCATTATCCCTATTGTTCCCCGATTGATCACTTGTATCAATCGGGCTTTTTGTTGTTTCTTCATCATGAAGCATGTAGGAGTCAATAAGCTCCTTCCATGCTTCACGGTCTGAATTTATAGCGTTCAAATAGTTTTCGTATTCTTCATCAGTCCATTGATAAGGTTTTTTCATTCCTGCCATTCCTAAAGCAAAATTATAAATATGTTCTGATAAAGGAGATTCTTTGTAGTAATCTTTCGCCATTACGTCTATACGTCCTCTATATGTTTTGCCATCTTCCCATTCAATAAAGAAAGCAGTTTTGTTATATCCTTTATCTACTCTAAAAGCAACATCTTTTATAATTTTGTTAGCTTCTCTCCATGTGTTAACGGTTGTATTATCTTTAATGATATTCGATTCAGACCATAAGAAAGTAATTGATTTAACTTTGATTTTTTGTGGTTGCTCTTTGCTTTCTGTTTGCAGCCGTTCTTGTGCTTGTTGTGTGTTATCGTGTTCCGATTCAGTTACATATTCAGACTTTAAAGCATGGAATAGTTCGCTATTCATTAGTACATTAACGGCATTATGAACGTCTACAGGTTGAACGAATGAATATTTGTTATTTTCTTGAGCATCATAGTAAACATTTTGTAAAGTAACGACATAAGGTTTTAAATCTGTCATACGTAAAGCGTCATTAAATTGTCTATTGGTCACAATTAGATCAATAAGTGATTTATGGGCATTATAAGCGTCTGTCAGTGTTTCTAGACGTTCGCTTTCTTGTTGCGTTTCTGTTTGTTCTGTTACTTCTTCCGTTTGTTGTTTTATCTCACCTGCTAACATTTTTGCAAACTCTAAACGCTCTGGAGTTTGTTTTGCCCACCATACTTTTTTATACTTGCTCCAGCGGAAACCGTTCGCTTTTAATTCGTTGCGTACTTCTTCACTTGGAACACTTGTAAAACTGATCTCGATTCCGTTTAATTCATTGTTAATTGTATATGTAGCTTTTACGTTTGCTTGTTGCTCTTGCTTTGTTTCTTTTGGTTGCTCTAACGTTTGTAAAAACTCATTATATAACTTTTCGGCTGTTTCGTTAAATGCTTTCATTTTCCCGAATGGATCACTTAAATATGATTCACTGTAATTATTTTTCATTTCAGTTTCAATTTTATTTCTTAATTCATCAGACCATTTATTTTGAGCAATAACAAATAAATTTCCACCGCTTAAAATTTCTCCAGTGTATTCGTCATAACGCACTTGTTTATATTTGTTTACTATTTTTTCTACAGTTTCTTGTGTAGGAAAATCAGTCCATGAAACATGTACAGAAGAGCCTCCACTATAGCGAGATGATCTGACACTAAATTTTACGAATGGGAATTTTTCTTTTAACTCCTTGCGAATTTGTTTAGCAACTTGAACAACATCAGCCATTTTCAACAACCTCCATATAATTTATTATAATTTACTTAAATTATACCATCGTTTTTACATAAAATCAACTTTTTATATAATTTAGTTAAAATAAAAAAAGTGAACTCCGTTAAGAGTTCACTTTTAAGAAATCGCCTAGCAATTGAACAAGTTCTTTCGAGATCGTTTCAATTGGTAACGCTTCACCATTCGGCAATACCATCCGATATTGTAAAACTCCTTCATGTTCTCTAGCGTATAACTCAACGCCATTCGAAAATGTTCCGCATTTTTGGAAGCCTTGTGAAATGAGTTTTTCCATTTGTAAACCATCCCCTTTATTTATTTATTAAGTTAACTTAATTATAACCGTTGTTATTATTAAAGTCAATAAAATTTATATATTTCACTCAAATAAAAAGCCCACTCAATTATGAGTGGACTATGTAAGGGATAGCGTAATTATTAGCGATAATTTGAATATGTCGGACAATTTTTTGGTCATTTGTTATAAATGTTAAAGTGTTTTATCTCCTTTTAATGAAACGTTATAACCGCCATATTGATAATTTTTAACGTCGTCCCTTAACTCTTGCAGTCCTTCCTTTGTGTTTTTTTCTTAAAAATTTGTCTCCGTGATCACGTTTTACCTTTTTTAATGTAATTATCATTCAAACCATCTCCCTTTTAATTATTATATTTTGATTACATCTCCATTATAAACCTGTCAATTGTCCAAGCCAACAAATAAATTATAAAAATAACATCATTTTTTAACGCACGTAAACGGCTTATTTTCGCATTTTGCAGCGTCTGAATAGGATATATTAGGAAGCCATCTAGAACGCAAAATTGGGCGTTTTTGAGCGTCTGAAAGCGTGTGAAGTGGATAGGTAAAGATAAAATAAAATAATCGGCTATTGTAAAGAAAATAATAAAAGCAACCTTTCACACTTCGGCAAAAGGTTGCTTGTTTATGGTGGTATTATGTACATTGTCCCAGCTCCATTTCATACGATTAGAAAGTATTCTTTTAGTCTATGCTTTGCAATTAAATGATCTAAAACAGGCTCGATCTCATCGGCATCTGCTATTTCTTTAATTTCATCATGGGTTAAGTTTGGATAAATTTCTGACATTACATAATAATATTTTTTCTTTAATTCCTCACGCTCTTTTTTAATCGCATAATAAGAAGCAAAGTTATAAACAATAGCCATTTTTCTACCTCTCTTTCTATATTTTTCATTTACAATATTATTATATTATGTATTATTTCAAAAAGTCAAGTTATTTTTTTTATGTAAAAAATTTCAACCGATCTTGTTCGATCGGTTAGTTAGGAATATCACAAATTCTTTTGTCAGTCTTTCGACGAACCACATGACAATCTGGATCACCACATTCACACCAGTCTGAAACAACATTCTTTGCTTTTAAAGATTGGCTAATAGTTCGGAAATACGTTGTTTTGTCTTGTGTTCCGTGTCTCTTATGTTATCAATTTCTTTTTGAATAAGTAATAAATGTGTTTCTATTTCTTTGTCTAAAACTCCTTTATCCTCTAATTTAAATTTTATATCATGTAGTAAGTTTACGATACGCTCAAATTTGTTCATGTGCACCACTCCTTTTAATATTCTGAGATTTATTCCCTTATGACACCTACAAGCTTCTATATTGTCAACCATTGACGACTTGCAGGTGCCATAAGGACGATCAATCTTCAATTTCAGACAAGAAAAATTCTAGCTTTTCTGTTATGAGCATAACGGCTGTTTCTTCATCGTATTGATACGGATCAACATATTCGCGTAAATCTTCCGTATCAATTACTATAACCGCTTTGTCGTTGTAAACTGGTTCGGCTGTACCTCCTAGTGTGTCACCTCTTGAGAAGTCGAATTTGTCATTATAAAAATAGATGCATGGCTGCGCTGTGCTTTGACGCTCAAAAACGTCTTTTGTAATATTGTAAAATTCAAGAGCTAATTGAGATAATGTTTTTGTCATAAATCATACACTCCTTTTTGAATTGTAATAAAATCAATGTCTAACCATGTTAGATACTCATTTTATTACAATTCGCTTACAGGGAACTTAATCCCTGCAAGCTATGCAACATAAATATTTGTGTTGTATTTATCGACATCAGGAATTTCGTCGATAAATACTTTGAACGTCCCTGCATCTGTGATAACTTCAAGTGTATAATGAAAGTTTGTGTATTGATATTCGTAATCAATAACAGTCATTTTTTCGATGACGACTGATTCGCCGACTTTTTGTTCTAAAATTGCCAACATGTCTTTTAATTCGTTAACACCCATGTAATACGGTTTTAAAAATTCGCTTTTTGCTTGAATTTTTATCATCATATAAATCATCTCCTTTTTAAATTGTAATAAATTCAACGTATATACTGTTATATACGCTCAATTTATTACAATTTCCTCCTACTGGGAAGCATGCTTCCCAGTAGGCTTGGCAATCAAACGTAATCTTTTTCTAATTCTTCAATACTGCTATAACCAAAGCCGCGTAAAATATTTTCATCTGATTCATAAAGATCGAAATAATTTCCATTTTCATCGTATGTTTTGAAAGTGAATTCATCGTCATAGATTTCAACGATTGTGTGAAGGTCTTTTTTTCTCCTGTTGTTGAATCAATTACAAAAGTTTGGATTCCCATGTCAATTTTTTTCATTTTCAAATTTCCCCTTTCTTTTAACTTATTTCTGATTAATATTATAAATGTAAACATTTTAAAAGTCAACAATTATTTTTATATTTTTATTAAATTATTCATTTATTTAGACACTACAAGTTTGTTGTATTGTTCTGTCACATGCTTTTCAATTTGATCTAATTCATATCTGTAAAAGTCTTTATAGTTACCTACTTTAAAATGTCCATCCTCATTATTGCCTACAAAAAATTTTCCGTTATATCTGCCGTGAAATGCTGTAAATGTTCCACAATAGCTATTTTCAAATGTTAAACCAGTAATACGAGCCATGTTTTATTCCTCCTTAATTATTATACAGATACTTCCCAACCATAACGGAAATTCCATGCTGGTATGATACCACTTTCAGACAATGCCTTATCTACATACTTTTTGTGACTCCATGACTTCCGGCGTTTAAATGTTATTGTGTTTGTTTCTTGATCATTTAAGAAAATAACGTCTACAGTGTCACCTTTATATAACACTTTTGCGTATGTAGCCGTCATATTGATTTTAGGAATATTGTCTTTTACTTGCTCCTTTTTCTTCTTTTTAGTCGTTTTATGATCGTCATAATTAATTACGCCGAATTTTTCATTTAACACATCGCCCATAATGTTCCAAAAATTTCTATCTTTATGGTGTTTTTCGATTACATCCCAAACAGTATTAACTATTTCCATACTTTTTTCATATGGATAACTAATAAAATAAACTTTTCTTTTTCCTTCTTTCCAAACGCGAACAAAAGGCGAATTATAACGAATGTCTACATTGATACAATGACCGAAACCGCAGACCTGCATTGTTATTCCTCCATTCATTTATTTAGTTAGGTTGCAGGTGTTCGGCTGTTATTGTGAACACCTGCCAAAAAGACATTTAAATACTTAAAATACTTTCATTTTCTTTTAGTTCTTCATTTACTACTTTATCGAAAACATCATAATTAACTGGAATAATTTGTTTACTTTTTGTTATCATAAAACGTTTATTCGGTTTTCCGTTTAGTAGTGGCATTGTATGACTAATTGCTCTATATTCAAGCGTTATATAATCATCATCACCATTTATATAATATTCTCTTTTTTCTGTCCATTTATAATGTGTTCCGTCTTGTGTTATTCCTTCAATAGTATAAATGCTATATAAATTGTTTAGCCAATGAACCCATGCTGCAATAGATGATAATAAAAATGCCTGATTCCACAACATTAATGAATGATCATTATTTTGTTTAGCTTGTGTTACATTGTTATTATATGACTGTATATGTTGATTGATTGATTTTAAAATAACATGCTTTATGTAGTCGTTTGCTTCTGTTTCATTTGTCAGATTAAAACGTTTAATGTGCCATTTAATAGATTCTTTAACCGTTTGGATACTGCTTTGCAATTCATCATCAAATGAAGTTTTAAAACGTTTTTTGATTCCTTCGTGATCAATTTTAATGCCTTTTAAGATGTTCATTTTCATACACTCCTTATTATTATAATACTTTCCATTGTGCCCACTATCATAAAGATAATGGACACTAGCAAAGCATTATAATAATTTTATGAATGGCTCTCCATATTGTTCTATAACATCATGCAAGTATTGTTCATCAAAACATCCGTATTTACTTTCCTTCATTGTCATGGCAGCCGTCTTTGTGATATTGTAAAACATTTCATCTTTAATGTTGAGCCAACCGCGATATACAAGTAATTCATCTTTAGGCAAAATACGATTTTTCCATAAAGTACGTTTGCGTTTTGGTTTGTGGATTAATACCAAACTTTCTTTATATTGTGCGTATGGCTCGTTAATAACTTTGTTTAATACTGTTTCAAACACTACAGGAAAACCGAATTCGCTAAATTTTACAATTGTTACCTTTTCACCAATCAGCCCATTTAGTTTTCTTGTTGCTTGTGTTATTGGGCTTAAACATAAATATTCACGAAGTACGGAAATTAGATTATCGGATGTAATGTGATTAAATACATCTAATTCAATAACGGCATTTTCTTTTTCAAGCTTTGCAAAGAATATTTGTTTTGCTTGCTCTTGTTCATCGGTTGTCATTTCCCAATATGGCTTATAACCAACCATAAAAATACTTTCTCCGAATTGATCGCTTAACCATTCAGCTTTTTGGAATGAGTTTAATTCGTTGAATGTGATAGTTCGGAACATATGTAATACACTCCCTTTTAGTTAATTTAATACTTTCCATTATGCCCACTATTCAAGATAGTGAGCATTAGCAAAGTATTAAATTAACTGTAAAATCTGTTTTAATACTGGTACTCCACCGTTATCCACTATTTTAGTATTGATATGATAAAATTTGTTAATGAGTTTACAGATCTCATATTCTGTATAATCTGCTAACTGCATGAGAGTATTTATATCTTCATTGTTAAAGCAGTCATGCCATCTGTAATATTCCAGCATTTTATTAATGTGTGTTTTTAAGTACTCATTAACCATTCCTTGTGTATCCGCTTTAATTTGTGAGTTTTCAATATCGCCATGATCAAACGCTAATTTGTTGTAAAATTTGCAATTGATTAATTTGCCGTTAAGTTTAAACATTAGGCAAGCAGTTTGTGGAATTAATTCGATTTGAATCATTTGTATACACTCCTTTATTATAATTTTGTTTTAATCCTCAACCGTGGACAAGAAATAATTTTCCTGTCCACCATTCAGGATTAAAACGGCTGTTTAATTATATTTAATCTTTCTGTTTCAAAATAACCATCGATGTATTTTAGTAAATTTAAAACATTTCTTTTTGCTCGTAATGCTGTTTTTGCATGTTCGTTATAGTTTGAGTTTTGCAGCTCTTTTTCAATTTCAGTAATATAGCTGTCAATGACTTTGATTTGATCGGATGTTAAGTTTAATTTATTCATTTTGTACACTCCTTTTATAATTTGTTTAAAAGTAATAATTTATTTTAATAATACACTTCTACATAATAAATTCCATCGTGCCATTCAGCTTTAATTTTCATGTCATTAACATTTACATGATAAGTATGATCATCATATTCCGCTTTCTCTTTTAATAATGCTTTTCTGATAGCCGATTTTTCTTTACTCGTTAGCCATTTATCTTTAAACTTTAATCTCATTTTTATCCTCCTTTTAGCCGTTTGGTTATATGTATTGGCTTGCCATCATCAGGTAGCAAGTTGCCATCTTGCTACGACAAGGGAATTTGTTCCCTTGTTTCGGCTTATGCATCAACAATCGTTTCAAAAATGATGTCAAACTTCCATGCCTCAAATTCATTAACATCGACAATTTCTTGATCAGTAAGCATTTGATATTCTTTTATTTGTTCAGAAATTGTGAGATCATCAATAAACAACATTATAAACACTCCTTTTTATTATATATTTTTTAATAAAAACCAAACAACAACCAGCAAACTGTCGTGGCGTGACCGTCACATGTATTATAGCGCTGCTCCCTCTTTCGAGATCTTCGCATGCTCCGCTCGGTTTGTTGGCTTTTGTTTAGTTTTTATTATTTGCTTATCTGTCTATAATTATAATGCTGTTTAGGTAATAAGTCAACAATTATTTTTATATTTTAGTTAGATTTTTCGATTGCTAAAAGATAATCCGCTTTTGAGCGAAGCGAAAAAGCGAGCTTGTCGAATGACGAACGCCAGTGAGGAATGAGACAAGCATAAGAAAAGAGTAGCGGAAGGTGCTACTCTTGGATAGATAAAAAATTTGGCTAATTACTTTCCTAAATATATATTATGTGTGTTTATATGGTAAATTTTTAGCCAATTTTTTATAATTTACTTAATATCATTCTTTATTAGTGTATCAGTAAGTTTTTTCGTATTATGTATATAGTCATTGTCTTTTCTAATATGTATTAGCCATTGTTTATTATTATCCTCGTATTGATTAATATTTATATTTTTCGCTTTTTCATGACGCTTTATAGCGTTATTGTTTAACCTAGTGATCACATTTTTATTTAATTCATTTTGGTATTGTTTACGTTCATCTATTTTTAATAATAAATCATTTAAACTTTTCCATTTTCTCAATATTCCTTCATGATTGCATATAATTTCATATGATTTATAATAATAAGCGATATTCGTTTTGTTAAATATAATTTCTTTTGCTTCCTCGTGGAATTGATCGGCTAAACCTTTTCTATATAAATCTAGCTTTGATTCACAATTATATTGATCTAATAACCATCGTTCCACTTTTAATATAAATTCTGTTTCCCAGTTTGTTGCTTTTCTATGCACAACATTTATGTATGGTTTACTTGGTGTGTATATTTCTTCTTTATCTCCACTTTCATTTATTTTTATCTCTTTGTATAGTTTTATTTCTCCTGTTTCGTTTGTGATAACATCAGCATCTAAAAAGCATACAGTCATGGCTCGTGACCAAAAAAGCAACGATTGTTTTTCTAATTTGTTCAATGCTCGTTCTAGATTTCTTGTTAATGTATCATCTGTAGTATCGTAAAATTCGTCAATATGTAATTTAGGAATGCCTGTAAAGTCGGAAAGTTTAAAGCGTTTATTGCGGTAGTATATGTAATCTTCATTAATCATTTTAAGCTCTTTTAGTAGCATGTTTTTAGATAGAAAAACATTCCCTTTTTCTTTATGTTGGACTAATAAGTCAAGTATGAGTTTTTCTATTAAGTTTATATACGGTGTTTCGTTGCGTCCTTCACTTCGTTTGTCTTGTTTTGGTTTAGGTGTCTCGAATATTTCAGTAATGATAAATTTATGTCCATTTTTTACGTATGAAAAATATCTTTCCCACTCTTTCAATTGCGCTCGTTTGGAAGCTCCATTTTTAATTGGTTCACCTAATGCGCTGCAAAGTTCTTTGTAGTTTTTAAATGTTTGACCTGCTTGGATGTTGGATAGATTCATGAATCAACCTCCTTTTGTTATATTTTAGTTTGGTTGTTTGTTTATTGGTGTTTAATGATCACTCTCCTTTCTATATGCCTAACAGAGTTATTATAATATGGATTTGTGCGAGTTGTCAATGGTGTTTTATAATTTGGTTAAAAAGAAAAAGGCCTGTTTTGTTTGGCCTTTGTGTTTATGATATTTAATTTATTGGCTGATTTTTTCTTTTATAAATTCGTAATATTTAGCTGCTGTTTTGCTGATTGGAATAAGCGTGTCATTATATTCAATCCAATAAGAGTTATCAAAGTATTCTAGTTGTTCATTATGCTTTATAGCCTTTTCAATTAATTGACGTTCGGAATATTGGCCAATAGAGTAGCTTCTTTTTCTGTCTAATGTTTTTAATTCACGGCCAATTTGCATTGGTGATTTGCCTTGTTCAAATTGTTTTCTGATTGTGTAGAAATCAATGTATATTTGTTTTGATTGCTCTTGTGTATCTTGTTTTATATCCCATTGGCCTAGATCGTTTATGTAGAGTTCGAATTCATGGTCATCTAGTGTAATAACGGCCGTTTCTGGTGTGTAGGATTTTACTTTGATTCCTTCATATTCTTCAATGAGTTTAACCTTTTCAGCGTTCAATAGGCCGAAACCATATTCACCTACTGACGGATCATATGTGTTCATATCGTCTAATAAATGCATTTTTAGAATGGAAATAGCTTCATTACGAGTCATTTTTGTTGGCCTCCTTGTGATTTGTTTTATTTACTATTATTATAATTTTATTTAATTAATAAGTCAATAATGAATTGTGAAATTTTAGATAGATCATTTTGGTCAATTCAGTGATATAATAGTTAGGCCATTTGTGTATTTTTATAGTGGACAAAACAGGAATGTGTTTTCTGTAGATAAACATTAATTGTGTTTATATGGTGGACAGTTTATATATTTTGTTTACTTAGGGTGAACAGATGAGATGCAGGCCGTTCGGCTTGTTATGTTAGCGACCAAATGACTAAATTTGTATTTTGGTCATTTTTATTGGAATTAATTGGGAACTTTATTGGTTGCAAAATAGATTATATGAGAATGAAATATAAAAA